TGAAAACCGTTCTTTCTGCTGTAAGCATCGTCGTACTGATGATTGTTTCTGCCATGCTCTTATATTCGAGCGTTGCTGCATCACTCAAAGCGTGCGGGATTATCAAAACGAATGAAGAGTTTTCGTCGCTGGAAACGGAGAATAAAAACGTCGGACAGTACGAGGTGTATAGAATGCCTGATGCGGAAGACACCGAGTACACGCTTGTTGAACTGGCAGAACCCAGCGACGCTTTGTCGGAGCCTGCTGAAGCACTTCCAGACGAGGAGGAACACGATGAAACCGCCGATCTCCTGCGCGAAGGCTATTTGAGCGACGAAATCCCTCTTTCATACGATTTACAGATGACGGCCAGAGATGCAGCAAAGCGGTTTGATGTTCCGTATGCGCTTGTGATCGCAATGATATGGAAGGAAAGCAGCTTTTGTGAGACTGCCTACAACGCCGAATGTTATGGACTCATGCAGGTTGCAAGCATTAACTTTGAGTGGGTCTGTGAGGACCTTGCATATCTTGACGTTGATGACATTGCGGATGACCCTGCCGACAATATTTACGCCGGTACATACATAATCAGCGGCTTTGTTCACAAATATGACGATTACAACCTGGCGCTTATGGCATACAACTGCGGTGAAACCGGCGCGTCCTGCTTGTGGAAACAGGGATACTACAGCAGTAAATACAGCAGATCAATCATCAACTATATGGAGGACCTGATCGAACAGGGGATTGCAGGGGAGATGACGTTAGATGGAACCTTCGGTTAAGGCGCAGATTATCAACATTGTGCATGCAGTGGAAGAAGAAAAGCACATTCGCTTTGATCCCGATGAAGTCGGAGAAGTGCTTGCCTACACAATGAAAAAGCTTGTCTACCTCAGAAAAGGCCCCGACTATTTCCCACTGCTTTTCAAATGCGAACTTGGAAACCATGCCATGTGGGCTGGAATTAAAGCGATTGGAGAGATGAATAGATGCCGTACAACGTCAGTTTCGGCCTAGAGCCGCCAGAACCTGCTGAGATCTGCAAGTGCAAGTTTTGCTGTGATCCGATTTGTGAGGGTGACGATCAAGTCGTTTTCAACGGAGATCACTATCACGAAGATTGTTTCGTAGAGGCTGCTCCGGAGATCCTTCTGAAAAAGTACGGAGCCGTCAAGAGTGTGGCAGGTGGCAATGATGAATGCGAAGATTGAAATCCCTCAGTTCCCTGAACTTGAATTTGAGGAACAGAAACACATTTACACGCTGCACGGGATGGAACTCCCGAGTGTCACGAAAATCATGCAGCCGCTGTCCAGCTTCATCTACTCCAGGGTAGATGCCAGAACGCTCAATGCAGCGGCGGACAAAGGAACTATCGTCCACAACGCCTGCGAGAACTTTATCAAATTCGGGATTGTTGACATTTTAGCTGGATATTCCGGATATATGGATGCTTTCCTGAAATGGCACGAGGATTATTCCCCTGAGATACTTGCTTCGGAAACACGCCTGTACCACAAAGTCATGCGGTACGCCGGAACGGCAGATATGGTCGCTATTGTAGATGGCGTTTTGACCCTGATTGATATCAAGTCAACGTACAAGCTGGAGGAGATGGCCTGTGGTGTTCAACTCGAAGCCTATGCGCAGGCATTCAAAACCGACGGGCTTGAGATTCAGGCAAAGCAAATCCTCCATCTCAAAAAAGATGGAACCTACAAAATAATGAAGTTTGAACGGTACGATCCGGAGCGATGGAGAGTATTCGGAGCATTGAAGACCGTTTACGACTATACACACAAAGCTGCGTAGGAATTGCAGCGGAAATTAACAGGAGGAAAGGACATGGAAATCATCACTGGAACGTCCGCACAGGCTCTTGACACGGAGGTTGCTCTCAGCAAAGAGGTCTATACCGTGGAAGAACATGCACGGAACATTATCATTCAGAACGAGGCGCAGTTCAAAGCAGCTGCTGAGTTCGGCAGATCAATCAAGGCAAAACAGGCACAGGTAAAAGAGTTTTTTGAGCCGATGCGGATGTCTGCAAAGAGAGCATACGATGAAGTGCTCTCCAGAAAAAAGCAGATGCTCGATCCGCTGGAGGCGGCAGAAAAGATTGTCAAACAGACAATGAGCGAGTACCGGGTGGAGGAGGAGCGGCGGCGCAAGGTAGCTGAGGAAGCTGCCAGAAAGGAAGCTGAGGAGGCCGCCAAACAGAAACTGGACGAGGCCGCTGCTTTTGAAAAGGCAGGAAACTACGAGGCTGCGGCCTACGCAATGTCAGATGCGGAAGTCATGGATGACTACGCCAAGACCGGGATCGCATATGCTGCTCCCGAAAAGACGGCAGGTGTGTCTTCAAAAAAGGACTGGGAGATCGAATCTGTTGATTCTGCTCTTGTTCCGGTATCTGTTGCCGGAATTGAAATCCGGCCCGTCGATATTAAGGCCGTACTCAAGCTTATACGAGCCACTAAGGGAGCAATTCAGATCCCCGGAATCAAGGTTAAGGAAACGAGCGTTATTTCAATCAGAAAGTAATAGAAAGGAAGCAGAAAAATGGCAGCAGAACTTACAAAAGCAGAACAAAACGCCCTTTGCGCTAGTTACGATGTCATGGGAACACACGTCGAACTTGATCTTCCGTTCGTGAAGAAATATCTGGTTCGAGGAAGATCTGAACTGGTCAGCGACCAAGAGATTGTTTTCTTCATGAACACCTGCAAACAGCTCAAACTCAACCCTACCGTCGGTGGGGAAATCTACCTCATCAAATACAGCAAGGACGATCCTGCTCAAGTCGTTATCGGAAAAGACACATACATGAGAAGAGCATGGGAGCATCCGAACTATTTATTCAAAGAGGATGGAATTGTTGTCCAGAGAGGAAACCAGATCATCCAGAAAGAAGGATGCTGCCTGTATCCTGGTGAGGCTCTGATTGGAGGATGGTGCAGAGTCCACTTCATGAGGCAGGATGTTGAGCGCACTGCATTCAAGGAGGTTGCGTTCTCTGAGTACAACAAGGGAATGGCAAACTGGAAATCGAAGCCTGCGACTATGATTAACAAGGTTGCGATTAGTCAATGTGTCAGAGAAGCTTTCCCGAAAGACTACGAAGGCGTGTACTCCGAGGATGAAATGATCGCATCTGGAGCGATACCTGCAACTGCAATCGATGACGAACCTGCTGGACCTGCTGCAGACAACACTCCTGATGATCCTGAAATCTCGCAGGAACAGAGACAGCAACTCTTTCGAACTGCAAAAGAGCATTTTGGGGCAAATGGAAATGAGATTCTCAAAGAAATCCTTGCGGATCATGGCCGCGACAGCACCGTGAAGATGCCGGTATCTATTTTCGCGGAGGTCATGGGCGATTTGCTCAAGCGCTCACTTGACAGCAAGAATGTGAATCAGGAAACCGGTGAGGTGACTGACATTGAACCGAGCGATGAATGAAAGGCTTTTTCAAACAAGAGCAGGAGGGAGCGGAAGACGTGTCAAACGGGAGGTACTTATCAGTGTATTCAACAGTTGATGGACCAAAGCTGCGCGATCTGCGCAAGAGATTAAATACTTCCTCGTTTGAGGCGTTGGGAATCCTTGTTTTCTTCTGGCTCTGGGGGCAGAACAACACGAATGAGGCCGGAGAAATCCTGAATGCCAGCGAGGAGGATATCGCCAGATACCTTTACGGCGTAGGCGTTGGGTGTAATCTTGCTCCTAATGATGTTGTTGCTGCACTTATTGAAACCGGGTGGATCGACAAGGCGGAAGGGAAACTTGTCATCCACGACTGGGAAACATGGCAGTCCGATTGGCTTTCGGCACAGGCGAGACGAGAGAAAGATGCGAAGCGGAAGGCCGCAGCCAGACGCGGAGCCGGCAGCGGGGATGAACCTGCTCCGGGAGAGGCTGACGGGAGCATTCAGTATTCGAAGCCGTTTGAGGAATTCTGGCTTGCGTATCCCCGGAAAGACGAAAAAGGCTCCGCCTACAAGAAGTACATGGCGCGGCTAAAGAATGGCTACAGTGCAGAGGATCTGCTTTCTGCTGCGAAGAACTACGCGCTGCAGTGCAAACGAAAAGGGACAGAAAGGCAGTTTATCAAGCAGTGCAAGACGTTCCTGTCTGATACGATGCCGTTTACTGACTATTTGCCGAAGAAGAAGGATGCGCCAGATGATCCAAATGGAAATCCTTATTCCAGGTGGGGGTAAAGGAAGATGCCAGACCAGTACGATTTCATGGCTCCGGTTATCAACAATGCCAGAAAGAATGCTGTGGTTAATCCGGAGGACTTCAAAGACTCTGACGGCCTGCTTGTCTGCGGGAAGTGCGGAAAGCGGAAGCAGAAGCTGATTACGCTGACCAGAAACGGAGCAGAAGTGCCGATGGTTGTTCCTGTAATGTGTAAATGCAAGTCTGACGCGTACAAGCAACAGAAGGCGCGAGACGAACAGGAAAAGGAAATGGAGGCCATCAGCAAGCTTCGCAAGGACAGTCTAATGGACAGCAGATTTCGGAGCATTTCATTTAAGAACTTTGTTCTCAACCAGTACAACGAAAAGTGCTTTAGGCTCTGTAAGCGGTATGCCACAGCGTTTGACAAGATGATGGAGAAAAACATGGGGCTGCTTATGTATGGAGGCGTCGGGACCGGCAAGACATTTGCAGCTGCCTGCATTGCAAACTATTTGCTTGACCAAAAGATTCCTGTTGTTATGATCTCGTTTATCAAATTGCTGGAAATGCTCGAAAAGAATACAGACAACGACATCATTCAGAACCTTCAATCTGCAAAGCTGCTTGTTCTTGATGATCTCGGAGCAGAGCGTAGGACAAGCTATGCACTCGAAAAGGTCTACAACATCATCGATGCACGGTATCGGTCAAAGCTTCCTGTGATACTCACCACAAACCTTACAATGGACGAAATGATGGATGCCGAAAGTATGCAGTATGAGAGAATTTATGACAGGATTTTCGAGATGTGCTATCCACTTGAGTTCAAAGGAATGAGTTGGAGAAAGAAAGCGGCATTTGCAAAATCCAATGAAATGGAGAAATTCTTGAATGGGTAACAAAGAACTTATAACTGGGGAACTGCTCATATCCGACAAGAATGATCGGAACACGGTGGCTATGATTCTCTTCAAGAACGGATACAGCGTCACTCCAAAACGCCGGCGCCGATCTGCGAAGACTTACTACGATTATCTGGAGTATTCGGCCCTTGCCAGGAAAGAGGATCAGGCCGATGCGTGATTATCAAAAGAAGGTGCGGTTCACTGTACTTGGCGAGCCACAGGGTAAGGGCAGACCGAGATTCCGCAATACCGGGAAGTTTGTTTCTACCTATACGCCGGATAAAACTGCAAGCTATGAAAACCTTGTTAAAGTCGAGTACCGACGCCAGTGTGGGAGCTTCAAGTACAGCAAGGAAACCCCTTTGGATGTCAGAATTACTGCATACTATTCAATCCCCAAAAGTGCCAGTAAAAAGAAGGCACAGGCCATGAGGGATAGAATAATCCGGCCAATGAAGAAGCCTGATTTTGACAATATTGGAAAAATAGTGTGTGACGCGCTAAATGATATCGCGTACCATGACGATGCTCAAATCGTTGATGCGCAAGTCCGGAAGTTTTTCAGTGACGATCCAAAAGTAGTCGTCACAATCCAGGAAGCAGAATAGGAGGAACCGCCATGAGTAAAGACATTGAGTGGAGCGACACCTATGGTGTAGGCGAAATCGTGTGTACCTGCGATGGCTGCCACAAAGCAGAGGAACGCTTCCCGTTTGAAGACAACGAACCGAACTACCGAATCTTTCAGAAGAAGCTTTATCAAAAGGGCTGGCTTTCCTGCAAGGTGAACGGGTATTGGAAAGACTTTCATTGCGATGCCTGTCGTGATGGGTATATCAAACGAAATACATAATATTTAGGAGGAACGACAATGTGTAAGGACGATAAGTATATCTCGCTCGAATGCGATACGTTTGAGGCTCTGAAAGAGGACTTCGACAAGATTATGAATGACACCCTTGGAAACATGGAGATGAAGGGCGCCGAAGATGCAGTTGTTACCATCAAGATCAATGTGTCTCTTGAGAAAACTCAGGTCAGAGACAATGAGAATGACTGCTTCCGTGATATCACAAAGCCAACATTCGACCATTCTGTTTCCTCTGTTCTGCAGATCAAGTCCAAGCGGTCTGGCTCCCTGACTGGTGATGAAATGCTGTTCGATGTGTCTTCCAACAAGTATTACCTCGGCAAGATCAACGACGGCCAGACATCGTTTATGGACGAAGACGGAAATGAGCATCCGTGGGCGACTGAAGCAGAGGTCGTAGATGCCGATTATGAAGCCTGCCATGAGGAACAGGCCGCGCTTCCGTCCGGAATCAGACATCTCCCTGAGCCAAAAAGCGCGGATGAAGACGAAGAAGAATATCCCGACTATGAGGAACCAGAAGCGTAAGTAGCTTCTTGTCCGGAAGGAGAAACTGCATGAAAACTCCAATCGATATAGTGCGTGGGAAAATCGTGGATGTCGATGAGCACGGTGTTATGACCATCAAAGCCAAGTACGATGACTGGCGCACAATGCTTCGGAGAGATTACAAGGAGTGCAATATCCAGATGATCGACAGCCGGCCGCTTTCAGATAGGCAGAGGAAAACCTGCTACAAGCTGTTGCGGGAGATTTCAAATTTCACTGGTATGGGAATCGACCCGACCAAGGAATACCTCAAGCTGAAGTTTCTCGCCGAGGATCTGCAGGTAACAGCCGACCATATATTTTCACTATCATCTGCACCAATGAGCTTGGTATGCGCGTTCCAGCGCTTCCTAGTCAACTTCATACTTGATTGGGATATCCCGTGCAGTTTCTCGCTTCTGAACTTCGTCGATGATGTTCCGAATTACATTTACGGGTGTCTTGCACATAAGAAATGCTGCATCTGCGGACAAGCTTGCGACATCCACCACGTCGACCGAGTCGGCCTTGGCCGGGATCGGGAGGAAATCGTTCACGAGGGTATGGAAGCATTGCCGCTTTGCAGAATCCACCACACGGAAGACCACAATCTCGGAGAACAGAGATTCCAGGAGAAATACCATATTCCCGGAGGAATCATCCTCGACAAGACGTTGTGCAAGATCCTCGGACTTAAACGAAAGGAAGAAACAGAATGTTGAATCATATCGTCCTCATGGGACGGCTTACGCGAGATCCTGAACTGCGCCAGACTGGATCTGGCATATCTGTAGCGTCATTTACGATTGCGGTCGACCGAGACTATGCGGCACAGGGAGCGGAAAAAGAGACCGACTTCGTAGATATCGTTGCATGGAGAGGAACGGCTGATTTTGTCAGCAAGTATTTTGCGAAGGGGCGCATGGCCGTCGTTTCCGGCCGGCTGCAGATCCGCAACTGGCAGGACAAAGAAGGCAACAAACGACGCAGTGCGGAGGTCGTTGCTGACAATGTTTACTTCGGAGAAAGCAAGAAGGATTCTCAAAGCAGCAACTCCACGCAAAGCAACGAACCGGCGCAGAGCACAGATTTTGCGCCTCTCGATGACGATGATTCTGATCTTCCGTTCTGAGGTGAAATATGTTTAAGACGAAAATTGAGTATTGCGATTCTACATGGAATCCGGTATCTGGCTGCCTCCATGAATGTCCGTATTGCTACGCACGGTCCACTGCAAACCGTTTCAAAGGAAACGATGATGGGCTCGAGCCGAATGCGAGCATCGTAGAACTCGAGAAACCGCTTTATTTCACCGGCGGCGATGGGAAACAGAAAAGGGCCCCGTATCCGTTCGGTTTCACGCCAACCCTTCACAAATACCGGCTGAACTATTCTGAAATGAGATACCTTGGGAAGACCGTCTTTGTCTGCTCCATGGGCGACCTCTTTGGCAGCTGGGTCCCGGATGATTGGATCAGTCAGGTTTTCAATGCGTGCTCGTTCTTCCCCAATCGCCGGTTCCTGTTCCTCACGAAGAACCCCGCAAGATATAAAGCTCTTGCAGAAAACGGCATGCTGCCGGAGATTGAGAACTTCTGGTATGGGGCTACCTACTCGGGCGGAGAAGAGTGCTCTGCTGTTATCCCGGATCTCGGAGACAGAAATACATTCCTCAGCATTGAACCGCTTATCGGGCCTGTGGACCTTGAAAAGATTGAGATGAATCCGAAGTGGATCATCCTTGGAGCGGAAACCGGAAACAGAAAAGACCGGATATCGCCAGAGAAGGAATGGGTAGACAGTGTCGTTGCGTATTGCAAAGACCGGAATGTCCCACTGTTCATGAAGGATAGCATGATTATGATCACTGGCGACAGCTTCTGCACAGAAGTTCCATGGGAGGATAAGAAAAATGAGAGTGTATCTTAATTCGATCATGGGGATCCCGGATGCAATTACAACGATGTTCTTCAGCAAGCGCACCTGGACAAGAAGGCTCGAAGAAGACATCCGGAATACCTGCAGCGATGTCCTCGACCGAAATGGAAGAATGCTGGACATTATTCCGATGTCTCTGGACAAGAGCTACGAGAAGTATTGCGGCTGGATGAGCATGCTGCTCAAATGGGGCAAGAGTCACACGACTATGCTTGAGTTCATCCAATTATCATTCACGGTCGAGGGGCTTCACAGAGACGCACAGGACGATTTTGATGCCCACGCAGAACGGCTTGATAATCGAATCATTCGTTCGTCAACGCGGATGGCAAAGTTCATGGCCGGCGACGTGTCGGAATGGTATTCCGATAGAATCATTCCGACTGAGGTTGCACTTGCAATGCTCGGAATCAAAATACCGGAACAAATCGAACGGGATGGATGCCAGTACACATGGACGACGCACGGCTATGTACGAGATGATTTGCTTGATGATCAGGATACGGTTCGCGGACTTTATCGTCTCAGCATCCCAAGCAACTTCATTTTTGAGTGCGATCTTGCAAACTACTGCCATATTTATCAGCAGCGAGGAGCGCACGGACATGCGCATCCGGAGCTGAAGCTTTGCATGGAGCAGCAGGCAGATGAGATCGCCAGGTGTCAGCCGCTTATTACGAGAGAATTTATGAGGAGCGTGAAAATCTAATGACGTATGAAACTTTTGAATTTCTCATCAAGCAGATTAGCGACAAAAGCAACAACACACTGTTTGAGAAAAATGCCGGTTATTCAAGCGACGCTGACGCAATCCACAATTTCGTTGCCGGCGCAAGAGCAATCGGCCGGACTCCTGCGCAGACTGCGCTTGGGTATGCCACGAAGCACTGGGTCGCTTTGGTTGACAAGGTTGAGAGAGACGATTTTTCAAACAAGGAAGACCTTATGGAGAAGATCCAGGATCTCATTAACTACCTGAGATTGATTTGGGTCATCGCCAATGATGACACCTGCACAGTCACCCTCGATGAACCTGCCCCTGGAACAGCCTTTGGGAAGTTGAGGGACAAAAAATGAGTGAAGAAACTAGAGCATGGGCATACCCACCGACCATCAAGATCAAGCGGCATCACCCAGATTTGATTATGCCTGAGTACAAACCTGGCAGCGATTGGATCGACCTGCGTTCCGCAGAAAGTGTTGATTTTCATAAAGGCGACCTCATAAGAATCAGCCTTGGCGTTTCCATTAAGCTCCCTGATGGGTATGGTACGATCCTTGCTCCGAGATCTTCCACGGCAAGACGCTTTGGAATTATCCTGGCAAATTCGATTGGCATCATCGACAATTCGTACTGTGGCGACGATGACATTATCTGTTTTGAAGCGTACTGTATCCGCGACGGGTTCATCGAATTCAACGACCGAATCTGCCAGATGACGATTTACAAGCATCCGGCCAGATTTCCAATCGAAGAAGTGATGAAGATGAACGCTGAGAATCGTGGCGGCTTTGGAAGCACTGGGGTAAAGTGAAATGGCTAAGAGAAGAAGCTTTAACCCGAAAAAGGGGCAGGACTATCCAGACAAAATTAAGGAACTGATCCGAGTGAACCGCGAGGCGGAACGAGACACTATGCGGCAGTTCATGTTCGACATTGTAGGAATTGTTCTCCATTCTCCAAAGTATATGGGGAATGACCCGTTCGGCAAAGACAGGATCAATAATGTCAGAAAAGGCATCAGCGAAATGTATGATGATTTTATTGACGCTCTTAACAAAGATGTCGAATCGGATTATCGGAGAGAACAGCTTGACCGGGAACTGAAAGTCACTTGTGAAGAGTCGGATTTTGCTCCGTTCTCTGAGCGTTATGACTGGATAGAAGAGATAACATACTGATGTGTCGGTAAGGGAGGCGAATGAGTTACTGCCATATGGATAGCAAACCTAACATTGTCAGACGCCTCGAAGTGTACCGCGACGCTTCCATTGGATTGGAGTATCAGATTACCAAACTTGAAAGACTGAATGCCAGACTGTATGGCCTTGAGGCTCAAAACCTTACCGGTATGCCACGATCAAATGATGTAGACACAGACCGGTTCGCGCCACGGCTGTTCCGAAGGGACGAGGTTGACAAAGAACTTCGGGATAAAGTCTGTGAACTCAATCGGGAACGAAATGATCTGCTTCAGGCTATCAGCGAACTCCCAAAAGCAGCCATGAGGAATGTGATTGAGATGTATTACATAGATTGCTTCGATTGGCGTGAAATCAGCGAAGTCCTGTTTAAAAGCAACGAGGACTATCTTGACAGAAAAGAAAGCTACGATAGACGGATGTTCCGGTATAGAGAGACCGCATTGAAACTCCTGCTTACAAACGAACAGAAAAAGGAACTTCCTCCAGGATGAAAACAATGGTGTGGAATCGCACCATATGGAGGTGGCGGGCGCGAGTAAGGCTTATCCCCTTATTTGATGGTTCAATTCCATCCGTCTCCACCACGCCGCAGTTTTCTCTTCTTCGCTGTGGCGATCGGAGTAAATTCCTTTCTATAGAAAAGCGTCACCCGCGTAAGAGAAGGCGCTCACCATGTGCACTGGAACTGCATTTGGTGCTCCAACTTGGGAAAGCTGGCTGCGGGAACATGAACGAAACACAGAACGACTGATTGTGGATATATTTTATGTTAAAAGATAAAAATATCCAAAAAAACTATTGACATGGAGGCCGGCTGTGTTACGATATAGTCACAAGGAAGTCCTAATAAAATGCAGAGAAGGTAGCCGACAATCGGCATGACCACAGCAAGCGAAGGCGGCATTTGCCTGAGTGCTAAACCGGGGCAGGGCCGGATCTCTGCAAGGCATATGTACCTCCTAAAAGCTGACAGCCCGGAAAGACGGGAAGCGCCGACGACTTTGGGACGGCCGCCGGCGCGAAATATCCGGTATTGGTGTAGTGGTAGCACATCAGTCCTCCAAACTGAGAGCGCGAGTTCGACCCTCGTATGCCGGTCCACATGGGTATTGCGGCGGACCCAGGGAAAGTGTTGAGGTTCCAAAGGCTTGGTGAAACGATATATCCGGCCATCCGCTCGGCCTGTAGGTAGTGCAAGTACGACAGGGCGCAGAATTACAGTAGCTGGCTCCGGCCTAATGGTTAAAGCAAACGGATGCGACCGATGCACCGGCGCAGGGCTGAAAAGTTCCGTGGTCAATCCCTCTTGGCTTCCAGACGGTTCGCTGTGAGGCGTGAAAGATGGAAGAAAAACTGGTGTGGCGACGCAGACCAACGGCGCAATGCCGCGTCTAGGCGTTGAGTAATGGCGGCTCTGGGGTCAAGAGTGGATGACTGTGAAAAACGGGTGGGAAGTGAGTAAAAACGATGGACGAAAACAATACTGCGTACTGCATCAGGTGCGGTAAGACGACAGATTATTCGATAAAGCTTCAGCGCGTGAGAGTGAATGTTTGTGGGGTGCGTTTCAGCTATATTGAGAATAGACCCTGTTGTATAAGTTGCGGAGAAGAAGTCTACGTTCCAAAACTTGAAGACCGAAATTCTGCTGCTAGGAAGTTTGCGTTCAACCAATCACTGGAAAAGATCAGAAACAAATTTGATTCAAATGGAGGTAAAACATGAGCCTTGATATTCGTTACTTAACCAACGGCACAAAAAACGTCTACGTTGTTGTAGACAGCGCATCGCGCCCAGTTTCTGTCAACTACTACGAAACGCGGGATGAGATTCCGGTTCAGATTCGGCACTACGCGCCGGAAGGAAAACCGATGTTCGTCGGGCCTGACGGAGCAAGGAACCTTTTCGCAATGAAGGCTCTGTACCCAGATTTGATGAACGAACGATGCTCTCTACCGGAATTCGTAGGACTCCCTTGCATCTTTGAATCATGCCAATTATCTTGGCAAGCGTGCAATGGCAGGTACACTGAGACAGGAATATGAACGATATCAGGTCGGTTGATTTCAGCGACGCGCAGCTTAAATCGCTCCTGTTTGATGTGTACAGTGCAGGCTTTGAAGCCGGATATCCCCGATGTACAGACATACACACTGGTTTCAACACATGGTATCGTGATGTAATTCAGAAAGACAATCTGCCGGTCTATGCGGCACTTGACAGTACCGACAAGGACGTGCAGAATGCGATGGATAGCGTCCTCTGTATCAATCAGATTCTGTATTCGGGCCGCTATGAGTCCATCCGGCCGCAGCTTGAATTTGCAGAAAAAGTATTGAAAGATTTCATCGCCGAAAGGTGTTGAGATACCATCTGAGTTTGGCTAGTTCGCACATGCGTGCCGCTGTGTAGAAAATCGGAACCCATGAAAGTCCTCGTTGCGCTGGTACGCCAAACACAACAGCGCGGGCAAAAATCGTTGGTGAATATCGCGCGTAACACGCAACGTTGACTGCTGTTCAATAATTCGGGAAACAGACAAAGAGCAGGCTTGGTTAAAGGCTCATAGTGCGGTGACGAACGCCAATTCCGTGCAATATATCTCGATAGCCTGCCCGACTGGGACGATGAGGAGGAGTGAAGATGAAGAAGACTACGCAGTATTGGGGCGTAAGCACCAAGTTCTTCGACAGCGGCAAAGTGAAGACCAACATCTTCCCGGTGGAAGCCGTAACCAAGCCGGAAAGCACGATGGAGGAGAACCGGATGTGCGACGAGTACCGGGACTTTTTCGATACCTTCGAGGAAGCGGCGGCGTGGGCGGACCAAGCCCGCAGAGCTTGATAGAAAGGAGGGAGCCAGATGAGCGATGACACCCGTTATTTCCGTGTCGAGGGCATGGTATATGTAGACCGTGAAGACGTTATCGACTGGCTGAACGAAGACCTGTCGGAAGACGACGAGCTGGACTACGACTACCAGCCGACCGATGAGGAATGGAGAGCCTACGCTTTAGAGCAGTTCGAGAACGACGAGATCGGATGGAGCGAAAGCGATCTCATCCCTATCGACTGAGCGGGAGGTAAAGCCGGAACGAGACGCAGACAACTTTTTCTCACTCCGGTCAATTTTCTGATTGACTTACCGGTTGGGTAAGTTAAGATGAAGATGCGAACAAAAACTTACCATAGCAGGAGGAAGCAGAGATGACCGTTCGAGAATATGCCAAGTCGGTCGGCTTCGAGGTGGTAGGAAAGCTGAAGCGCCTGCCGGATGTTCACTACGGGATTGATGACAAGCATCACTACCCGCTGTGGATTGACGAAGCCGGGAACGAGTATTGCGGCGGCTACGAAAAGTGTGACTGCTACTTCATCATCACCGCCGATGGCGGAGTTATCTGAAAGGAGAGCAAGTACATGAACAAAGCAAGACGGAAAGCCATCGAGAAGGTGGTCAGCGACCTGTACGACATCCAGTCGGCGGTTGAGGAGCTGAGGGATGAGGAGCAGGAGTACCTCGACAACATCCCTGAGAACCTGCAAGGCTCGGAAAGATACGAGCTTGCAGAGCAGGCGCTGGAGAACCTGAACTCGGCGTATGACAGCATCGAGGAAGCTGCCAGCTACCTCGAAGAAGCGGGGGCGTAAGTATGGGGCGTGGAAATGTATGTGTGAACGGCGAGTAGGGTAACGGTTATCCTTGGAGGTGCAGCGGGGTCCGAGTCCCCAAACGGTCAGGTTCGACTCCTCCATCTGCCGCCAATATGGAGCCGTAGCGCAGTTGGTAGCGCGCCTGATTTGGGATCAGGAGACCACCAGTTCGAGTCTGGTCGGTTCCACCAGTTGCCGGGTCGCCCCCGGCTGATGTGTGCGCGACCGTCGAGCCACACAGAGAACGAAAATGCCCGCTGAAAACTGCACGGTAGGTGCTGTAAGCCTTCTTTGGGAAGGATGAGGCACAATGTAATGGTGCTGATGGAAGCAATCCGTGATGTGACAATCTAAGCGTGGAAGACGGCCAAAATGGATGCGTGGCCGAATGGAAAAGGCAGCAAGGGTATGCGGTGCAGGAAAGCGCGGCACACTCAAACCTATTGGGGTTGAAGCAGCCACCTCGGACGGGAATAAAGCTCGTCGCATACTGCCTGCACCATGCGGGGTTCAAATCCCCGCCGCATCCACCAAAGCGCCCTCTTGTGGGTTTCGTGGCGCTTTCTACAAGTATAATAAACCCTCCGCAGCCACTGCGTAAGTGTGGCAACACGCGGCATTTGGTAAAGGGCAGCGAAGAGCAACTGACCCAAGGCAGTTCGATTCTGCCAAGCCGCACCAGCGAAGTCTGCAAATCTGCATGGTTAGTATCAGCTGCTACGGCCGATGTGGAGAAAACACCGTTATAATGACGCAGATAAGGCGCTTCGCACCATGCCCGCCAACATACGAGGTGGTTACTCGTTAAACCGTAGTTGGAATGAAACCTCCGCATCTGGCAGCGGTGTCGTCGGGTTGATATAGCCGATAGCGAAGTTTGGGAGTAAACAAGCGAAATGGGAACTCCCCACTCAGATCGTCCATCATGAGGGTAACAAGGTGGAGATAAGGAACCATCAAATCATGCTTCAAGCGGAAATGCCGCTTACTCGACCGGGGGCCTGCTCTGGTCAAGGTTACAGGTTGGTTCGGCGGGACGCCGCTGCATGAGCCTGCATACAGGGGTATCGCCAAGCGGTCTAAGGCATGGGACTTTGACTCCCATATCCGCAGGTTCAAATCCTGCTACCCCTGCCAGCCGCCCGTTGGGGTTCTCCGTGCGAGATCATAACAAGGTGGATTCATAACCCTGCACAGCAGGCCCGCCGCTTGCCGGCATTGGGCATAACCGCAGGGCCACCGGCTAAGGGCGCTGTACCCGCAGTGCCTAAGGAGAACGAGGCAAAAATGCAGCTATATGGGCCGGAAAGTGGGATAGAGCCACGCTGCAAAATATGATGGTGCTACGAAGCTTAAAGGGCGCCTTACAAGGTTGTAGAACTTGTTGGCAATGAGACTACTTGAGGAATAGCAGCTGTAGTAAATGGAGTTAGATGAACAGCCATCATATCCCCTGCGCTTGATGCGTGGGATGCCGAAACCAACAGAATATAGTGGTGGAAACCCACCGGGGCGAGGTAACACTCGTACCGACAGCGCAGTAAAAGTCGTTTGCGTGTTTCGACCAAAAAGGTAAAGATCGAGCGGATAAGATCTTCGTAGAGACGGCACAAGTCCATTTTGGAACGTCCCGTCCAGCTTGCCGGGAAAGACTCACTAGTGGTCGAATCGGCTGGATCCGCACTTGTTCGTAATGCTTGGGGCGAACTGAAATCCGCCAAGCTAGGCAGTACCTCTGGGAGGGTTTTAAGGGCTGTTGATACTCGACCTCCGGTGTGCAATCACCAAATCTGCCGTTGGTCTGCGCGCAAGACCTCACGGCCGGTACGTTAAGCCGGGATTGATGGGCCGCTATCTCAAAGGCTAGAGCGACCAGCTCATAACTGGTAAAATCTCGGTTCGACTCCGAGGCGGCCCACCACTTTTAAGGAGGAAGCAGTATGATCGAACTTTCCGGAAAATATGGAACGGCAAAAGTGTTCACCGATGTTGTTGACAATGAATCGATCTCGCAGGTTATCAATCTTCTTAACCAGCCATATGTCCAAGGTAGTAAGGTCCGCATGATGCCTGACATCCATGCTGGCGCTGGCTGCACAATCGGGACTACGATGACCATCAGCGATAAGATCTGCCCGAACCTGGTCGGCGTTGATATCGGATGCGGCATGAATGTCGCCCGGATTCGTGAAGATCACATTGATCTGAAAAAGCTTGATGAGGTTATTCGGCGGGAGATTCCGTCCGGGTTTTCAATCCATAGTCAAGCTGTTCCGGAGGCTGATCTACTTGACCTTGCATCTCATCTGAGATGCAGAAATCATGTTGACATCGAGAGAGCAAAACGAAGCATTGGAACACTCGGTGGCGGGAACCATTTCATTGAAGCGAACATGGACGATGAAGGACACATCTACATCGTCATTCATTCCGGAAGCCGCCACCTCGGACTTGAGGTTGCGAACTACTATCAGGAAGAAGCGTACAAGCAGCTCACCCAGTATAGTAAGGCGGAAATCGACGAGGTGATTGAGTCACTGAAGGCTGCTGGGCGAAAGAACGAAATCCAGAGCGCGATCGAGAAACTGCGAGGAGAAAGGAAACATACTCCCGTCCCGAAGCCTCTTGCTTATGTGCAGGGATCGCTGTTTGATGATTACCTGAATGATATGCAAGTTGTCCAAAGGTTTGCACGTCTTAACAGATACTGCATGATGCGGGCAATTATCAATACGATGGATCTGCATTGCGAAGATGGTTTCACGACAACCCATAACTATATTGATGTCGGAAACATGATTCTCCGGAAAGGCTCTGTGTCCGCGCATCTCGGCGAGCGCTTTATCATTCCAATCAACATGAGAGATGGAAGCCTGCTCTGTACGGGAAAAGGCAATCCGGACTGGAACTACTCCGCTCCACACGGCGCCGGCCGGTTGATGAGCCGGAGCGCAGCAAAAGAAGCCTTCACTGTCGATGAGTTTGCAAAACAGATGGAAGGTATCTACACTACATCGGTCGGGCAAAGCACCTTGGATGAATGCCCAATGGCCTACAAGGGCATGGATGATATCGTCAACAACATTGGTCCAACAGCACAAATTGACGCGATCATCAAGCCAATCTACAACTTCAAAGCTGGCGATTGATCGACAGTAAGAATGCAGCACCTCGATTGTGAGGTGCTGCATATTTATTTTTGGAGCCTATTGACTAGGTAGATAGGTATGCTAACGTAAAGTCACAGAAAAACAAAAGGAGCTATCCGATATGAAAAAGAATACGGGCTACGATATCACGGCAAGATTTGAGCGCAGAGGAGACAAGTTCGTCGTCAAGTACAAAAAGCCGTCTGCGTGGGGCTTTTTGTGGTCTGATGGTCTTGAGCCCTGTGAAGAGACATTCTACAGTAATGTCGGGGCTATCAAGTTTATGGATCAGCTGAAAGCTGATGCTGATTTCTGGAACGGAACGTTCACTGCAATCGGCCTCAACGGAGAGGAAATGATCCGGTATGCGAAGAAACGGCGGAAAGCATGAGCAAAATATCACATGACATATTGACTTTTACATAGGATATGCGTATATTGTGGATAAAGGAGATGATTTCATGGCGAAAGTACCAACGACATTATCCATTGATGCAGATGTTAAGGCAAAGGCTCAGGAGCTTTATGCAGACCTCGGACTTGATCTTTCGACTGCAGTCAATATGTTCCTTCGGCAATGCTTATACGAAAATGGGATTCCATTTGACGTTGCGCGGCCCAGAACAGAACGCCGAGACGACGACAGAATCGAAATGAGCGACGATGAAAAGATTGATTTCGTTGCACAGCGGATTTTGCGTAAACACAAGGGCGCATTTGAGGAGTTGGCGAAATGATAAAGTTCTCGAAAGAAAAGGTCCTGCTTCTTCACCGGATTATTGCGGAAAGCACCGGAGGGAGCATTGGAGTTCGAGATGAATCGCTTCTTGAATCTGCACTTGAAAGTGCGTTTTCCAGTTTTGACGGTACTGACTTTTATCCGTCGAAGGAAGAGAAAGGAGCACGACTTGGATACTGCCTTATTTCCAATCACGCATTTGTCGATGGGAACAAGCGGATTGGCGTATATGTTATGCTTACATTCCTCGAGGTAAACGGTATCAGACTCAGCTATACAGACGAGGACATTGTTAATGTCGGCCTATCTGTTGCGGATGGATCGATGTCCTATGAGGAACTTCTTGGATGGGTTATTGAACACAAGAAGCACTATTGATTCAAAGCGAAAGAAAGCAGTGCACCAACGCGGTGTGCTGCTTTTTTATTATGAAATCTGATAAAATTGAGATTGTGAACCATTTTTGACATCAAATGTCGCATAATTTCACGAAATGTCATTGTAAGTCCAATAGGAAGTGTGTATTGTGTATAACAGCAAAATAAGAAACGCCACATACCAGAGTTTCAAAGCAGACAATTTTGATTCTCTCCTGCGAAATTGCTGCTTTGCAGAACTCGAAAAAGCCCGACAGCCACTTTGTCCTTTCATGGCTGCCGGGCATTTTGAAATAATGGGGGAGGTTTGATTATGTCTTTTCAAGCATTCGTCAATATGTTCTTCGGCGAAGAAATATCGGTCGAAGATCTTGGTGACAATCTCGAATTTCTCCGCGAAGAGTACGCGAAGTTTCTGAAGTGGTACGCAGGAGAACTCAGCAAGGAACCGTAGCGCGTTATGAGATCGTCTTTGCAGCTGCGTCTATTGCCTGCGCAAGATTATCAAAAAGGATAGGGGAACAAAGCTTCTCGATCTTTTTGAGTGATATCGTTCTGAATTCATTCAGTTTAGGATCTGAGTTGATCCGCTGCGTACACAGAACGTAGAACTTCCACCAATACATATCGAGGATATTTGCGCTCTTGTCTTCTGCAGTGAAGAATGCAAAGACGTAAATGTCATTGTTCCGCTGCTGCGGGGCGTTGTGCTTGATATCTCCATTCTCCGGGATTCTTGCCGGAGCAATCGAGAAAGCAATTCTGCTTGACTTTCCCCAAGCCTGGAGAACGCCGGCTGATTTGACTTCGATGCGGGCTGGTTTTCCGGTTGCAGGAATGATTGGACCTTCAAGGTCATAGGGTTCAAATCCGGTTCCAATCTCTGGCCGCGTCGGAAAGCCTCCGCGTTCTAAGGCACAGCGCACAAGATAGTCAGCGAATGTGCCTCGCTGCATATTGTAATGAATGTTTGAATAGGCCCAACGCCAGAAGTCAAGCATGGAATAGTCAAGGTATTCTCCATTGAGAATCACCTTTTCGTTTCCGTCGTACATCATAGCACCTCCATAATATAACGTGCAAAGCGATAACTATATTCTACAGAATCGGAAAACCTGATTCAAGTTACATAACATCCACGGCGCTCTGTATTGTTGACAGAGCGGATTTTTTTTCAATTCAGGAATACAAAAGCAGGAGGAGAAACAAATGGAGAAGCGCATTGAGGTCGTAACAAGGAGAGTCGGAGACCTTAAACTCGACTTCGGAAATCCGAGGAAGATTAAGAAGCAGAAAAAGGATGACCTGCAGAAGTCCCTCAAGGAATACGGTGATTTTGACATCATCGTCATCAATGAAAAGAACCAGGTCATTGGCGGCAACCAGAGAGTCAGTATTATCAAAGCTGAAAATCCAGACACTGAGGTTGTCTGCAAACTGCTTATCGGATATACAGTTGCAGAGCAGAAGTACATCAACATCAAGCTCAACAGCCATGCCGGCGAATGGGACATGGACGAACTCGGCGACTGGACAGCTGATCTCATGGGCAACTTCAAAATGGATATCGACCTGAAGGAGACTCCAGTTGACGAAAGGCCGATTAAAGAGATGGAACTGATCCACTATGAGAAATACGATTATGTCATGATCGTCTGCCGTAGCGAGCTGGACTACAATGACTTGGTCAGAAAGCTTGGCATTGAAGGCGCAAAGGTAAAGGTAGCAAAGCGCAGAATCAATGCACGAGCAATCTGGTACGATGAAATGGAAGCTGTTATTGTTCCTGCTGATGAATACAAGAAAATGAAGGTAGATTGAAAATGCCTGAACAGAAGGTCATTTTGATTGGCGCTGGAGGCCACGCTGCTTCTGTCAGCGACTCTGCAAATATGGCGGGAATTCAGATCGTTGGGTATGTCGATGAGGTCAAGACCGGTAGATATCTCGGAAGAACGATCTTCAAGAGAATCGAGGACATTCCGGACTATCGGAGTTACCTCTATCACATTGCGATAGGGAGCTGTGAGGCGAGAGCGAGATGGTACAAATACATCAAGCAGCTTGGCCTGCCGTTTATCAATATTATCGATCCGAGCGCTATTGTTGCTGATTCTGCACTCATCGGTAATGGGAACTTCATCGGAAAGTTTACGACCATCATTGCAGGATCTGTTATTGGCGACAACAACATCATCAATACGAAGGCTCTCATCGAACACGAATGCAGAGTTGGAAATCATGTGAATTTATCGACCTGCTCCATCCTGAACGGAGATGTGGTTGTTGAAGATAAAGTTTTTCTTGGAAGTGCAGCACTCTGCAACGGGCAGATAAAGCTCGGAGAGGGCTGCATTGTTGGTTCTGGGAGCGTTGTACTTCATGATGTCGACGCCCACAGCAAGGTTGTCGGTGTACCAGCAAGAGTGATTGAGAGAGGAGCCCAGCCATTATGAGTACCCTCGTGATTGCACCTCATCCAGACGACGAAATTCTTGGAGTCGGAGGAACAATAGCCAAGCTCACCATGCTTGGAGAAGCGGTGCATGTGTGCATCGTCACACGAGGATACCCGCCGCTGTTTAACGAGGATCTGATTCGACAGGGGCGAAAAGAAGATCTGAAGGCAGCTGAACTGCTGCGAACGACGAGTGTTCAGTTCCTTGATTTCCCTGCAGCGCGGCTCGATACTGTCGACCAGGTGAAACTCAACAATGCTCTTTCCGAGGTCATAAATGATCTCAAGCCATTTGTCGTGTATATTCCGCACAGGGGAGATATCCACTGCGACCATAAGATCGTGGCGGATGCAGCAATGGTGGCGCTTCGCCCGAAATACGACCACATGGTCAGAAGAATATACGCATACGAAACGGTCTCTGAAACCGGATGGGACACGCCAGATCAGCAGAACGCCTTTATCCCTGACGTGTACGAAGACATCACGGGGACAATCGGCATGAAAACCGATGCGATGCGCATTTTCAAATCTCAGACCCAAAGATATCCTGCCGCGCGATCTACACAGGCGGTCGAAGCACTTGCCATGTACAGAGGATCGACAGTCGGGTTCCGGTATGCAGAGGCATTCCGGCTTATCAGAGAAATAAGGAAGTAGTCATATGATCGTTGCGTCCCACCAACCGAATTTTTTGCCCTATATGGGTTTCTTCTATAAAGCAGCCAAGTGTGACGTGCTTGTCTTTTCCGATGACGTGCAGTTCTCCAAGAAGGGTATGCACAACTGGAATCGAATTAAGACCCCGAGCGGCGAGGCGAAGATCACGCTTCCGGTGCACGCTCATCATGATATGCGGCTTGCGGATATCAAGGTTTCGGAGGCTCCGTATTGCATCGATAAGATTGTGAAGACGCTGGAACAGAACTACTGCAAGGCGGATTGCTTTGAGGAAGGACACTTCATTCTCGAAGAGATGGAGCTAATGGCGAGAAAGCCGAACCTCAGCATGGTCGAATTCAATGTAGCGATTACGGAGCTCGTCATGGAGATGTTCCGAATCTCTCCGGAGGTCAGGATTGCAACCAGAGATCTTCACCTGAGCGGGCATAAAGACGATCGGATATTCATGATGTGCGAGGAGCTTGGAGCGACAGAGTATCTGAGTGGAACTGGCGCAGCCGTTTATCACAAACCAGAGGAGTATGCACGGCGAGGGGTTGACCTTGTGTATTCGGATTACCGACCAATCAAATATCAGCAATTACACGGGAAGTTCATCGAGAACTTGTCCGTGATTGATTATATTTTCAACATGGGCTTTGACTTGCCAGAAGGGTGGTTGTCCAGATGAACAGCCCGACATTCAACATCTACATTCCAAGCTACAAGCGGGCGAAGACAGCCTGCACACACAAGATCCTTGAATACTACACATATGTAGTAAGACAGTCCGAGTTGCAAGATTACATAGACGCCGGCATTGATCCGGATCACATCTGGGCGGTAGAGGACTCTGAGATCAATAATCTGGTCAAAGTCGTCAACTATATCGTCGACAATGCTCCTGAAGACATCATCTGCATGATCGACGATGATGTGCCGTTTCTCTATTATAGACTGGATACCTACGAGAAGATTACGGAGCCCGAAACAGTAACAGCTGAGTTTGAAAGAATCGGACAGCTTATAAGTGATCTTCGGATTGGATATGCCGCTGTAGACGCTTCTATTTCTCCATGGAACTATGGGAGCGAGTTTGAATTCAAGGGAACGTCTGGCGGTATGCGGTGGTTCAACAAGCCGTGCTACAAGTCGAGATTTAGGGAGGAAGTTTATCACAACTGCGATCTTGACGTAGTATTGCATGAGCTGCTGGTAAACCGGATCATTTTGAAGCCTAAGTATCTCTGCACCAAAGGCGGGACAGACACAAACGCTGGCGGCAATACAGAGAAAAAGCGGGCGGATCAGGTAGCCTGCGCAAACCTCATGAAGCAAAAATGGGGAAAGTATTTCAGCTACAACTTTAAATCCAACAAGCCATATATCCGCGTGAAACGATAAAAAACCTAGGCAAATATTGACAGGCTGGTAGGTTATGCTACGATACGATAAACCAAAAAGGAAAGGATGATTCAATGGCTTATCGGTATCTCGCAACCAAGAGTGGAAAGAACATGTACGATATGGCAAGTCTGCTTCAGAAGGCAGCACGACGAGGGGAGTTCAATCTCACGAGCTATGCGGCGAATGAGATGTATGAAGGCTACCACGGAATGCTGTGGAAGCGGATTCTCACCATCTCGTGTGAAGACTGCTGGGGTGTTCTTACGAAAGAACTCCTGGCCCTTCGTGCGAAGGATGAGGAGGCTATGGAGAACGGAGCGCCGGAGATGCAGCACGTTTCAAATGCTGTAGCGCTTCTGTGCAGAGCGCTCAAAAGCCGCGATGCCTGCTACTTTGCCTGCAACTTCGTGCTTACTCCGAATGAGCGGGATGAAATCGAAGTGGACAGCAAGCATATTGAGAGGATGAAAGATATGCTTCTGAACCTGCGCAATGCTCCGAAGGAGTACGAGCAGATGGGATTCCTGCCTACAAAGCGACGAACAGTAAAAACAGATTCCCTTACTCCGGACGGGAGTGATCCGTATTATGCGGTATGCCTTCTGAGGGAGGCAATCAACATTCTCGATATGGAGAACATCGGTTACGCAATCAGTCTTCTGCGCGTGTCTCACCGAGATCTGCTGTGGGATGCGTTGATTCTCATTTCCATTCTGAACGGGGCTACAGAACTCACGAATGAGATCATGAGCCTCAAGACCGTGGACGGTTTGGTGAATGGGAAGAAGGATGCGGAAAGCAAGGATGAGATATTCCTGAGCAAATCTGTGATGCTTCTGTGCTACGCGAGAAGCGAAGAGCAGCCGCTCATGTCTTCCCCGATTATCAATCCGTACAGTTATGTAAACTGGAGGGAATATGAGGGAATTCGGGAAATCACAAAGAGCACGCTCCCAGGGGGCATTATTCCTGAATGGGTCTATGATGTCCATACGATCAAAGGGAAGAAAGCCGGCAAGACAGACTGGATTATGAATCTGGATGAGCAGGCTGGCCTTAATCCTCCCAAGGTATCTTTCTTCGATAAGGGGAGTTGGGGGCCGAGATATGACTTCAAGCACGCGCATGGGATGTGTACAGAGGGAGAGTATCTGGCAAGCCTCGAATACCGGAAGACCCATGAGGGAAATCCGGTGAAAAAACTGGAGAGAGCACCAATGAGGGAAATTAAGCCAGAGGATATCCCGGATGCTGCTATCCGAAGTCTGTATGAGCATTGCCTAGAATAAATCCGAATATTTCCAGAAAACCTCTTGACTAGGCTAGACGGTGTTGTAACGTATAGTCAAAGGGGGGAGATAAAATGGAACGGAAATCGGATACAGTCAGACGGTTGGTGGCAGAGGGTGACTTCAAGGGAGCCCTGAAGATAGCGAAGGGGTTCCGGCTTGGGATCACGAAAGAGCAGCACGACGATATGACTCGTGCATTTGAGTGCATGACTTCTCCGAGGTTTTATCAATCCATTGGTTACAACATTGACCAGACCGTAAGGAAGGGCGTGGCTACTGTCACCAGTCTCTATGGGGCATAAACTTACCACCAGAATAAAATGCCGATACAAGGGCGCTCACAGCCTCATGTGGGCGCTCTTTTTATGATGAAAAAGCAGGTGAAACAGATGAAAAAGAATATCGCAGGTGATGATAAGCAAAATCAGGATGATACCGGGACGGTAGCGGGAGGAGGAAGATCCGCTGCTTTCAACAAAAATATCATCAGAGACAGCAAGACTGCGAAAGAGAGAGGAGCCCGAGGTGGGAAGAAAGCAGCAGAGACCAAGCGCATGAAAAGGGACGCACAATCATCTGCACGATATATGCTTGATCTTGCTGCAAAGGGATCACTCGATAAAAACCTCGCAACCCTCGGATATGAAGAAAACGAGCGAACCAACATGGCGGCTCTTCATGCAAAGCTTCTGACTATGGCTATGGCCGGAGATCTACAGGCGTATATTCAACTCATGAAAACTGCTGGATACGATACTGAGGAACTTCGGAAAGATCGAGATCTGGAAAGGCGGATCAGCGAAACGGAAGCCAGAATTTCCAGTATCACGAACGGTGATGTTGCCGGTATCAGCTATGCCGAATCTACGAATGATGACGGCGATAGCTACGATACCGTGATATATGTGCCGGATAATGGCCGGCTAGAGAAGGTAAAGGAAGACAAACTCGCAAAGGTTGAGGAGCCGGAAGGGAAGAGCGAGTGAAAAGGTAGCTGAGGGACAGGGGGGATTACGTTGCCATTCATACTGAAGCCGCAGGAAGGCCCGCAGGAAGACTTCCTTTCGACACCTGCGGATATTTGTATTTATGGCGGCTAGGCTCCGCAGGAGGAGGAAAGTCTTTCGGACTTCTGCTTACCCCGCTGGCCTATCGGAATGTTCCTGGGTTCGGCTATACGGTCTTCCGAAGAAACTACAACCAGATTTTCGCGCAGGGCGGTCTTTGGGATGAATCGCTGAAAATGTACAGCGGTATCCGTGGTGCACACCCAAGACCGTCTCGTGGTGAGTGGGTCTTCTCCGGCAAAGACGGGAAGGTTCGCTCAAAGGTCTCGTTCGCACACATAGAGCGGGACGTGGAATTATCAAAGTGGCAGGGCTCCCAGATCTGTGGAATCGGCTTCGATGAGCTTACGCATTTCAGTCGGAAAGCATTCATCTATATGCTGTCCCGAAACAGATCCACCTGTGGTGTTCGACCGTTTGTGCGCGCTGCCTGCAACCCTGACGCAGATAGCTGGGTTGCTGATTTTATATCGTGGTGGATCAATCAGGAAACAGGATATGCAATCCCTGAACGGTCTGGCGCCGTTCGCTGGATGCTCAATCGGGATGATACGTTCTATTGGGCAGATACGCCGGAAGAACTGTGGGAGCAGTTTGATCTCAAAACAGAGGAGGAACGCCAAGAACCGAAGTCGGTAACGTTCATCATGTCCTCTGTCTACGACAATAAGGAACTGCTGAAGATCAACCCCGGATATCTGGCAAACCTGAAAGCGCTGCCCACTGTCGAGAAGGAACGTCTGCTGCACGGCAACTGGAAGATCCGGCCGGCAGCTGGACTGTATTTCAAAAAGTCTCAGGTCGGCAACTACCTGAACGTCGTCCCGGACGATGTTATCAAGTGGGTACGCTGCTGGGACTTGGCAGCTACAGCAGAAGGAGAGAACGAGGATTCCGCTCACACTGCCGGTGTCCTTATTGGAAAGAGAAAGAACGGGAGATACGTCATTGCGGACGTGATCGATATTCAACAGTCTGCAAGCGACGTTCGAAATACAATCAAGCATACCTGCCAGATGGACAGGGCCAAATACAAGCGCGTCACAACACGTTTGCCGAAGGACCCTGGACAGGCAGGAAAGGATCAGGCACAGTCCTATATCAAGTTCCTGTCCGGTTTTACGGTCAAGACCGTAGCAGAAACCGGCAGCAAGGAAGCTCGTGCAGAGCCAATGGCTGCACAGTGGCAGGCAGGTAACTTCGATGTGGTGATAGCTGATTGGAATGACAAATACTTGACTCAGCTTGAGAACTTCCCGGACGGGAAACTCAAGGATATGGTCGATGCCTCTGCGAACGGATTCGCAGAGATCGAGGAAAGCAGCTTCAGTCTGAGCTCGCTCACCTCATGACAAAGGGAAGAGAGGCGATTTACATAGAACCGAATAACATGGCCCAAATTGAGCGGATGAGACGGTATTATCAAATGATTGCGAAGCAGACCGGAAGGTCTGTCCGTCCGTTCCGTGGAGACGGATATGTGAATCTCGTCACACAGCTCGGAAATAACAGAAACAATCAGGCACCGGTGTATCGGCCTGAACTGCTTCCAAGTGATACCGAGCTTGCTGCTCTCTATGAGGGGAGCGGCCTCTTTTCCAAAATCATCGATGCGCCAGCAGAAGAGGCCATCAAGCATGGCTTCGAACTGCAGGACGTGACCGATGCAAAGATCAACGATTTTATCAGCGAAGCGCTGGATGAACTCGAATGGGAGAACACAGCAGCTACTGCAATCAAGTGGTCACGGCTGTTTGGCGGTTCGATCATTGTCATGCTGGTCGATGACGGCCGAGGAATTGATGAACCACTTGACTGGAAAAACATCAAGTCCATTGATGAACTGCGCGTTTTTGAACGCGCCATTGTTGTACCTGATGAGACCAGTATGTATAGATATGTTCCGGGAAATCCTCTTGGTGGAAACCGGTATGGGGAACCTGAGTTCTACACGGTCAGCAGCCGGTACGGATTCTTCAACGTGCATGAGAGCCGATGCCTCGTGTTCCGAAACGGTCGAGTCCCTGAGTTCTCCGCGAACTCAATCTACCAGCTCTGGGGAATCCCTGAGTATGTCCGGATGAAACAGGCGCTGGCAAACTCGGAACTCGCATACGGAAGCGCACCGAAGATGCTGGAGCGTTGTGTTCAGGCTGTGTACAAGATGAAAAATCTTGCGGAGGAACTGTCTACCGAGGACGGTGAACAGAACGTCCTCAAACGGCTCGAAGTGATTGACCTTGCCCGTGGACTGCTGAACAGTATCGCCATTGATAACGAGGGCGAAGACTACGACTTCAAGACATTCTCATTCACCGGCGTAGCCGATGTCATTGATAGCACCTGCAATATGTTGTCTGCGGTATCGAACATCCCGCAGACAATTCTTTTTGGCCGTTCTCCGGCCGGCATGAATGCTACCGGCACGTCAGACCTTGAGAACTGGTACAACTACATCGAGAGAGTCCAGAAGACGCAGGTAAAGAAGAATCTCCGATATCTGCTTTCTGTAATCTTCCAGGCCGGTATGTATCACGGCGAGATTGATGAGATCCCGAAAATCAAGATCAGTTTCAATCCGCTGTGGTCGTTGTCTGAGCAGGATAAGGCCAACGTCGATAAGGTCAAGGCCGACACCGAACTCGTCCGTGCCAACACAGCCAACCTGTATATTCAGGCTGAGGTTATCAGTTCTGACGAAGTGCGTTCTGCGCTGGCAAAAACGGATGAGTTTGACATCGAAACCATGCTCGATGACATGGAAGACGATGAGAACCTGATGACTTCCATCCATGACCCGGTCAGTGATCCGGATGGCGGAGAGGGAGAAGAAAACTCCGGTGCTGATGTCACAGACAACACCGATCCGACTGCTCCTGACGCTACGAAGAATCCTGCTGAAAGCGCGCAGGCAAACCTGCCAACCGAACCGAAACGCTCGGACGGGAACGACTACGATGACTTCCCAGAGTATGGCATGTGGCTTGAGGAACACATGGAGGCTACACGCGAAGAGCAGAAGGCAGCAGAAGAGCATTACAAAGCGCTCAAGAAGGCTGGCAACCGTCAACACTCCAACAGGGATAATCAATCCACCAAGGAGCAGAAAACCGGTGGTGTGGGCGTCATAGTCGTCAAAGATGGAAAGATCCTTTGCGGCAAGCGGCATAATGATACAGGTTATGGCCTGCTCTGTGGCCCTGGCGGTCATGTGGAACATGGCGAGACCGCCGAACAGGCTGCGATTCGTGAGACCCAAGAGGAGTTCGGCATTACGCCGAAGAATATCATCCAGCTAGGGTACGGACCAAAGGAGCCTGAAACCGGTATTGCCCCGGCAATTTTCCTTTGCACCGAATACGATGGCGAGCCCGAATGCGATGACCTCGAAATGGTTGCGCCGCAGTTCCTGAGTCTGGATGAACTCGAAGCCAAGGCGGCAGAGCAGTACCAGCCGTTCAAGGATGGGGTCGTAGTTCTCTTGAACTGCCTCAACATGAACCACGATGGAGATTCTGCTTTCTTCGGCGGTGAGTTGAACAGCATCAAACCCGGCAGCTATGATGTGATGCGGCCGGACGGTGGAGAAGGGTCTGGAAACTTTGGTCACGCAGGAGTGCCGGGACAGATCGGAGGATCTGCACCGAATGGATTTGATTCCAGCAATATTGCTGCATACGAGCGCGGCGCAAAACTCAGCAAGAGTCAGAAAGATAGAGCCCTTGGAATTGCCGGTGCGTCCGCTTTGGGTGCAAATAGTTCCTCGGCCGTTCGGTTCATCGAAGACCACGGGGAAATTCGTACCGTCGTCAAGACTGACAAAGGCGAAGTGGACATCCGGATCAAGCCTGAATCGAAATCTGCCTATCTCGAAATGGTGTATGCAAACAAGAAGAACGGTGGAAATGGGGCTGAAATCATATCGGATATTGTTGCAAATTCAAGAAGCCAAGGTCTTGAAAAAATTGATGCCTACGGGGCGGGGGAAAACGGAAGTTCGTATAATGGCTATTATTCTTTGCCGAGACTCGGATTTGATGCTCCGATACCGGATGACTTGAAATCGGGACTGGAAGAGGCTGGAATTAGCGCTGCAAACATAAGTGACCTTATGGGCAGCGACGCAGGACGAGCATGGTGGAAAAACAATGGACATGGGACGGACATGACGTTTGATCTGTCAGATGGAAGTACATCCCTTAATATGCTGTCTTCGTATCTTAACCGTGATTCCATTGACGAGGCAACGGATAATACCCCGAATGAAGACGGCGGCCCCGGCAGCGGCAACCATGGTCACGAGGGCGTCCCCGGTCAGGTTGGCGGCTCTGCTCCGAGCGGAGATGCCAAGATGTCAAAGGATAGTTTTCAAAAAGGCAAAGGAGACTTTGAACTCACTGGAGATGTAACCGATTTGTACCTTACTGAAACCGCAAGAGCGAGAGTAGAGGGACTTGTAAAGACGGTCAAGACGGCGTCTGATCTTGAAAATTATCTCAAAGATCAGGGGATTAAGCTCGAAACATCGTATGAACCGCTAAGAAATGCGATGGGTAAGGAGATTCGCTCCGTCAAAGAGCAGGCCGACTATGTTATTGCTGCTGTTGAGCAATACAAGGATCTCGGCGGTCTTACGGCACTGAAAGCCGTTCACATTTATGAACCCGATCTTGACGCACAGGCACAATACAGCTACCGAGCCAAAGGCGAAGAAGATGTTCCCGACGAAGGGCATCTGTATATTAGCGATAGAGCGACAGGCAAACAAGTAATGCACGAGTTCGCTCACGCATTTGCAGACTCCACTAAACCTGAAGGCTTTGATGTCGTTGAGTGGTCTGCAAAGTTGAACAAAGAAGCTGGTTTGCCAGATAGAGCAGGGACATACCTCGGAGCAAACGCCGATGTGAGAGAAGCTGAGCGGTTCGCTGATGCGATGGGTGGAGCCCTTACATACGGAGAAGGAACTGACAATCGGCTTTCATTTGCAGCAAATGTTGCCAACATCGTAAATGGTGTGCAGAGCAAATGTGATGGAGGCCCCGGTTCTGGTAACTTCGGACACGAAGGCAGAGCTGGCAAGGTGGGAGGTTCCGCCCCGGACGGCTCCGCTGATAGCAAGCAATCTACCGAAAAGACTGCGAAGCTCAAGGAAGGCTTCAAGCACCTGAAGCCGAACCAGAAGTACGCATACATCAGCCGTTCTGGGGTTGTCCCGAAAGGCGAGCTGGAGTCTTTGAAAGAGGGCATCCGCACCGGCGATCAGGCTTCGATGGATAAGCTGGCTGAATACGAGCAGATGTACTTCGACAGTGCCGAATACGGAAGAACCGTAAAGACGCTGGACGTGGAAATGCGCGATGAAGTGGCAGCTATGTCCGATGCGGACGCTGCGGCATGGGCACAAAAGTCGATGGACAGACAGCTCGAATCCTACGAGGGATGGGCCAACCAGTACAGTGCTGCTCAAAAGGTCGCAATCGACATGGGCGTATATGAAACGCCGCAGGTCGTAAGCCAAGAGGACTTCGATAAGTACGTCAAGGAAAGCGGAGCGGCTGTCTGCTATCGCGGCGTCAAGGACATTGACTCTATGACCGGCGAAAATATGATGTTCAAGATGGCGTACAACACGCAGGAACCGTATTACGGAGACGGCATTTTTGGCGACGGTCTGTATTTTTCTACGAGAAAAGAAACGGCGGAAGGCTACGCTGGCAGAGCCGCCATTGCTACCTGTGCAGTTCGCCCGGATGCTAAGATCCTCGAATATGGAAGCCCGGAACATGAGAAAGCAAAGAAGCGAGTTCAGACAACGGATGACTCTGTTGCTGCTCTTTGCTCCGGATATGATGTCATCCATAAGAAGATGGGTGGGAACGAAGACTATTATGTCATTCTCAACCGTGCCGCTCTTGTAATGGTTGACCCAGTGAGCAAGCAGGGTGATCTTGCAATCAGAGCCGCGCAGAAAAACGCTGGACGAAGCAATGGCGATAGCACACGAATTTCTCCGGAAAATAACATGGGAAACCTTGACAACCGTGGTAAAAATGCTACGATAAAGGTACAGAAAACTCACACCGATGGCGGGCTAGGCAGTGGTAATTTTGGTCACGCTGGTCGAACTGGAAAGGTGGGAGGTTCTGCTTCTGGCGAAAGCAGCATCGAGGTCGAAGGTAGTTCCGGGAAAAAGGCTAAAATGAGCATCCCAGCGATTGACACCGGAGATGCAGCAGCTGAGGTGAAAAACGGAAGACACAATTCTCTTGAAAAGTACATCGATAGCGATGGGAATTTGAGTCCGGAGCGTCAGGCGCTTCACGCTGAAATCGTTTCTGGATATTTTGAAGGAAAAGAGAAAGTCGATGGAGTGAGAACTGCAACCTTTTTGGGCGGCGGTCCCGCATCCGGGAAAAGTTCATTGAGAGATTCTGGGCTGATTGTCCAAGCAGATGATCCCAGCACAGTAACGATCGATCCTGACGGCCTCAAGGGAAAACTCCCAGGGTATGAGGAGATGGCTTCTGAGACAGACAGTGCTGCTGCTTTCTACCACGAAGAGAGTTCTGCTGTTGCAAAGACGCTCTACTCTACGGCTCTTGACTATGGATGCAATACGGTGTACGACGGAACTGGCGACGGTTCTGTGAACAGTATGAGAAAGAAAATCAAAGATGCACATGATGCTGGATACAAAGCCGTCGGAGAGTATGTGACAGTCGATGTTGATGAAGCACTTCGGAGAAATGAACTTCGGTATGAGGCAGCTAAGGAGAAATATGAAAAGGGATTATCAAAAGTCCCCCCAAGACTGCCAGATGCCAAAATTGTAAAGAGTATTCACCGAAAAGTTACTGATATCTCGGTCGAGTGTGCAAGCGAATTCGATTCGATCAAGATTTATGATAACAACGGAGCACGAGGCAGCGCACCGACACTAATTGCAACTGGCGGAAATGGCAAGCCACTTTCGGCTGTCAATAAAACACTTCTTCAAAAGTATCTTGACAAGGGTGAAAAGAAGTGGAAGATAGACGAAAAAGGCGAAGTCGTTCCAGGGTGATTGGAGGATAATGTATGGAGGGAAAGATGAACAGAATCGAAGCTGCTGTGCGAGATGGCATAGACTGGAAGGAGATCACTCCACCGTTAGATTTGTTGGAACTTTTTGAATATCTCAGATTGTCCTTCAAAAAGAATGTTCCGCAGGAAAAAATAGATGCAGCTGAAAAAGATTTGTATTCGCGCCCTGCTTTCAGGTGCAATCAGATTATCAATGCAGTGAACGCGAAAGAAGATCCGAGCAGCATCCGCCCGCCACTCAATGAATTTGAGATGATTGATTTCAAAAGAATGCAGGCTGAAAAGGCTGCGGTAGATCAGTTCTCTGAAGAAAAGGCGGCAAGAACAAACACCCGCTTTACTCCGCTTATTTACGACAACGTTGAAAGTGAGTGGTAGTGTTTTTCAGAAGATAGCTGAGAAGAAAGGAAAGTACGATGTACGACGAAAAAGAAATCCGCAGATACGCTGAGAACCTGTTCATTTTCCCGAAAGACTATTTCACGTCCCGGACAGCTGAAGAACTTGGGATTTCGGAGGACAGCCGGCAGGAGATCATTCGGATGCAGAATGCAAAGCCGTCTACGAGAGCGGATGATGAGTTCGCAGCGGCATTTGCCGAATAACAGTTAAAACGTGCGCCCACGGTTTCCCGCAGGCGCACTAGAGACAACTTAGATTAGTGCTACCCATGTCTAAGATGCCCCCAGAACATATTATTTGTTTTAGGAGGAGTCTTACACATGAAAAAGATGGAAGTAGAGACCGCAATCATTGAGATGAAACAAGTAGGTGCTGTTTTGGATTCTGCATCGGATGCGTTTGAAACGGCAACTTCAACGTATGATCCAGACGACATCGAACGGGCCGAACTTCTCCTTTGCGCAGCGCAAGATCTTTTCAAAGCACGATATCAGGCACTTGTCTCAGCATATTTCAAATAACCCGGCGGAAACCGTCCTGCAATGCAGGGCGGTTTTTCTATGCCCAAATCACAGGGAGGCGAGTGGTACGGAATATCGGTATAAGGAGTTCCTTCAACGTACCGTTGAAAAGCAGTTCAAAGGCAAGGATAGTCTCCAATCGAAGACTAAACCCATCTTTCCTGCTACTGCGGAAAGGGAGTACACAAGGCTGGCAAGGGCCTACACGAAGCTTTTGATCGAGTCAGTCAGGCCGTATCTGCCTGAGATTCAACGTGCGTTGAAGCAAGTCAGAACAGATGCAAAGCATGAGATCGAGTATCCGCTGAAAAGCGGAGCACTTCGCATCAATCTTGACCGGATCTTCGATAAGATCACAACCGACTTTGCGAAGAAGGCTGGCCGGATGAAGCTCTACGACGAGCTCGAACGGATTAGCGGGCTCACAAAAGCTTCTGCAATCCGGGAGTGGAAACGTGTGGTCAAAGATACGCTTGGCGTCGATTTGTACGCCGACTACTACACCGGCGATTTCTTCAAGCAGGCCATTGACCGGTGGGTCGAGGATAATGTCTCGTACATCAAGTCTGTTCCGGAAGAAACGCTCGGAGAGATGAAAGATGTCATTCTGGATGGATATGAGCAGGGCAAGACATACACGAGCATTGTCTCTGATATCCAGGATCGCTACAACGTCAGTAAGTCAAAGGCAAAGTTCCTTGCCAGAGATCAGATTTCCACTCTGAACGCGCAAATCACAAAAAAGCAGCAGACCGATGCCGGCTGCAACTCCTACATCTGGAGCACGTCCAAGGACTCGCGTGTACGGGACTGCCACGCATCACTGGATGGCAAGGAATTCAGCTGGGATGATCCGCCTGAGATGTGGTATATGACGAAGTCCGGAATCAAGTACAGTAGACGACGCTGTCATCCCGGCGAAGATTACTGCTGCCGGTGCGTAGCGCTTCCGAAGTTCATCTTTGAAGACATCGATATTCCTGTTTGATTTTTATTATGCAACTGGACCACCGATACAGTCCCCATCCGAAATGAGAGGAGGAATTAACCTTGTGTAGAAATGTGATCATGTCGATCTGCAACCAGATCAAGGATCAGTGCACAGCGATCATGAGCAGCGCCGGCACTGTCTGCGAGGACAGAGCTTGTCAGGAGCTGTTTGACGGCATCATGGCTGATGAACTGGAGCATATCCAGAAACTGACGCTGGCGCTGACGAACGCAATCCTTGATGTAGAGGAACCTGCAGCTGAGACACCGGAGGTTGTGGAATGACACCAAAACTGAAAAGAGTGATTCGCCTGGACAGCACACCGCTGGTCCAGGCTTCTTTAACGGAAGAAGGCTATCTGATGGACCGGCCGATCCTGACCACTGTTGGTATTTTTGAGTACCGCAATGATGACGGTTCGATCCGCAGAGAGCTCCGGCTTCCGGAGGAAGTGTTCGATCCGGAAAGCCTCGCGTCGTACAAGGGCAAGCCCATCATTATCACTCACGACGCTGGCCTCGTGGATAAGGACAACGTAGCGCAGGAAGGAATCGGTACGATTCTGACCGAAGGCTACCGGGACGGAGATAACGTCCGCGCTGAGATCGTGATTCAGGATACCAACGCCCAAAAGGACTGCGGCCTGAAGGAGCTCTCGCTTGGCTACAACCTGGATCTCGATGAGACTCCGGGCGAATGGCACGGAGAGCATTACGACGCGATCCAGCGGAACATCAGGGTCAACCATTTAGCTCTTGTGAGACTTGCAAGAGCGGGTGATCAAGCGCGACTGAACATTGACGGCCGCGACAATAAAACTCTTAAAGGAGGAAATAAGAGCATGGCAAAACCCAAGAAGGCTGCAAAGAGAGCCGACGGCGCTACGCTGAACCCGGAAGATTTCCAGAAGGCAATCGACGCGTACAAGGCTCGTCGCGCAGAACGTATGCAGCAGAAGGATTCTGAGACTGAAACTGCGGCAACTCCTGCTGCTGAGGATACAACTGTCGCTCAGAATACCGCTGCTACGCAGGAAACTGAGAACACCGAGGCCAAGGCTGTTGCCAAGGACAGTGAGGCCGTAGAAACACCTCTCGAGAAGGCACATAAGGCTGTGGCTGAGGAGAAACCTGCTGAAGCACCCAAGACCACCGAAGAGAAGCTCCAGCTTGTCAAGGACCGCAGAGACCGCAGAGACTCCTTCGGCGATCCGGAAGATACGAAGTCCGCAAACGGCATTATTGCTGAACAGGACGATGACATCGACATCTTGCTTGGCATCATCGAAGAGATGCTTGCCAAGAAGGACTTCGATTCCTGCGAAGGTCAGGAGAATTGCGACGAGGGCGAGGAAAAGCCGGAGGAGAAAACCGAGGAGAAACCGGAGGAGGAGCCGAATGCTGATGCAGATGACACCAAAGAGCCGGAAAAGACCGAAGAGCCTGCGGAGCCCGATAAGGAAGATTCCGCCGAGGACAAGTCCAACGCCATGAACCTTGACGCGAAGGACATTGACGCGCTCGTCAACGAGAAGGTCAACCTCATCCTGCTTGCCAGAAAGATGAACCTTGATGGTGTTGAGAGCATGAACTCCACCGACGCCAAGAAGGCCATTATCAAAGCTGTTCGTCCGGCTATGCGGTTGGACGGAAAGAGCGCGTCCTACGTCAACGCTGCTTTCGATTTTGCCCGTAGCGAAATTGAAGCAGAGAAGAAGGATGTCAATTATCAGCGCAAGCAGATGATGCGCAAGGACTCCGCTGAACAGGCAAAGCCTTGCAGATCTGCTGCTGAAGCCAGAAAAGAAATGATCAACAAGAGAAACAAGGAGGAAATGTAATATGCAGACTACCTACAATTTCGCAACGAAGAAGGGCGTCGCAGGCGGCCTTCTGGATCTCACCCCGAAAGCAATCGATTCCCGCGTGGTTGAATCCGCAAGCATCGAGTTTGGCTGCCCGGCCTATCAGGGCACTACTGCCGGCAAGACCATTAAGGACACCGGTTCGGTGTTTGATGGCGTCACTGTCAACGGCAGAACTACCGAGCATGATCTTGATGGCAATGTCGTCGTCAAGAAGGGTTCCTCAATCGGCGTTCTGAAGTATGGCCGCATCTATGTGCAGGTCGACTCTGCTGCTTCTGGCATTGCTTACGGTACGCAGGTCTACATCGATGGTAACAAGTTCACGAACAACACGGCAAAGACCGCCATTAACGCGATCTTCGTCGGCGCTGTTGAGAACGGCGTTGCTCCCATTGAGTTGTATAACGCTCCCTATGTGGAGAAGGCAGCGGCTACCCCTGGTGAGGGCGGCTAATCCGGACAAAACGAGGAGGTAAATAGACATGGCTAAAAACACTCATACTGCATACGACCGCGACGATCTCGCCGCGCTGAAGGCTTCCAATCTGCCTGCTGCTCTGCAGACGATGGCTCACTTCGACTCCGCTGAGGACGCTTCCGTGTTCTTTGCCCGTGAGCTCGACTTCGTCAAGGCCCAGTCCTATGACGCAGAGTATCCTGAACTCACTGCACTGACCCTGTTCCCGATTTCCCATGAGGCTGATCCAGGCGCTGAGACGATCACCTACTACAGCTATGACAAGGCTGGTCAGGCCAAGATCATCTCGAACTACTCCAACGACCTGCCCCGTGCAGACGTCGATGGCAAGCCGACCCATGCGACGATCAAGTCTCTGGGTGCATCCTACGGCTACTCTGTCCAGGAAATGCGTGCTTCCAAACTCGCCGGCAAGTCCCTCGATGCCCGCAAGGCTGACAGCGCTCGCTATCAGATCGACGTTCTGGCGAACAGAATCGCATGGGCTGGCGATACTGCGTCCGGTCTGATCGGCGTTCTGTCTTCCGGCAACAACATTCCGCTGTACACGCTCCCGAATGCGTCCAGCGGCAGCACCACTGCTTGGTCGACCAAGACTGCGGCCGAGATCCTGAAGGATATCAATGGTATGCAGAAGCAGGTCTCTGCTGCAACCAAGAACGTGGAGCGTCCTGACACGCTGGTTCTGCCGTCCGATGTCTTCATCGACATCTCGACCCGCCAGATCGACAACACCGGCTACACCGTCAAGCGCTTCGTCCTTGAGAACGCTCCGTTCCTGAAGGATATCGTCCCGGCTTCCGAGCTGAACTCCGACTCCGTTGACACGAACCCGTATGCTGCTGCCTCCAACGGCAAGGGCGTCGCGTTCCTGTTCAAGAAGGATCCGAAGAAGATGACCCTCGAAATCCCGATGCCGTACTACCAGTACCCGCTGCAGGCCCGCGACCTGGAGATCGTGGTTCCGTGCGAAGCTCGTACCGCCGGCGTCATGATTTACTATCCGCTGTCTGCTCTGATTGCAGTCGGCGTCTGATAGCCTGATTTTTTGCAGCGCGATTTCAAAAGAGGAAATCGCGCTGCATTTTTATGAAATTATTCTGAATTTTGAAGGGAGTACGAACAATGAAGATCAAGAATATCGGTACAAAGGTTATCAACATCGGCCAGTGCCTGCTGCTGCCTGATCAGGAATGTACGCCGAATGCTGCCGACGGCTTCGATGAAAGCAATGAAGTCCTGAAGCTTTTTGAGCAGATGGGCCTCATCCATATCATCCACGATCAGAAACGAGGCATCAAGGAGACCGAGGAGACTTCTGAGGAGACCGAGGGGCCTGCTGTGGAGAACGAGGGAGAAGAGAAACCGAAGCGTGGCCGCAGAAAGTCCAAGGAACAGGCTGAAGCGCCTGCTGCCGAAGAATGAGTTGCACGGATACGCTTGAAATCATTCGTTTGACTGCTCCCGAGTTCGCTGCGGTTGAAGAGGACGTCATCGAGAAGTGGACCGAGATATGTGCACCGCTGGTAAGCAGAAAGAAGTTCGGGAAACTGTACCAGCAGGCACTTGCGCTTCTTGTGTGCCACAAACTCAAGATGTCTGGTTTGGGCGACAACACTTTCGGCTCGATTGCAGATACTGCAAGAGTGTCAAGCTATTCTGAAGGATCGACATCGGTTAGCTTCAATTCCGGGTTTACCAGCGGAAACGTAACTACTGGAGAACTGAACCTGACACACTATGGTCTGCAATTCATCGAACTTCGCAAGCTTGTTGTTGTTCCTATTACCATTTCAGGAGTGGAAAATGGCTGATTTCAAGTTCAAACTCACTGCTGCAGGACGGCAATACGAAAAGACAATAAGGGAGATATGCAGCAGGCAAATCTCGCTTGGGTTTCCCGAGGGGATGGCCGCCAAGAAGAGAAGCAGCAGTGGAATAGAAGACGCTGGTGCTATGCTTGCTGATGTTGCCCTATGGAATGAAGTCGGAACATCGAAAATGCCGGCCAGGCCATTCATGGCATCCTCTTTTGAAAATAACGAAAAAAACTCAAGGCTTTTTGCGCACGATGCCTAAAAGAAGTGGAAACTGGAGCCACTGCACAGGATGTCCTTCAGAAAGTCGGCGTGTATGCGAAGGGAATTATCCAGCAAGAGATCTCGGATGGTGACTTCGCAGCGAACGCGCCATCGACCGTTGCCAGGAAGGGCTCTGATAAGCCGTTGATTGACACCGGCCATATGCGCCAGAGCGTCAACTTTGAGATCAAGGGAAAGGAGTGACGGTATGCTGCTGCCCATATTCAAAAAGGACTATATCGTCCGCAGACACGGGGAACAGACCGTCATTGACGGGCATCCTGCGAAGAAGGCTGATAAGATCTTTCGGGCCATGCTCAATGTGCAGCCTGCCAGCACGGATGAGCTTGCTGTCCTTCCGGAAGGCGAGCGGACGGTGAGCAGACTGAAGGTCTTTTCCGACTTCCCGTTTGTGACAGCGTCGCAGGAGACCGGCATTCCCGGAGACTGGCTGAACTACCACGGGTATTGGTATGAGTGCAAAAGCGCGAACATCTGGGATCATACGCTTCTCAGCCACTATGAATCAGAGTTCGTCATCATCCCAAACCAGAAGGCCGGTGAAAGTTTATGACGCTGAATGAAGTGAACCGTAAACTATTCAGTCTGTTAAGAAGCTACTTTCCGCAGACGCATATCGCATTTGCAGAAGTGAATCAGGTCAAGGGGCATATTCCGGCGCTTACCATCAGGGCGGGCAATCTGAAACGTGCATTGTTCCCGATTACACGGGAAATCAACGGCGTTCCGTGTGATTGCTGGGTGCAGCAGTATCCTGTTGAACTGAATCTCATGACCAACGGAAGGCAGGTCAGCAGCGACGGATTTTCGTATAATGAAAACACTGCCGTTTCCGACCTTGTCGACCTCATAAATTTTCTCGGCTCTCCTCATGCAAAAGAATGGTGCTTGGCGAACGACATTTCCATCCGCCCGAATAGCGACGTTATGAATGTTACAAGCCTCATCAACGACGTCGCATGGGAGTTCAGAGCCAGAGTTGAAATACTTGTTGGATTCACACAGCTTGCAGTTGGTGCGGCTGGGATCATTGCGGAGTCCAGCATCAAGGAAACGACCGATCCCGATACCGGCAAGAAAGACGAACGTGTGGAGCCCGAATGGCAGCCTACTCCGAGCGGAGGCGGTTCGTCTGACCTTGCGGAAGAAGAAACCGGTTATTTCGAGCATGTTATCATAGAAAACTACAAGGAGGATTAAGGCAATGAGCCAGATTAGCGACATTGTAAATGTCCAGATCGAACTGAACACGAACTTCACTTCCACCGACAGCTTCGATCACATTTGCGTTATCGGCCAGCGTCCGAAGAAGTGGACGGATTGGGCTGCATCTACTGCCTATGTGGTAGGCGACGTTGTGGTTTCCGGCACTCATGTATATGCGTGCGAAACTGCAGGTAGCAGTGGTGATGCCGCACCCGACCATACTTCTGGAACTGCAGCTGATGGAACTGTGACGTGGAAATATAAGTCCGAGATTCCTGATGATGTTGGACTGTATGCAAATCTTCAGGAAGTTACATCGGCAGGCTGGGATGCTATGACCGATCCGGTCGGTGTGGCAGCGCGCATCGCGTTCAGTCAGTCTCCTAAGCCTGATGGCTTGTATATTGCGGTCCAGCAGATGGATAGCGATGAACTTGAGCCGGCTGCGAGAACGGCCGAGCGTGCGCTCAGTGTATCCGGCTGGTATGTGCTTTGCACTGCGGGCGTGCAGGAATCCGAGTACCAGGATATCGCTGGCCTGATCGAGTCGTACAACAAGATGTTCATCTACACCTATGTCGGTGATAATGACCCTGTTGGCGACATTTTCTATCGGACTGCTGGATACTATGGCCGTGTATACAGCACACAGAATGCAAGCGACGTTCCGGCAGAAAATAGTCATGTAGGTCTTGCCGTTGCTGCAAAATGCTTGCAGTATGAGCCTGGTTCTGAAACATGGGCGTACAAGACACTGGCAGGCGTTCAGGCTGCTAGTCTGTCGTCCAATGTTATCAACAAACTCAAGGAAGCCAATGTCAACTGGTACGATACGGTTGGCAAGGACAAAATCACTGTGCTCGGCAAGGTAAAGGCTGGCGAATGGATCGATGTTATCCGTCTTCGTGACTGGATTCAGGCAGATATGCAGACGAACATTCTGAATCTGCTCAAAACGAACAAGAAGATTCCGTTCACGTCTTCCGGCATTGCCAGAGTTGAAAACGTCATGAGCGCTACACTCCAGAGAGCACAGAGAAATGGCGGCGTTTGTCCCGATGAATACGACAGCGACGGCAATCAGATTCCCGGATACACGGTCATGGTTCCTGCTGTTTCTGAAATCACTGCTGCGATGAAAGCTGCTCGTACCCTCAGTGATTGCAAGTTTGAAGCATTCCTTGCCGGTGCAATCCATATCGTCAAGATCTTTGGTTCTCTCACTTATTCCGGCTAAGGAGGTTCGGTGAATGTTTACATATGCTTCAAATCAGGTCTTGATTGCGGCTGGTAATCATGCGGTTTCCGGCTATGCAGAAGACAGTTTTATCTCCATCGATGCAAATGGCGATGGCATCATGAAGAAGGTTGGATGCGACGGCGAAGTTTCCAGAGCAGTCAGTCCCGACAACACATACACCGTAAAGATCGCACTCATGCAGGGGAGTCCGTCCAACAAGTTCTTCCAGGGTATGTATGAGAAGGATCGCACGAGTGGTGACGCTATTTTCCCGCTGCTGATCAAGGATTTGACCGGCGGCGTTCTTTTTTCCGCTGACAGTGCGTGGGTCGGAAAACCCGCGTCCAGAGGCTATGGCAAAGATACGACGAACCGCGAATGGGAAATTGCCACTGGCCCTGCCGTCTATAAGGAGTAATCGGAGGTATTTATGAAACAGTTCGACACAGTCACAAAGAACTTTGGAGGCAATGCCTTTTTTATCCGGCCATTCGGCGCATTTGATGCTGCGCGAATCACCGGTGATCTCAGCTCTACCCTTGTGCCACTGGTATCCGGCCTGATTCCGGCAGTGAGCAATGCAAAAGATGTTGATACGCTTTCCGAAGTCGCCATCGACTACGAAAAGCTTGGGCCGTCCCTTGCAGAGTCTTTTTCAATGCTTGAAGGCGAAAAGATTGAAAAACTGCTCAGAACACTGCTGGTCGACAAAAACAACATTTCTGTCCGACTGGAAGGAGACAGAGACGCACAGCAGCTCACATTTGATATTGCAAACGACATCTTTGCGGGTGATCTGCAGGATATGTTCATGCTGGCCGTTGAAGTTATTAAAGTGAACTTCAACGGTTTTTTCAAGAAACTCGCCGGCCGATCTGGCGCAGCAAAGTCAATCCCGAAAGCGACTACGAACGGTTTGGCGAGCTCGACCTGAGTGCGTTCAACGAGATTGAACTCAGGCTGTATTGCATGATAAAGGCTGGAATTGCCTCAAAGGAAGAACTGGAGAACTGTTATACCCTCGACGAAGCGCTCAAGCTCTATGCCCTGTTCCGAATGGATCAGGACATAGAGTACGGGCTTTCTCTTGACCTAAAAGACGACAGGAGGTGATTTCGCATGGGGCTGATTGCTGCCGTTCTGCAGAACATCATCGGCTACACCGTCGATAAGGCATCGGAGCAGAAGGCACAAAGCAGCATCAAGGGCATTGAGAACCTTGCGAAAAAGGCTCTCGGCTTTATAGGCGTATCACTGTCTGTCGCCGGTGCTACGTCCTTTATCAAATCCTGCGTTTCTGCTGCCTCTCAGGTTGAAGAGATGCAGAATAAATTCGACGTCGTTTTCCAAGGTATTAACGAAGAGGTCGATGCTTGGGCGGAAAATTACGCCGATGCCATAAACAGAAATAAGAACGACATCAAGACCTACCTCGCTGACCAGCAGAACCTGCTCGTCGGTTTTGGCATGACCCGCCAAGAAGGCGCGGAGTTGTCAAAGCAGATGACAACGCTGGCCCTCGACCTCGCTTCGTTTGCGAATATTGATGAGAAGTCATCTGTTGATGCAATGACGAAAGCGGTTATGGGCGAGAGCGAAGCCGCAAAACGACTCGGCGCCGTCCTAAACGAATCCACAAGAGCGCAGGCGATGGAAACGCTCGGACTAAAAGGCAAGTACGACTCCCTTGACCAGCTGACAAAGATGCAGGTCAACTACCAGGCCATCCTGCAGCAGTCCCCGGATGCCATCGGCGACTGCGAGCGCAGCATGGGTTCGTATGAGTCCACCATGCGTGGTTTCAATTCGAAACTCAAGGAGCTCAAGGAACTGATTGGCCAGTTCTTCATGCCGGTTGCCAAGAAGATCCTTGATATCGGCACGAGGGGGATTATCAAGCTCCGCGAAGCCATTACGAAATTCAAGGACTTCGCAGATCGGGTAGGCGGAGCAGAGAGACTTCTGAAATTCCTCGCTGTGACTATCGCAGCGGTCATTGCAGTCCTCAAGTTCGATAAGATCAAAAAAGGACTTAGTGACATCGTTTCTCTGCTCACAAAGATCAATCTGAAAACCCTTGCCATTGTTGCAGGAATTATCCTGCTCGCTCTTATCGTGGAGGATTTCATTTCCTTCATGCAGGGCAAGGAATCCGTCCTCGGAGATCTTCTGAGTGCGAACGGAATCGATCCTGAAGAGGTTCGTGCCAAGATCAAGAAGATCTGGGAATCCGTCAAAACAACGTTCGGGAAGATCAAGGATTTCCTGAAAACGACGTGGGAAAATATCAAGTCTACCGCGAAGAGCATCTGGGAGCCGATCTCGAATTTCTTCAAAGAAAACGGGGATGACATCAAGAACAAACTCCAGCGCGTGTGGAATGCGATCAAAACCATCGTCGTCACGGTCTGGAATGTCATAAAGAACACCGTTGTCCAGAGGCTGCAGGACATCAAGGCTGTGATGAGTCCAATCCTCGATGCAATAAAGAACTTCTGGGATAAATGGGGCGAGAACATCAAGTCCGCCGCAGCCCGGCATTTCCAGGGAGCGCTCACGAATATCAGCAGCGTTCTCAATATCATCGTGTCCGTATTTGAGGCATTTGCATCGTTACTCACCGGTGATTGGAACGGCTTGTGGGAGTCCATCAAGAACATTCTTTCCGAGGCGTGGAATATCATCAAGAATTCGTTCCAGACGCTTTGGGATACGGTGAATCAGCTCACCGGCGGGAAACTCGGCCAGCTCAAGAATACCATCGTCAACGGCTTCAACGCAGCTATCAACTGGATCAAATCGCTTCCTGCCCAAGCCTACCAGTGGGGCGTCGATATGATCCAGGGAATCATCGACGGTATTACAAGCATGATCGATACTGTCGTTAGTACGGTTAAGAATGTCGCAACGAAGATCGGTGAGTTCCTGCATTTTTCCAGACCGGATAAAGGACCACTGCACGATTATGAGCAGTGGATGCCAGACTTTATGAGCGGCTTGGCTGACGGCATCAATAAGGCCAAATCGAAAGTTATTGGTGCGGTCAAGGGACTCACTGGCGATATGTCGCTTGGTGATGTTACTGCGAATGTCAGCAGTTTTGTAAAGCACGGCGCATTCAATGCTACGCCGAACACAGCAGGGAATACCACAAACAACCGGAAGGTAATCAATCAGAAAGTCGAGTTCAATAGCCAATTCTATGGAGATAAGGCCGCACAGCTGAACACTGCAAGCACAATGAAACGAGGCGCTGCAGACGCTACAGCGGAACTTGCAAGAGCGCTTACATACGCATAAGGAGGGGATGGAATGCCGCAGGCATTAACGCCAGTCAATATTGCAGGCACTGAGTTTGATGCGCTTATCACATTGGATGAGACAGCTGAGGCAGATGTCCCTGAATACCCAATCGAAACAGGATATACAGTATCTGATACAATCATTCGTAAATCAAAGCTGCTGGCAATGTCGCTGTTCGTTTCTGGAATGCCTGTTACATGGCGAGGACGCCTCGGTGGGGGCAGCTCGCGCATTGCAAGTGTAAAAAAGCAACTGCTGCAATTATATGCTGATGGAAATCCGATCACCGTAAACACATCGGACAACACATATGAAAACATGGCGTTTACCTCCATCAGTTTTCATAAGGCAACAGACATTGGATTTGCACTACAGATCGATGTTGAGATGAAGGAGGTCATTGTTACCTCCACTGCAACTACGACTATCCCTGATTCTTATGGAAAAAGCGGAACAACAGGCGCATCAGCTGGCAGCGCCAGTACGACAACATCTGATGGGAGTTCCGGAACGGCAGGCGGAGGTTCCGGAACGGCAGGCGGAGGTTCCGGATCTGGCTCTGGAAGTGGAAACGGGGATGGAGAAAGTATTCTGCACGGAATTGTAAGTTCTGCAAAAAGCGGTTCAGGTCTGTTCGGCGCTATTTCAGGAGGATCGTAATGAAGAGAACTACAATCTCTGTCCCGAATTTAAATGACAGTTTTGAAAAAGTGACTCTGAACGGAAAGGTCTACTACCTGCGGTTCACATGGAATGACTACGAACAGCGGTGGATGCTCGGCATTTACGACAACCTCAAGGTTCCAATCCTGACGTGCATTAAGATCGTCCCACGTTATCTTCTCAACCTGTTCTGTGGACTCGATGAGTTTTCGGAACGCTCTTTCTATGTCGAAACAGAACTTGAGGAAATAGGACGAAATGATTTCCTGGACGGGAAAGCAACGTTTGTTTTCTATCAAGTGTAAAGTCCTGCGGCAGTAAACGCCGCAGGACTTTTTGGAGGAATGTACACATGAATTTCAACCGGAGTTACCGGTTTTCTGCCGGACAATCTGGAGGTTCTGGATTTGAAATAGGCGGAGAAAAGGGAAGCAATGGAATGCCGCTGCATATCTCGTTCTCCATTGAGCGAAGCGAAAAAGAAGCATCCAATACCGGGAAAGTAAGCATTTGGAACTTGAATGACGAGCATATTGATGCGCTGAAAGAGGACGACTGCGTTGCGCTTCTGAAAGCTGGGTATCAGGACAGTATGCCGTTGATTTTTACCGGTGTCGTAACATTCGGCTCCACCGAACTTGACGGCGCAGACACTGTTACAGATATCGAGGTAACAGATACCCGTGTAGAACTTCGTGATACCTATGTCGCGCTGTCCTATGCCGGAAAGGTCAACACGAAGGATATCATCACAGATGTTGCCGGACAAATGGGCATTACCCCTTCATTCAGCTATAATGCGGAATTCTCCGAGCTTCCGAATGGATACAGCTATGTCGGGCAGGCGAAAAATGTCCTTACAAAAATGTGTGACACAAGCAACCTGGTTTGGTCTGTCCAGAATGGCGTACTTCAAATAAAAAAGCCAAATGATGTTATGCTTCGAGAGGTTTATGTTTTATCCCCTGACACCGGACTGCTTGGCATTCCGAAAAAGATCAATGTCTCCAAGGAAGAAGAAGGGGAGAAAACAGAAAACGGATGGGATGTTGTCTATCTTATGAACGCAGCAATCGACATTGATGACTATGTATACCTTGAGAGCAAACTCGTCAAGGGATATTTCAGGGTGAGCCAAATTAAAATTGAAGGTGACAATTTCTCAGAAACATGGCAGTGCAGCGCAAGACTGTTGGAGATTGAGTGAAATGACGAACGAGTTTGTACAGAAAATCAGAGATGACACGGACAAGCGCATTGGGGAAGTGCATACTGCGTTTCCTGGCACTATCGTCTCATATGATCCTGCAACCAATATGGCAGAAGTGCTTCCTGGCATTCAGTTAAAAAAACCGGATGGGACAAAGATGGATTACCCGAAAATCAGCGGAGTTCCAGTGTGCTGTGTACAGGCGAGCGGTCAGAATGCCGTTGTTGCATTGCCTATTAAGGCAGGCGACGGATGTATGGTCGTCGTATCTGAAAAGGCAATCGATAAATGGCTCTATGGTCAGGAAACCGACACTGACCTGAACCACGATATCACGAATGCAATGTGCGTTCCCGGTATGTTTGCGAAGGGATGTGCCGTTCAGCAGGAAGCCTGCTCAACCGGAAAGATAATTGTAGACTGCGACGGCGCAAGAGGAGAGTTCGGGGAAGGAAAGGCAACGTTGAAGGCTGGAGGCGCAAAAGTTGACGTTGGCGGAGGCGGAGTTCAAGTGCAAGGCAACTTAACAGTTGCTGGTGCAATCACCGCTTCCGGCACAGTACACGGCTCAAATATTTGATACACTGCGCAATACCTCACCAGATGCGATGGCTCCGAGGAACAACCGATTTTCAACACCAATTATATCAATGAAAAAAACGCCCACAAGGGCGCTACGAGCGCCATAGGAGGTGCTTATGAAAGATATTTTACTTGTGGATGATGACCTGTATGTTACGGATACGGGAGATATACGTCTTACGGATCGGGTCAGCCAAGCTGCGAAGATCCGGCTCAGATGGTTTAAAAATGAATGGGGCCTTGGGCCTCGGTTCGGAATGCCATACTATGACGAATTTTTAGTCAAGAATCCGAACATTCCTAAATTGAGGAGAATAATCAGCGACGAACTGATGGCTATAAATGAGGTTACGGATGTTGCGAACCTCGAAATTTCGGTAGACCCTCGAACGCGCGATGCACACATCACTTTTACATTGATATGCGGAGAAGAATACTACGACGAGGAGGTAACGATCAGTGCCTGACTACGGTATTACGAAGACCGGAATGCACATCAAACGCCTTGATACGATCATGGATGAAATCCATAAGGATCTCACAGATGGGTTTGGCGTGAATACGAAGCTTAATCCGGAATCATATTTGAATGTTCTTGTTACCTGCTTTGCGGATAAGATTGCAGAATTGTGGGAATTTGGAGCCAGCATTTATCATGCGAGCTACCCGTCCTCTGCAGAAGGAATCAATCTCGATAACTGTATGCAGTATTCCGGCGTTGTAAGAAAGCTTGCGGCAAGAAGCTATTACCCGATCCACTGCAAGGGGATTGATGGAACTGAGCTCGCCACAGGCACTATGATTGCAAGCGTGACAAATCCCGTGAAGCGCTTCTACCTCAATGAAGCAAATACGATTTCGAGAACGCAATTCAACAAGGCGGCAATCAAGGCGCTTTCTTATGCAGATGGCGATTATACGATCGGCATTAACAACAATGTTTTTTTGTATCATGCAGAAAATGCAACCAGTAAAACAGATATTCTGAATGGTCTGAAGGCTGCTGTCACAGATGTGAATTATACAGCCACCGTTGATTCTGAAAATGAACAGCTGGTCATTGAATGTGTGAACATAGAGGCCAATAACACGATGGTGCTGTCAGACAACCTCACGACCGGATGGGTGGTGTCTATTATCACCTTTGTCTCTGAAGAGGTTGGCGACATCGTAATGCAGGACAACACGATTACGAATATTGTTACTGCTGTTACTGGCCTCGAAAGTGTTACCAACATCAGCAAACACACACCCGGCCGTCTGCGGGAAACGGATTCGGAACTTCGCACAGCATATCTGAAACGGGTATTTAATCTGTCATCAAGGATGTGTGACAGTATTGCGAGTTCGCTTCTGCAAAATGTAAGCGGTGTCAAAACTGTTGCTGTTTACGAAAATGACACCAATGTCACCGACTCGTGGGGAAGACCTCCGCATAGCGTTGAGGCTGTTGTCGAAGGCGGGGGCGATGCAGAGATTGCACGGGAAATCTTGAAAACGAAGGCGGCAGGTATTCAGACCCATGGCTCTGTGACTGTAAATGTCCCAGACGCTTACGATAGCACGATCCCTGTTCACTTCAACCGTCCGACTCCTGTTTATTGCTGGTTTAGCGTGTCCATTACACAGAGCAATGACGAGGCGCTTCCGCCTAACTATGCAGATCTGATCGAAAACTGCATTATCGATCAAATTGAAAGCACATCAGCCGGAAGCGATGTTACTCCGCAGAAGTGGATGAGCAAGATATATGCGGCCTGCACCGGCATTGCGTACATTGATATCAAAATTGCCACAGAGACCGAAAGCGATTCGATTCCGCAAACGTCTGGCTATGCGAAGCGGCTCGTAAGCATTTCGCCGCGCGAAAAAGCAGTTACAGACGCAGGAAGAATCGCAATTAGTCTGGAGGAAGCATAATGCCAGAAGTTGAAGATGTCCTTTCGCATTGGTTTGAAGACATTCCGATGCAGTTCAAGGATAAAAAGAAAATCAAGATTCTACACGATGCTTTTGCACGGCAGTTGCAGGAAACAAAGGCGTTTTTGCTTTCTCTTGATATCAACCGAAGGATAGAAACAGCGGAGGGAGAGCAGCTTGACAGGATCGGAGATATTGTCTGCCTGACAAGAGCACAGGCTGGACTCTATACCGGAGACCCGATTCCGGTGAATGTCCTTGATGATAAAACGTACAGAAAATTTCTGAAGTATAAGATTCTGCTCAACACCAGCTACTGCACATATGACGAACTCATAAAGGGCCTGAACTACTTTTTCGTTGACTACAACATCTATTACATGGAAGACCCGGAGTGGCCGGCAACAATCGTATTCAAGGTTCCAAGCGAGGTCGGGTCCGTTCTCACAGAAACGCCGATCATCAAAGCCGCTGGCGTTGGATATAGAATTATCGTTTTCGACAGCGAGAATGAAATCGGGCACAAAATGTTCTTTGGCTACTTTGATAACCAAGAACTCACGATCTACTACAACACGACCGGAAATGGGAAGATCTCTGACGGCGTACTCATTCTGAGCAGCGAAGATGGTTATTATGTTGAAAATGAGATTTTACATACAATAGAAGCTGATTCAATTAGTGGCGAGGTTTTAACCATTTCTGATCCGGAAGTTACAGAAGGAGGCTAACGATGGCATTCGTTACAACGCTCACGACAAAAGGAAAACAGATGCTTGCATCTGCATTTACTGGAAAGCCGCTGATATTCAGCAAAGTAAATTTCGGCTCCGGATCAGCGGAAGTAGGAGAAATACCTACTCTTGAGGATATTAAGGAAGCAAAGGCTGTCGGTCACATTGCAAGCAAGGAGCGTGAAAACACCCAGGCAAAGATTGCGGTTGTACTTACAAACGAAAATGTATCAACCGGCTTTTATATCACTGAGATAGGTATCTTTGCGAAAGACCCTGCTGAAATCACAGCAGGAGACACAGAGGCAACTATTTCTCAAAAGCCAGACTATCTGTACGCGTATATAAAAATCAGCGACGGTGATGGTGGGAAGCTTCCACCGTATGATGCTGCTCCTGCCAGACGGCAATTCCTGATCTATATGTATGTCGGGCTTGCAACTGATGTCAGAGCCGTACTTGACTCGAAATTCATTTATGTCACAGAGGATGAGTTCCAGGCTCACCTTACCGATCCTGATGCGCATAAAGATTTGTTAGCAAGATTTCAGACAAAGACAAATCTGCTTCAGGAAGCGACAGTAATTGAAACGACCGATTATATTCCGATTTACCACCCAAGCGATAATACACATTACAAGATCGGATTCGCAAAGTTCTTTACTGCAGTCAGGAATGTGCTGTTTGCTGGAATTGACGGAATCATTAAGGCGAACAAAAACGGAACAATCTCCAAGGCTCTGGGAGGCGAGGACTATCAGCTGCCTACAAACAAGCTTGTTGCTGGAAGTTCTCTTGATGATACAGATACCATTCCATATTACGATACCTCCGAGAAGAATCATAAGAACACAACATTGTATGCACTAATCAGCAAAATCAAGAAGAGCGCTTTTCCTGATGGTTCTGGCCTTCTGAAAAAAGAAGGACAAGACATAAAAACGGCAATGTCAGGAATTGACTACCAACCTGCTACAAGGAAACTGGATGCGTCTACAGTCGAAGATGCAGACTCAATCCCGATCTATGATGAGAGCGTTACAGGAGATCGACGCGTTACGTTCAGTTCACTGAAAAATTCGCTCAAACAGTATTTTGACCAACTGTACACAAAAGTTGCATTTGACAACACGCCAACGAAAGGCAGCCAGAATGCTGTTACAAGTGATGGAATTTATACGGCGCTAGCCGATAAAAAGATCTTTCATGTTGGCACGACACCTCCCACAAACAGAAATTTGCTTTGGATTGATACCACAAATGTCACAGGTGGCCTCAAATACCACAATGGCAGTAGCTGGGTACATGTTCCGGTTGCTTATGCAACATAAACTGCTGCGTTTTTGCTGAATAAGGAGAAAAGTATGATTACAGTTCTTAACCAAGAGATGACAGACTATTTGCAGGCAAAGGAATATGAGTATAGAGCACACAAATTCCTTATTGGATTCGCAAATAACCACAATCTAACGAAGCGCCCCGTTTATCAGCAATGGTTAGAAGAATGTCAAGAAGCTTGCGTTCAATTTGAGTGTGCAAGAAACACGCTCAATGAGTTGTACCCAGATGGATGGAGAACACCAGAAAAAGAGGACGTTGAGACATTTGCCAATCAGCTGATTCGTTTGTTCCCCAATAAATCGAGAGACCCTATGCACATCGGTGGTGCACACTGTAAAGATGTGACGATCCAGGTCACTGAGGAGTGCAATATGGCCTGTACATACTGCTATCAAGGGCATAAAACGTGTAATTCCATGGATTTTGACACAGCAAAGAAATTCATCGACTGGCTTCTTGAGGGTAAAGATCCGTACATCAATGCCGACAATTCAGATGGCATTATACTTGATTTTATTGGAGGAGAGCCGTTTTTGAAAATCGGGCTTATCCGAAAGACGGCCGAGTATTTTGTAACCAGAGCATTTGAACTCCATCACCGGTTCGCCACGCGATTCATGTTCAGCATTACATCAAATGGCCTCCTGTATTTCGAGCCAGAAGTACAGGAGTTTTTTGATGAATACCAGATTCACACTTCGTTCTCCATCACAATCGACGGAAATAAGCAACTCCATGACACCTGCAGACTCGATAAAGGCGGTTACGGGACATATGACCGGGCAATAGCCGCGGTTGATCATTTTGTGAATGTTCGACACGGCAACATGGGGAGCAAAATGACTATCGCCCCTGCAAATGTTGGATATGTCTACGAAGCTGCGAAAAACATGATTGACTACGGATATAAGCACATCTTTCTGAACTGTGTGTATGAGGAAGGATGGACCGTTGAGCATGCACGAACTTTGTATAAGCAGCTATGTCAGCTTGCCGATTATCTGGTTACGCTCGATAATAGGCCGACGCTCAGTATCTTTGATAAGAAGTGTGGGCACCCGCTTCCAGAGAGCGAGAACCAGAACTGGTGCGGAGGCAACGGACTCATGCTTGCTGTTGACTATCATGGAGATCTGTATCCGTGCCTCCGTTATATGCCGTCCAGCGTTGGGCCTGACGTTGAGCCGTTTACAATCGGTGATATTGAACACGGAGTCTGCAATAAGGAACGACTGCATTGCCTTTCCTGTGTGACACGCTGCAGTCAATCATCTGACGAATGTATCCATTGTCCGATTGCGTCCGGGTGTTCGTGGTGCACTGCTTATAATTATCAGATTTTCGGGACGCCGAATAAGCGTGCCACATTCATTTGCCCCATGCACAAAGCAAGGGTTTTGGCGAATGAATATTATTGGAATCTCGTTGGGGATGACTACGAGGTTGATATGCCAGAAGAATGGAGAAAGGAGATCGTAGATGTCTAATATCAGCGCAGAACGAATTGCTGAATTGAAGGCAAGGGTCAAGGCCGAATGTCTCCGTCGCTGCCATGTCGATAGCGTAGAAGAGTACGGTGGTTCCCAGTTCGATTTTTCTCAAGTTCCAACCAGTAGAAACGTTGCGTTTGAGGAGCATGCGGAAAAGGTTTTACGGCCTTTGAATGCCATCAATGATGCGAAGTTTCCGTCTATTCGTGGAGACAGGATTATTAGTAACTCTGAACTCACGAAAGAAGAAGCATTTTTGACAATCGCAGAGGCTCGTGCAGTTACTGATGAACATGGGACAGACTGCAATGGAAATTGCACAGGTTTATGTTTCGGATGTACAAGCGGCTGCGTCAGTGGATGCACTTCATGCGACGGATGCACAGGAGACTGTAAGACTACATGTAGAGATGGCTGTATGAGTACATGCAGAAACACATGTCGTGGGTGCGACACTGAGTGCGATGGCTGCTCAGGCTGCGGTGCCTCTTGCGGTGTCGAGTGTGCAAATTGTACTGGTTGCTCTGGGTGCCGCGATACCTGCGGCTCCGGCTGTACAGACACATGCAGAGGTTGTAACGGTTGCACTACGAGTTGTGGTGGAGACGGGTGTGTTGGAAATTGTGTCACAGCCTGCAGTTCCGGCTGCACTACAGGCTGCGGAGCTGAGTGCGGCAGCTGTCACGGAACCTGCACAAAAGTCAATTACGCTGATTAGAGGAGGAAAACATGGATATCTGCACGGATTTTGATGTTGCAATGAGCCAATATATCGTTGAACTCTATGGTGAAAGGCGGACAAAGGCGGTTCGCACGAATGTCGAACTTGCCGTTGGAAACGACCACTACTCTTTTATTCAAACTGTGAATGCAATTATTTGCGCAGCACAGCAAAAGTGCGGTGAAGCATTCTCTATTGAGGACGCTATTTCAATGTGCAAAAAGGAGTTTGAAGCGCTCCACTTCGATGACCATTTTTGTTCATGGGATTTCTACGATGAAGTCGCTCATGTCGTGATCGGGGTCAAGAAATTCAAGACATTAACGGAGTCTGACAAACTCAAAACTGTGAACAGCGTATTCCAAACGGGAACTGCTTGCCCTGACATCTATATCAGGGCAGGGATGATTTTGTACTGCCTGAGAATTATGACAAGATTTGGCCTCATGACGAAGGATATTGATCTCATGAAGCGTATTTCACAAGCGGTGTCTGGGCTCAATGAGCAGGAAAAGGCAAATGCGGTTATCCCTGATTGCTTTGTGCGAGAGATTTAAAACATGGAAATTGTGAAAGATTACGAACTCGTGGCTTGTCAGTATGCAGTAGCATTGTACAAGAACGGGATGACACCACAGGTCAGAACTATTGCAAGGAATGCGTGTAGATCATCCGAATATGCTGCAAAGGCATTCTTTGATATAGTTCTGGCGTTTTTCTGCAAGAGAAACGATGTCAGCGGATTTGCGCAGGAATACGGTGTACTTTGCATCGATGAAAGACTGTGCGACGTGGAAACTGCAAAACGCATTTTTGCGCTGTTCCAAGCCGGGAGCAGTATCTCAAAAGAGCCAATAACGAGAAAAATCTGGATTCTTCGCAATGTCAACGATACTGCAGACAACTGCCAATACGTCGAAATTTGGTATGGGCTTAAATTGCTTGTCCTGAATCAGATTATCAGATTTGGACTTATTGATTCAATGGCTGACACTGTATCCAAAATTTCAACTGAAATTGAGAAGGCGAAAGGGCATATAACACCGTGGATTCCACAAACGCTTGACGTGGCTTTCAGAGGGTAGGGAGGTGTATAGATGCTTTTTGTAAAACAAGTCATGGTAGACAATACTGTCTATGATGTTTTTGACCGTACCTGTAGAAATTCGCTTCCTGTAAATGTATCGAGCGATACTCTTACATGGCAGGCTTATGCCAACACTGCATTAAACGACGGAAACTATTATGTTGTTGATCTTAATGGGAAGAAGACGCGACTGGCTGTGCAGACCGATGATGACGATGTGGTAACACAGTTTGCTGTCAGTGGTGTTGACGGAAACCTCTACATCCGGCGTGCTGCTAAAGACGCAATTCAGCAGGTCGATTTCACTAAGATTGCAAGTTCACAAGAAGTTGTTACCGCTCTTGCTAGTGCATCGGTTGATCTTCCGGAAGATGCAGAGGATGGGGACGTTGTTACGATTGCGCTTGACGAATCTGGAAAAAAGAAACTCGGATGTGCAAAGATCGGCAACTTTGTCCTCGAAAATGTTGAGGCATTCGCATTTTACTATACTCCACATGTTGATGCGAACGGGAACTTGACCTTTACTCCAAACAGAACCGAACTTCCACCGATTACAGACACCTTCAACATCAAGGGTGAAACCCCATACGAAGCTGCTGTACGCGGCGGATATACTGGATCATCGGCTGATTTTGACAAAATACTTGCTTCCGCAGAAAATAAAGCAGATAAAAAAGTGCCGGCGAATGTTGGAAATATCGCGTCACTCGATGAAAAAGGTAATATTGCCGACAGCGGAAAGAACATTAGCCAAGTCGGTGTGCAAGCTGATTTCAATGAGAAGGACGGGAGTAGTGCTGCATACATAAAAAACAAACCTCACGAATATACAGATTCCGAAATTCAGGGACTCATTACAAAAAAACTCGATGAATATGTACCTGCTGCTATTGCGGAAAAACTCAATCGGACCGGTGCGGTAAATGAGGAAGATACGAATTATACCGGCTACATGTCGAGAGGTCAGAGCCTGAATGCGCAGGAAACCACTCCGACTGTAAACGGAACGATCGCATGGCAGTACGAGTGAGGTGCGCCTATGACGAACAGAATTGAAGGGAAATTTTGTGCCACGATCAAGAATGTTGACCTCTCTGGTGCAAGCGGATTTGAGTTCTATGTTAAGCAGGCTAACCATTTTTTTCAGTATGTTCCGGAAATAATCCAGCCCAACATTGTCTATATCGAGATCCCGTATGAGGATGCGATGCAACTGCATGCTGGAATTCCATGCAAATTGCAGTGCGCTTGGACTGACAAAGACGGGAACAAGTGCAAAACGAAAGTCATCTTGGTTCCTGTCGAGGAACTTTTGAAAAAGGATGGATATAAATGAGTGCTTCTTACACCGAAATTACTCCGCAGTGTGAACTCGAAGTAGAAGACGTTACCCCATGTTATGAAATGGAGGTTGAACAAACCGAGCGTTCATATGAGATGGAGGTAGAAGAAGCGCGGGAAATCTATCGTGGCGGTACGAAATCTCATAATGATCTTACCGACAGGGACGTTCCAGACCAGCACCCGATCAATGCAATTACTGGCTTGTCTAATGAACTTGATAATCGTGTTCAAAAGAGAGATGGCATGGGGCTTTCAAGCAATGATTTTACTGACGTTGACAGAGACACGCTCCAATATCTTGGCGAAGGAGAAAAAGCTGAGATCCTGTCAAATATTGAAATCGAAAATATACTCAAAAAATATGTATAGGAGGAACTATGGCTAAATTTCTTGACAGCAATGGGCTGCTCTACCTCTGGGGGAAAATCAAGGGTCTTATTCCAAACAAAATGTCGCAGTTGGAAAACGATTCTGGATTCATCACAACGTCCGACATCCCTGAAGGAGCGGCTGCCAGTACAACGCCCCCAAAAATGGACGGCGAAGTATCGATTGGCACAGAGAAAGCATTTGCACGGGGCGATCATAGACATCCAAGTGATATCAGTCGCGTCCCAACGACACGGAAGGTCAACGGGAAAGCTCTTTCTGAAGATATCAACCTCGGCGCATCAGATGTCGGAGCAAGATCCGATTCGTGGATGCCAACTGCATCCGAGGTCGGTGCGCGGCCGTCAAGTTGGACTCCGAACGCAGAGGATGTGGGTGCGCGTCCCGATACATGGATGCCGACTGCCGCTGAAGTTGGTGCAAGACCTAGTACATGGACCCCCTCCGCAGCAGACGTTGGGGCGATTCCTTCCAGCAGCAAAGGCACCGCTAATGGCGTTTGTCCGCTCGACAAAGACAGTCTCGTACCGAATCAGTATCTCCCTTCCTATGTTGACGATGTTATCGAGGCGTTTACTATTTCGGGGGCTTCTCCACTTAGCGCAGGATGGCTGTCTCTTGCGTCAGGAGGAGCAGCATTGACACCGGAGACAGGGAAAATCTATGTGATTCTGTCTGAGGGCGATTACATCAACAAGACGTACCGATGGTCTGGGAGTACCTATGTACAAACCAATCCTGTCGATATATCCATCATTACAAATGAGGAAATTGACGAGGTTGCGGCAACTTAAATCAGAGGTAAAGCAATGGCAAAATTTCTTGATCTCAACGGATTAACTGAGCTGTGGGCAAAAATCTCTCAGGCTTTCCAGCGGAAAATTTCCGTTTCCGGGATCTTAAAAGGAGATGGAAATGGTGGAGTTTCATCGGCGGATACTGTTGAAGCAACCACCGTAGATATTGAGTCAGGGCTTGATGGTGTAACATTCACGCCTGCTGTTTCCGAAGATGGGGTTTTGTCGTGGACAAACGACGGCGGGAAGGAAAACCCAGCCAGTGTCAACATCAAAGGTGCAACTGGAGCTCCAGGAACAAATGGAGTTGACGGTGCTCCGGGGAAAGATGGAACAGACGGAAAGAACGGTACAACGTTTACACCTGCCGTTTCCTCGGATGGTGTTTTATCGTGGACGAATGATGGAGGGAAGTCTAATCCCGGAAACGTTAACATCAAAGGCCCGCAGGGTGAAACCGGACCGAATTCCGTCACAACTTCCACAACGAGCAACATTTCTGGCCTGCTCAAGGGGAGCGGAGGAAAAGTTGCACAGGCAGTTGCAAATAGTGACTATATCAGTCCGGCTAATATGAAAACATTTTTGAATCGTCAAACAGCCCTCAATGCAGCAAATACCAATTACACAACGCTGATGGCGCGCGGAGAAAGCCTGAACGCATCAGAAACGACGCCTGCTGTCAACGGGGCCATTGCGTGGCAGTATGAATGAGGATTGCGAGTATGGGTCATAGAACACTGATTAACGGCACGGCCTACACGGTTAAAAGCGGCACCGCAAAGATTGATGGAACTGGTTACAGGCTTTACGGTGGAAGAACGATGGTTGGCGGAACGTCATACAATATCAAATTAAGCTACCCAGTGCAAGTTACCGTGACGACAAAAAATGCGAGTGCAAATAACTGGGGCTATGTGCTTATAAAGGGGAAAAAAAGAACCGAAGGGACGTTTGAACTGGAGAGGGGAACGTCCATTACGCTAGCAGCAGGAGGGTCTTCCAATTCTGTTGCAAGAATATTCATAAACGACTACCCTGTGGCTAAAAAGGCGTCTGGCACGATGGGCGAGGTTAACTGCGAGTATCTGTTGATGGGAAACTGCAATATTGTTATAGACAGATCCAGCAGCTTAGAATATGGGAGCAAGGCGGATGTAACCCTCAAAACATTATGACGGAGGTATGTATGATCTATTTTAAGGCAAACGGCACAGAACACCCGGCAAGTATCGACGGAAAGCTCGTTGATCGGGACTGGGGCAACCGGGAATCCAAGGCTGTCACGCTGACGGCGACATATGCGCAGGCCGCGCAGCTATTTGTGAACGGACTGCATTGGTATATCGTTGAGCGCGACACCGTCCCGGTATACGATGAAAGCGGCCAGCCGACGGGCAAAACACAGGAATCTATGCAGGAGTGGGACAACTCCGATTTTTGCGTCGCAGGCCCGATCGCGGACAACCGCGATGGAACGTGCACCTGCAAGATGGGTAAAAAAACCGAGGCTGAGCTGATGCAGGAGCGGCTGAACGATGCTGAAACAGCAGCGAAAATTCTTCTTGGGGAGGCGGAGTAAATGGGTACATATACAGAAAGAGCGCGAGCGCTTCGTCCATTTATCATCAAGGCTGCTGCAAGCCTTAGTGATGCTGATGCATTGCAGGCGAAGGAACTTTATGCCCGCTGGGCCGCCGGAATGGTGGTCGAGCCGGGAGATCGTCTTGTACATGCAGTCGATGGTGTAGACAAGCTTTTCCGTGTTAACGAAGGTAAAGGTCACACCACTCAGAAAGGTTGGGAACCAGATAAGACCCCTGCACTGTTTACAGTTATCAACGAAACCAACGCCGGCACGAAAGAAGACCCTATACCGGCATCTCGTGGCATGGAATACACCTATGGCCTGTATTATACGGATCCGGAGGACAGCAAACTGTACCTCTGTGAGCGTACAGGCTCTACTGCAGGTGACAAGATCACATTGCAGTATTTGCCCCACGAATTGGTGGGGCAGTATTTTTCATCTGTTGAATGAGAGTTCTCACAATCGGAGGAAAGCCCGTTTCAGTTGATGGCAAACTCATAGCTCCGCCAGATTCCACCGATATAATTACGCAGGAGAAATCCATCAATATAACAAAGAATGGGTCATATGAAGTATCCAGAGATTCCGGAAAATACCTAACCAAAGTCAGCATTACTGCTGCTCTTCCAACGGAGCAATGGACGTTTGAATTGTCCGACGGAAGTACAGTTACAAAGAACGTAGTCGTAGATAGTATGGGGTAAGTGCATGGATTGGACAAACATTAAAAGTCTGACAATCCCAGAAGGCGAAGTCCGGAAAATCGTAAATGCCAGCGGAACAGTAATCTGGGAGAAGCCGAGTGAACCGGGTGGCGACTATACGTTCGTCGAGAGCATAGTTGTGCCGAGTCGCACAACACTCGATACAGGCATGGCCTGTAAAAGTACAGACTACTATTTCGTCGATTTTGAGCCAATGGTTGCAACAGCATATGGCGCAATTATTCACGCGGGCACAAGCAAAATTCTTCGTGTGTACATAGACGGGAAAAACATCCAAATGAAGGTTGACTGGTACAATCAGAATACTGCAACAGCTGCTGTCGGTACGCGGCTCAACATGTCCTTTGCAAACCAGATCACATACCTTAACGGTGCACAAAAGGCGAACATGAGCGGCGTTTCAGCATTTACCCCAGACACAAACGTCATAATTGGCGGACTTGGTGCACAATTCCGTCTGTATGGATGTAAACATGGCTCCTCCGCTGATAACTTGGATTTTGACTATGTACCGGCAGTCCGCAACAACGATAATGTTGCTGGTTTGTACGACAATATCTCTGGAGAATTTTTGCCATTTGGAACGGTATCAAATTAAGGAATGATGAGGAATGTGAAATGACATTATCGCAGATCATAGGTGGCAGCAGCGCTGGTCTTGTCCTGCTGCTCACCTTAATTGAAATTGCGCCGATCAAGGTAAATCCTTGGTCGGCGTTATTTTCTGCAATCGGTCGGAGAATCAACAAGGAAGTCCTCGATGAAATAACTGAGCTCAAGAAACACATGGAGGAGATCCGCGATGTCAATGATGAGCGGAATGCAAAAGAATGCCGCGCACGCATCCTTCACTTCGGAGACGAACTGTATCATGATGCGCGGCACACGAAAGAGCATTTTGATCAGATATTGGATGACGTCCACGAATACAGCCAGTATTGCGAATCTCACAAGGACTTCAAAAACGACAAAACCGTTATGACTACGGCGAAAATCCGTGATACATACCGGCAGTGTGTTGATGAACACAGCTTCCTTTGAGCGGAGGAGCGGTATGGAGAATGTTGAAGAGTTTGATCGGGATCCGTCTGGGGCGGAAACAAGCAAAAAACTGTACTACCTGTTTATTCTGGTTGCGATCATCCTGATTCTTTCCGTCGTTATTATCGCGGCTTCCGGAGGATACTGCACGGACCTCGTAACCGTAACTGTTGCATGGATTGGTTTCCTCGCGGCGTATTCGGCTTTCTATTTGTGGAAATCGAAGAACGAAAATAGGGCAAAGTATGCCCAAAAATTCATCAGAAAGTTCGCAAACAAGTATGGCGTCGATGCGGCTATCCGCATCTCAGAAGTAGTTCTGAAAGATTAAAGGAGGATAACTATGAAAAACGAATTTGTTGATCTCATGCTCACGCTGCTCACGGTTTGTGCATTTACCCTTGTAGCTTTTTTGCTGTCCAACAGCAAGCAGAAGCTCCGGCAACTCATCAGTGAGCTTGTGCAGAAGATGGAAGACGCTGTTCAAGGCTCCGGCATGGGCGCAGTCAAAAAGGAACGCGTTATCGCCCAGCTCCGCACGATGGGCGTTCATGTGACACAATGGGTCGAGGATACTATTGACGCGATCGTTGCCGAGCTGAACAAGAGCAAGGCATGGCTGAAAACGGAGGTGAGCAGCAATGATGAAAGCAAGTGAACTTGCCGCAAAGGCTCTCGATATTGCGAAAAATTACCTCACCGTCTATGTCTGGGGCGCTGTAGGCTCCCCGGTCACAGAGCAGACGATCAGCGACAAGGTCAAGCAGTATCCATCCAACCGGACAAGCGGCCATGAAGCGCGAGCCCGAGCGGTCATCGGGAAGAACGCATGGATGTTTGACTGCGTCAACCTGCTCAAGGCCATCCTCTGGGGCTGGAAGGGCGACGCCAGCAAGTATTACGGCGGCGCAACGTACTGCTCCAACGGCGTTCCCGATATCAATGCCGATACCATGTTCGCCAGGTGCACACAGCAGAGCGCCGATTTCTCCAACATTCAGGTCGGCGAAGCGCTGTGGATGAGTGGCCACATTGGCGTATATGTCGGCGACGGCCTCGGCGTTGAGTGTACGCCGGCGTTCAAAGGCGGCACACAAATTACCGCCGTCGGCAACATTGCGCCGAAGGCAGGCTACAACACCCGCCGCTGGACGAAGCATGGCAAACTCCCGTATGTTACATACGACAATTCCGCAGCACCTGCTTCGCAGAAGAACGGCAAGATTGTTGTGAATGGCAAGGAACACCCGATCAATTTGATCCTTCGCAATGGCGCAAACTATGTCAGCGAAGCTGATTTGTTTGAAATCCTCGGACTCGACATCAAGGAAATCGACACGATCAGCAATGCCGGTGCTCCATTTGTTAAGATCCGCGATATCGCAAAGGTTGCTGGATGGAAGGTGAGCAACAGAGGCAATATCGCAGTTATCGACACGAAGTAAGATGCGGAGGAAACCAAAACGCGGCGATATGCTGCAACTCAGACTCGCATCAATGTACGCAAATCCGTGCGATAAGGAACCATCGAAGTTCTGCTCTGGATCTTATTATTTATGGGGAGATGAACAGAAAAACGGGCGGTATCCAATCGCTGATACACATTCAAGATGCGGCATTCATGGCTACATCACAGGATGGATTGACAAAGAACTCGTTGTAATTCAATACTGAAATCTGACCCTCTCTCGGAGAAATCCGGGGGAGGGCTTTTTTTGTTTGTCCTTTTGGACAGTCCGCGGACAGTCCATTGGACGTGTCCTTGGGACAATCCTCGGACTGTCCACTGGTAAACATAAACGTAATCATAACCATAAACGTAACCATAAACTTAAAGGTAAAATAGAAAAAAGAAAATAAAAAAAGAAAAAGATAAGCACACAAGCAGATAAAATATCCGATAACGGAAATATAGAGATATATAGCGATAAAAATATCCGAAAACTATTGACTTTCGACTGCGATACCACTACGATTAGTATAGAGGGAAACAAAATTAAATCGCGCCCCTTGGGCAAAAAAATGGCCCATCCGCCACAAAGCCGCTAAATGGGCTGTACAGCATTTTTATTTCTGGACATCAAATTACACCACCGAGCGTGGAAAACCGGAGCCACAGCCGCCAGAGGGCTGACAAGCCTATATCCTGCGAAATTTCAAAACAGTCAATCAAAAATGGCTGATTAGAAATGCGAGAGGGATGAAGACTCTTTAATTAGATATGATTCCAATTTTCTGTGAAGCATGCTGATATGCAAATGTCCAGTGGACAGTCCGTGGACAGTCCGCAGATGTGTCCAGCGGACAGTCTGCGGAACGTCCACAGAGATGTCTGCGGACTGTCAATAAGAATAAACAATGGAAAGGATGGTATGGAAGTATGAAAAAAGAAAGATGCAGCAAGAAGGACTACTATCTAGGCATCGCAAAAGCCGTCTCTGCAAGGTCAACCTGTCTGCGGAGACAGTATGGAGCCGTCATCGTCAAAGATGATGAAATCATCGCAACAGGCTATAACGGGAGTCCGCGAGGGACGACCAACTGCTGCGATAGCGGCGAGTGTTGGAGAGCGGCAAATGGTATTCCGCACGGTCAGCAATACGAAAAGTGTGTTGCCGTTCATGCTGAGGAAAATGCGATTATCTCCGCCGCCAGGCGGGATATGATCGGCGCTATCCTCTATCTGTATGGCGAAGAGAATGGAAAGTCCATTGATGCAGAACCGTGCGAGATCTGTAGAAAGCTTATTCTGAATGCTGGAATTGGCCTCGTCTACAAGAGTAAGGGAGGTGAATGAAAATGAAAGATACAAGACTCGAAGTGAAAGAAGTAGTCCGGAAAGCGGTGAATCAGGCAATGGAACACCCGGAAGATCGTGCTGCAATGTTTGACTTTATCACTGGCTTATATGGCCTGAATGTCTGGGCGGATATGTGTGGGACAGAGTCTGAGATTTTCAACCAGGTGGCAATGGATAAAAAGCAGCTTGAAGATATCGCTGCATTGCAAGAGCAGGAAATCAGAAAACTCAGGTCGTTCCTTGACGCTGCTGTAAGAGCGAATCAGATCTGCAAGTTTTGTGCACTTGATGGAGAGGAAAACTCGAAAAGCTGCATAATCCATGAAGGGAGCTGTGGCGGATTCTTTGATTCAAGACTTGCAAAAGCACCCAATGTTATTGAGTGATGTCCATACTAGAAAAACACACAGAAAGGAATGCACAGAATGGAAATGTTTGATGTCAGAAAGTACCTTGTCCAAGCTGGTGTAAGGCCAAGCCTCGTTGGTTTGGACTACCTTACGGATGAGGTCCTTTCTGCTGCAAAAACAAAAAAAGAAAATGGGACATTTCGACGCCTTCACGCGGATGTTGCCCAAAAGTACAATACTACTCCGGGCGCTGTGGAACGTGGAATTCGTAACGCGATTCGTTCTGCTATGGATAATAACCCGGACTTCATTGCGGACATTGGCCTCAGTGATTGTCACGGGGACGGAAAGTACACACTTTCAGATTGCGTATATGCCGTGGTTTACTTGCTTCAGGAAGCAGAAGCTAACAACCTGAATCTCCGTCATGCGAATTAAATGATTTGTTGTGACGACTGTTAAATATGAAAACAAGAAGAAAAAAGCAATTCATCAAAAGAATCTGCCCAATCTGTGGAAGTGAATTTGAACAGTACAAACGCATCAAAATACCGCAAAAATACTGCTGCAGATCATGCTTCTACAAAGCGATGAAATGCGGAGAAGTATCCTGCGTGCGAAAAAATCCGGAGGACCTATACAAAAAAGTGCAGGTCAGAATAACAACGCAAATCCCCGTATTTGAGGCATTGAGCCCAACTGTTGGAAGAGTCTACGATGCCGAACGCTATGACGAGTATGGCTGCATTGGGTATGTTGTTGCAATCAACGGAAAAAGAATCAACGTTAGAGCGGATGAATGCAAGGAGGTTGTTGGCTGAATGGGTACGCTAGAAGACAATGCTGTTGTCAGGGCCCTTGGAACTGTTGAACGAGAGTTGAACAGAACTTTTGATTATTACAGCATCGTGCAGAAAAGAAAGAAGCAATACTCGAAAGAAAAACTGAAAATGCCGCTGTCGGCAATGGAACTGCATGAAATGAACGGCAGGCCAGTCTACGTTGGCGCACCATTCAACTATTGGGCGATTGTCGATGCAAAAGGTGATACCGAAAAAAACAAGGTCGTATCTGCCATTGTCAAAATTGAAGGAAAACTTGCAAGGCTCATTCCTGCACCCAGCCTGTATCTCGTTCCGAATAAAGAAGACAAATGGAGCGGAAGTATCGAATTTGTAAAACCGGAAGGTGGAGAAAAAGAGTGAATGGATATCACGAAGATGTAACTGAAAGCTATCAGGAGATTTTGAAACTACGGAAGCTGCTCTCTGAGGCAAGAATTCCGCACGAGTTGAGACGCTGTTTTGACGGGTGGCAGATTCTATATCCTGATTCCAAGAAAACAAAGTGTAGCGTTATCGAACACTGCTACAGCTACGGGCATGACTTAGATCGGCTTGAGATTATGGGATTGCTTACAAAGAATGAAAGTAAGCGGGATTTTGTGCTTGGAAATCTCGACGCCAAAGAAGTGTTTGATAGAATCCAACCCCATTATGAACACAATTTTAAGAAAAAATGAGTTGTTACAAATGCAAGTGCAATATGTGCATATACAGCTGTGAGTTGGAATCTCAGTACATTACTGTCGGGGAGGTTCAAAACGTCGAAGATATCTGCTGGTGTTGCGATGAGTGCAGCTGGTACGACGGAGATATTCATAAACGCTCACAGAAGCATTTTGAATGCGAGAAGCATCAGTATCCGAAAAAGTACATTCAGATGCGGCAAATGCACGAGGAGATGAAAGCAGAAAGAAGGCGAAGGTGCTTTCGGGTGCTGGATGGAAACAAGGACACTGCGTGTTCAGTAAGAAATGAGGAATAAAAATGCTCAAAATCGAAAAAACGGAAGTCGTTGGCTGGGAAGCGGCCATCAGAGGAATGCGCAATCCAACAAACTCTTTAGAGCAGAGCGATAGCGATTACCGACCAATCCTCTGCAAAAGGTGCGATAACTGTATGTCGTATCAGCTTGAGCAATGGGGTGACTGTGAACAGTGCGAAGTGGAGAAGCAGGCAGAAGCCCATGTCGGTTATATGGTTGGCCCCAATGATCTCGAACTCATGACTTGCCTTCGCAACGCTGGTACGGATCATCGGAAGTTCATGCAGATGGTCAATGTGTACGCTGACATCACAGCTCCGCTTTATTGGTGGATGGAGTTCAAGACGTATTGTGCAGGTGGAGAGTTTGGAGATAATGAGCCGGATATCATAGATGAGGGATATTCGGAATATGACATCGAGAGGAACCGCTTCTCCACGATGCACAAGATTGCGAAAAAAGAGTTTAAGTTGGAAGATTTCAGTCATGAGCATCTGACAATTCTCCCATTAAAAGCACTCAGAAATACTATCGAAACCCTTAATAGTTGTCGGAATGGGTATCTCGCTATGAAGAATAGGCCAACTAGAGAACTCAAAAAACGAAATGAAGATCTCAAAGAAATTTGGCGGCAGATGATCCAACTTCTTCCTGGTTCCTACAACCAGAAGAGGACGGTAATGCTGAGTTATGAGGTTCTGGCTGATATGTATGAGTCCTGCAAGAACAGCGAGCTCGACGAATGGCATATGTTCTGTGATTGGATCAGGAGCCTTCCGTGTTCGGAGTTGATTACAGGAGATAAAAAATGATGGTTAAAGAAATCTGCGAACGCTGCGGAAACACGTTCGACGCTGGGCCTAATGCTCATTTCTGCATGGCCTGTAGAAAAGAAATGCTGAGTGAGCAGGCAAGAAGGCGCAATCTCAGCAGACTCGGGAATGCCGCCAGGTGGCATAGAAAGGACCAGGAGAAAAGTCGATGAGAAGACTGATGTTCAACCTCAAATTGAAATTGCGTGCATTCATCTGCAAGGTAAAAGCTGGAATGATCCACGCTCTTGGTGGGGTGACGAAACTTGAGAGCGCGCAGACGGTGATGAATGACCGTTATACCAGACGGGACATACAGATTAAAACGGCAAGATACACGCAGATGATCGAACGGAGAGGTATGTCATCTGGTTTCTTCGAGGGACATATTGAACATTTCAGAATGTACGCACCGTGTGAGATCGGAAAATACTTGGCGGAGAAAGGCGCAATCACGATCAAAAGAGAAGAACGCGATGGAGCAATCGTGCTTACTGCGGAGACGAAGTATATAGAACCGCAGGAGAGTTACGGGCCAGAGCGTGTTATGCCCAGTCAAATTATCTGAATAGGAGATCAAGAAATATGAAAGAATTAGCAGAACTGAAAGACCTTATGGCTGAATTGCTGGATGGTGAAATCCAGTATGAGCCGGAGATGGCTGTTACGGAACGAGGAAAAGAGATCATCAACGAGATTGCAGATTATGCAGAGACAACTGAGTTGTTTAGAAAAGAGCACCATCATGGCGATCTGATGCTCCAAGGAATGACCTTCCGCGAGGTGTTCGCCTATATGCTTGATCGCGTATGCAATGCGCCAACCATTCTTCATGTGACCAGCAGCGTCATCCTCCTCATGCCGTTCGTCCGGGATGCCATGATGAAATATCCGCCGGAGGTGAAAAACTGAATGGTTATCGTTGAAATACATGAAAACGGATTTAAGACTACCGGAATAACAGGCCCGAGCCTTGATGGCTTCATGGCTTCGCATATGTCTGCAATCTTATTTTCCGCAGCGCAAAGTGCCACAGAAACCATGCACAAATTAAATCCGGCTTTCAAAACCAGTTGGGAAACAGATAAACTTCACGGAGGGCTCTTGACAATGTGGGGTCCGTCGAATGAGGAGGAAAAGCAGAACTGCGATGGAATGTTGTTGCTGCTACTTCATGGTTGCATCGCACTTGCAAAAATGTATCCAGATCAGATCCAAATGAAATATGTCGACACGAAAGGGACGAATGGAAAATGAAATCTGTAATGATCAGCATCAAGCCCTCTTGGTGCAAGAGAATCATGCTGAAGGAGAAAACGGTTGAGATCCGCAGAACGAGACCGATTCTCGATACGCCGTTCCGCTGCTACATATACTGCACGGCCGAGAGGGGACGGAAGAATACACTCTTTGTTGCCGGCAGCGACGGAGCAGACTATGCTCTGAACGGACGTGTCATTGGAGAGTTCACATGCAAAGAGATTCAGAAAATCTCGAGGATCGGATCCACAGGAAGTCGCCAGCCTGAAGTATATAACGCGACCAGATACGAAAATGGAATCCAGAAGCAAGGGATGACGCAAAGCCAGCTGCTTGAGACTTCCTGCCTGACTTTCGAGGAAATGGACAGGTATCTTCACGGGTTCGGCTTTGCATGGATTGTTTCTGATTTGCACATTTATGGCATCCCGCGAGAACTCCGATGGTTCAAGAAATGGCATGACGACGGCATGTGGTCAACGCTCTTGAATGTCGAACGGCCTCCTCAAAGCTGGGGCTATGTGGAGGAACTGAAATGAGTGGCTACAGCAACGAGAAACGCCAGTGTTGCAACTGTGTTCATGGAATTGAAGAAGGCTTTAACTCTATCAACGAACGGACTATCTACTGCGAACTGACGGCGGAGTGGATGAATGTGAATCTCGGTGAATGTCTCGGAAACTGCGAAAGCGAGGATGACAGCCCATGGAACGTCTGACGAAATACAGCAAGAAAACCTCACATGAAAACGGCATCTGTTGCACTCATTTTGGAAGTCCTGAATGTTACGATGTCGGCGGCAACTGTGCCATGAATTGCAAATGGGAAGAAGCTGCATGGGAACGACTCGCAGCATACGAGGACTCGAAATACCCACCGGATAAAGTCGCTTGGGCGGTTGGGACTATCGAAATGGCATTCGATGAAGACGAGACCAGAATCACCCACATGCACGATCTGGCTGTTGCTGATGGAGAGGGACGGGTTGTTATGCTTCGGTTCAAGATCGGCAACACAGCATGGTATTACAATTCAGATTTCGGGACCGAACTCCCATATGTTGTTGAAGCGGTGCATATTTCGAGAGAGGCGACTACCTACGAAGCAAACTGCTCACACGACGGCGAACTGCTGGATTCCATTGATTTTGAAGATTCCGACGTCGGGAAAACAGTTTTCTGTACGCAGAAAGAACTCAAAGAAGCAATGGAGGCAATTAGAGATGGCGTATAGCGTATGCGTCACCTGTGATGTATGCGGCTCTGGGTATCAATGGGAAGACCATTCGGTATCGTATTCTACTGCTGTGAGAATCGCTAGAAAAGCTGGATGGAGCATCGGGAAGCGCGGATGGAGCTGCCCTCGCTGCCAGAAGAAAAAAACTACTGCCGAAAGTGAAGAACACAATATGGAGGATCAGTAATGTTTGACATTATTACAAAGGATGGGAGAAGATACACGGTGTATTATGTACGCACTGCTCCAAACCGAATGTATGTTGACACTTACTTTCTGGTATATGGAGAGACCAATGGATGGTATTGGCTGGATTCCAGCAACTGCATTCCGTGCAAAGAAGGGCGTGAATGATGGAATACGTTGAAAAGGGCTATGTTTTGGCTGTCCTGCGGCTAGCAGCACGCGGAGCCAGCCTGTCAGCAACTATGCGCATTGAAGAGGCGTACAAAAAGATACAGCAATCTCCTGCAGAAAAAGTAGAGCCGATTGTAGAGGCAGAATGGATTCGGGATGAACGTGGATTTTGCATATGCTCGCATTGTGGGGCAATCTGTCCGTATGAAGTCAGCAACGCCGACTATATCAAATACTGGCCCGATATGCTCCGCTGTCACAGGTGCGGCACCCATATGAACAGAGGAAAGGATGAGCCAGGTGAAGAAGTATTATGAATATGACGACGTTATCAAGCTTCTGAAAAAGGCGTGCAGCGTCACTGAAGCCAACTTTCTATGTGATGGGCAGGCTTATATTGGTTTGAGCGGAATTCCAAGAAATGTTGAGAACTTCATGCTTGCAAAGAGCCTATTGGATTCCATGGAACCGGAGCCGGTTCGGAATGTGACCTTCTGCCAGAACTGCGAACTGTGGAACGAGTGGGATCACGCTGGCAGAAAAGAGTATGGAAACTTCGTTTGTTCCTGTTCGCATTGGTCTGACGACGGCTATTCGATTTACACAGGGCTTGATGACTTCTGCAGCAATGGGGAACCAAAGATAGTCGACGAAAAACAAACTGAAGTCATTGAATCCTGAGTATAATGTAGTAAAACAGCAGAAATATAAGCCAATTACCCTGTTGCGATTCTTTGCATTTGCGTGGTATAATCAAAAAAAGCCTGCAAGGAGATGTGACGATGCTTGATAGTATAAAGCGTATTTTTTGGATAAAAAGAAATGCCCGTAAGATCAAGCGACATTACAAGAAGTATCCTTATTCGTTCTATGATATTGATGAGTTCGATGATTTCAACCACGAACATATTTGCTTTGCTTCCAGAATCACAAATGTCGAGCTTTCAGATATCTGTCCTCTGAAGAATAAACCGAATCTCACACCCGGAGAAATGGACGAGTGTGAGCGCTGCAAATATTTCGGCATTGTCTCATATTTGATCGATCCATTAACCGGAGAGAAACAAATCCACTTTGATCTGAATAAGGATGTTGTATCCGTACACGAATAATTGACTACTGAAAAATGGGCGTCCTCTTGAGCGAAATTCAAGAGGGCGCCCGCTTTTTATATTTTAGACAAATTCGGAGTCTAGTTTTGTGCAACATTTCATATTACGGTCTTCAGGACTTTTCCATATACACATACCTCTAGCATAATCAAGGCAGATAAGGGCGTCAAAAGCCTCACATGGGAACGATAGAAAACGGAAATAAAATTAGATAAAAATTAGAAATATCCAAAAAACAACTTGACACACGGTTAGGTTGTGCTATCGTAAAGATACGATAAATCAATCCCACGCAACACAACAGGAGGAAAAGAGAATGGCGAGATACTGGAAACCAAGCAAAGCAAAAGTCAGAAATGACATTCGAACCGCACAGGAAGGTTTCGAGGCAATCTCCCGGACCAGACACAAGGCAATCGGAGAAGAAAAGCCATTTGAATACCGAACCGAGGTTGTGGAAGCTGCTTACCTTATGATGCAAGCAAGAGATTACATTGAAGAAGCAAAAATATGGAAGCCTGAAAATGGAAAGGCATGGGTTGGGTTTTCAAAGAAGAATTACGATTTCTGCCTCGAAAACTCGAAGGCAACATATGAGCAGTATTGTGCGCTTAAAGCGCGTATTGCAAACAAATTTGTGGTTTCCGAAAACACTATCACGCACGACATAATGGCAGCATTTTATGCTGCCTGCTGAGGAGGATAAATTATGAACGACCAGAAAAAGTACATGGTTCAGTGGAAAATCAGCACTTCGATTTGGAAGGAGCCACGGTATTTCGAAAGTGAGACTGAAGCCAAGAGATTCTACGAAGAACTGATTCGTTCTGGTGTAACCATAGTCGAAATGTATTATAAATGCCGCGTTGGATATAGGCGAATGAATCTGATATGAGGAGGATTAAGATGTTTAAGATTAAAACGCAGTCGCTGCTTGAAGAAGCGTACTGCCTGCTCAGAGAAATCGAGAAGCGCAAGCAGGCTGGAAGGCGGGATCTCGACCAGTACGAGATCCACATCAAGAAGGAAATCCGGCGCTACAACAAGGCACAGCAGGAAGGCATCATCGGAACCATCATCAAAGATTACGGAATTGACGGATATGTTTCCCTTGAGAAACTTCCGGATCAACTGAACGGCTCTGATATCGACGATGTCAATGAGTGGTTTGAGGAACACCGTGCGTATCCGGAGATCCGCTCCGCGTATGACTGCACTGGCCGGCCGTTCACAAACTGGTTCAAATGCTTCCGCAGGCGCGGACATTGGATGGCGTACCATTCAGTCGGATACGACTGCTGAAAACATACATCAGACGAAGAACTTACGAAGCTGACCTATCGGCGTAACGGGGAGAAAGGAATCATCATGGAAGACAAAATCATCATCGATCGCATTGACGCGGAAGAATTTCTTGAAATGCTTATGGATGCCGCCAAGCAGGACAACCCGACCAAGTATTACAGTACCGCACAAATCATTGAAAATATCGCAAACGAGTTCAAGACGCTCTGCAAACTGTAAAACGCTGCCTGACCTATCGGGCACACGGGGAGAATGGAGAAGGCATGAGCAGATATGAAAAGATTCCTATGATCGAAATGGCAGACCTTAATGATCTGGAACTGCTGAAAACGCACCGGATCTACAGCGATGAATTTGAGAAACTGCCCGAGGAACGAAAGCTTGAAATCTACAAGTATTGCAAGCTTCACGCGACTTGCCCCGGATGCCTTGCGAGCCTTGAGCAGATCCGATACGCTGTCACGAAGCTGTATTTTGGATGGCCGGAGAAGGTTGCTGATACGGACTCAAGCTCAAGGAAGCAGTACCAGCGCAAGGCGCATCTGCTGAGAAATCGACTCGGGAAAATCATGGCGGTCTATAAGAATGAACACGACGACAGGCGGCTTGCATACAACGTATATCGAGAGATGCTTGAAGCATGCAAGGCAATGGAGTCGGTTGATAACCTCGCAGTTCATTGCGCGTTCAACAAATACTTTGACGAGGAGGAAGAGCTTATTCAGAAAATCATCGATCGCTTCGAGAACGCAGCAACTTGAGGCATATCAGCTGCCATGCGGCTGTGGCACAGGGAAATATGCGTTCAAAACCAAATTATATACACAGGCAGAAAGAAGCGTAAAAAGGCGCAGAGGGCGCCACAAGGAGGAACATTATGAACTACAAAGATTACTGCGATTTTGCTGAATATCTCAAGAAGATCACGCCGAACGCGTCGGTCGTAAAAGCAAATACGGACAAGGCGCTGACCTTGCTGATATGCGGAATCCAGTTCCGCCCGGAAGGCGTTGGTGTCTCGCTTGGCAGCGATAATGCGGCCTGCAGAGCACTCGGAGATTTTCTTGGGCAGGATGTTGTTGACGCATGGCTCAAGGACTCAATGGCGATTCTTGCAAAGAGCGAGGATATCCGGGCCATATCCGGTATGCTGATGGCACTGATTGAACGGCAGTTCGGGAAGGAGAAAGAAAAGCATGAACAGCCATGACCGGAAGATCCTCGAAAATGTATTTGAGATTTCCATGTGCGCAGCCGAACTGCTCACAGAAAAGATAATTGAGGTCGAAGATTCGCGGGATCTCTGCAATGCGGTTTTGAGCCTGGCCGAGAAATTCGAACAGGAGCATCCTGACCCGGTGGACTACCTGATGGAGATCTACCTTTTCGCCAGACCGAAGCTGATTGAGCGTTTCAATAAATCCTGATGTCCGAAAACGGATATTTATACAAATAAAAAACGAAAATCTCCGAAATAACACTTGACTAGATAGGTAGGTATGCTAACGTATAGTCACAAACAAAACATAAACACAAGGAGATTTCGAGATGAACGTTGCGTACATGGAACAGCTTCAGAAGGAAGCAACTGAAAAGAAGCTTGACAGTCGTGCGAAGTGGATGCTTCTCCGCGCAGATCTCGTTGGCGAGAATACGGCTTTTGTTCATGATCCTGAGTTCGACTCCACCGCAGATGCGGTAGGATTTGCACAGCAGCTTTCGCTTGCTGGAATCAATGAGCTGTATGTGAGCAGCAGCTGGAGCAATCAGATGGATAACTGGATGGCGATGGATTCGTTCGGCCTGAAGCTTCGGGGTATTGAGAGCATCAAGAACCCGGCGCATGAAAGAAACAACTGGGCCCCGGAGTTTGTTCCGGCATTCAGATTTAGCTTCAAAGACTGAAAGGAGGCGAGCGAGATGACCAGATTTCAGATGGAACTCAGCGGGAAGCTCGGCCAGTTCTGGCAGAACGAAGCCCAAAAGGAACTTGAGCGTGTGAAGCTGGACCTTGAAGCTGGAAGAATTACCGTTGGCGTTGATGGTGTTGCCCGCAACTATCTCGGCCGCGCGCTTTCCAACGATATGCTTGAAAAGCTCGTGATGGTTGCTCCTGAGGAGGTCAAGTTCTTCCTGAAACCTACTCAGAGAGCCAGAAAGGCAGAAGTGGAAGAAGCCTTGCAGCAATACGCCAGCCGACAGCCCAGTGATGAAGAGATGCACGAAATGAAATCGGCTTTCGGTGCCGGAAGTACGGTAGTAGATGTACTGACAGGAAGGCGCTATACGGTATGAAAAACTATGGTTGGGTCAAGTGGAAGCATTGGACGGCTAACGGGCTGGTTGCGTTCGGGCAGATGCCGATCCGAGATGTCGGGCGGGAGCTTCAGAAGCTTGAGGCTAAAGCCATCAAGGTCCTGAAAGAGACCGGCGCAGATCACGTCCTGTACGGCGTGAAGGAATACGACAGAGACGGGGATCTTGACACGGTCCGCTTTTATCTTGAACCGATGTCGGAGCAGGAGTTCGAGGAGCGCGTCGTGAAGAACAGCACAGGGATGACGGTCTACGCCGTCCACAAGAGATAGGAGTATTTGAAATGAAATGCGCTGACTGCTGCTACTTCTGGAAGGAAGAGAATGAAAGTTATCCGTCCTGTCACTGGGAGCCACGCGCACCCGGCGATATGGCTCCGTGCGATTATGAAGATTACTACGACGAGGAGGATGACTGAAATGAAATACTACGCAACCATCACGAGCCGCTCCAGACAGTTCGAAATCGGCGGCACGAAAGAAAGCCTGATTCAGGATCTGAATAGGATGAAGCGTTCGGGCGAACTTGATGGGTCTGAAATCATCTGCATCTACGGTGTAGACCTCAGAACCGGAAACAGGATCGCGGTCAGCGCCGATGATGAGAACCACATTATGAATGCAGCAATAATTTGAATTGGAGGAAAAAGAAATGAAAAAGAACACAAGCCTTGCGTGCCTGCCGGAAGTATTGATGCCCGATGATGTCTTTTCCGGGATCGTCAACAGCCATCATGATCGTGTCCGCATGAGAAATGCAAGATCTGCCAGAACGGCCTATATTCGCAGTATCCGCCGGAAGGTAACTGCTGCCGTTATCTCCGCAGTATCCGTGCTGACTGCTGTGGCTGTTCTGGTTGGTGTAGGTATTATCCGCGTTTTCTGATTAACCGGAGAATAGGAGTGAATATGGCATACGAAATTGAACTGCACTACGGCTTCGAGAGAAGCCACGATACCTACGAAACCTACCACGCTTTCGAGGCGACAGACATCGAAGAAGAGGCGGATGACGCCGCCATCGAAGCGAAGCTCGCTGACCTGCTCGACTGCAGCCCGGACGACGAGGACTTCGACTGCAAATCCATGCGCATCACCCTGCCTGAGAGAACGGTGGAGCGCATCCGAGCGGAGGGCTATGCGGCCGGTAGAGTCGGCATACTGGCCCAGATGATTGAGGGGCCGTGGAACAACGACGCCTGCAAGGGTTATGCCATCATGGCAATGGAACGTGCTGGCCTTGACCCGGAGATGATCCGCAAGGTCAGTAGTGTGATGACTGACTGCTTCGACGACACATCAGTCGAAGAGGCTGGCCGGTATTACATGAAGGGGGCGATCTATTGAAAGAATTGAAAAGCAGGACGGAGATTGCGTCCGCAATCAATTTCCACCGGTATCCGGTTCTCACGCTGGATCTTGTAGATAAAGATGAGTATGGCTTGAAAGGCTGCAATGTGCTGGTCGATTTCGGAAAGTTCAACACCGGGGAACCATGGTACGAAAAAGGTGAGCTGCGCGTGTATCGGGATGAATGCAGGTTTGAAATCAAAGCATTTGGAACATGCCTCACGAAAGATTTTCTGTACAGAGACTATGAGAAGATCATCGCCTATGCGAACGCGCCAATCATTAAGGCGGACCAGGAGATCCTGATTTGCGTGTATGACAGTAACGCAAGACTTGCCTTCAATCCGATTGTGCTGAAGACCGGCGGCATCACCAAGCATTGCTCAACGCCAATCACGCTGGAGCCGTACAATGCCAGCATGTTTTTGAGATGTGCTGGCTTCAAAGAGGAGGAGATTGGATATGACAAATGAAGAAGCAATCGAACTGCTCGAATCCAGAATTGCACTCGATAAAGACCTGCTGCGGGGGGATGCCGAAAGTGAGTATGCAAAATTTGTCCTTGAGCAGAACGAGGCAATTCAGCTTGCACTGGATGCCTTAAAAGCGTCAGTTAAAAAATAAAAGAAGACATAGAAATCAACTTGACTAGGCGGTAGGTTATGCTAACGTAACGTCACAGTTAAAAATAAAAGAGGCGATAAAATGAACCTGAGCGCAAGTGAGAAATCAATGCTTGTCGATTTGCTGCACGATGCAGTCGACTCCTGGGAAGAGGAAAAGCGGAGTGGAGATGATGATCTCAACTGTACGCTGGAAGCGCAGATACAGTTGGCAAATAAGCTGATTGTAAAACTAGGGGGCATGGTCGTATGAATGAGAAATTCGCGGCGAAAGCAATTCTTATGGCAAGGAAGCACGGGTACGGGATCAAATGGCAGAACCTCCGTTTCGGATTCGCTCGGGCAGTCATTGATTGCAATAGTTATGAGGAAATCTACGCAGTTGAATATCTGTTCAGCAAAATAAAAGATGTTTGGATTGAGCATTGGGCCTGTAGCATCGGTGAGTTTTCTGGCTGCGTTTATGTCATGGATGCTGCCGACCATGAAGAACTTGAACGGTTGCAGAAAGAAGACCAACAGAGGCTAGACGAGTGGTGGATGCGATATCACTTCGCAGATGAAGAAACCCGTCGCCTTATGGCTTGCGGGGCAATTCAATAGGAGGAGAAAATGGAAGAGCACATTGAATACGGAGCATTCGTTTATGACAAAGAGCATGGAAAATATGAAAAACTGTTTTCCACATCAGCCTCTGCACTTCTTGCAAAGAATCGTGCCATTGAAAAAGCATACGAACTCAACAGGTTTATGAATCGAAATTTCGATGCGAGCAAAGTCGTTGTAAAAAGGAGACATGTATATGTAATCAGAGAGGAATGGAGTGAATGCAATGAGGATTGACGAACTGCCGGACAAAGCCGAAGGACTCGGCTGGCGTGTCCGCGAGGATAGCAGAGGAGGAAAATAGCAATGTTTGAAGACATTTCGTTCGTAGAGTTCTGCAGCGAGTCCGCTGAAGAGTTCCGGAACCTGACAGTCGCCGTAAAAGGGGCTGACGAAAAGACACTGTGTGAACTCGAAGACCGTGTTCACGCCAAGATGGAGAACATGACAATGTACGATTCAATGTGCGATTCCATCCAAGAAGCGATGCAAGAACTCAGCATTGAATTCGAGGTTATTTACCCAGACAGACACATTGAACTTCGTTGATGTCTGTCAATCGTTAGAAAAACAGAGGAGGAGTAAGTTTGACAAAGGATGAGTTGCGAGAGAAGCTTCTTGGAGGTGCCATTATGGATGATCTGTTTGCATTCAGAGACGGCCAAGAATGTGATATTTTTAAGGCCGCTCGGTTTGAACTGGGTGATCAAATCATCTACATTCCCGACCTTGCCCTGAACCTGATTCCGGTCACGGAGCCTGCAAATGACCCAGAGGATGTTGACGAGATTGTCGATTGTTGTTACACCGGCAATGACTTCGCCGCAGAGTGCAATGGGGATGTGGAGAAGGCAAGACGCCTGTTTTGGTACTGCGACTGGCAGCATCCGAGTTCAGCACTGCCAGAAATCGAAGATGAGGCGGAGTGCCTTGAAACCGAAAGCGGAGAACTCCGCTGCGCACATTGTAACGAACTTCTGCTTTGCGACGAATGCGGAGATATGCCGGAGGAGTGCCCGAACTGCGGGTCGACTCTTGTGTATCCGGCAAGTATTGGGGGCGAGAACAGTGAACCGTAGAGAAGCAATCTGTGTCATTGAAAGCATGCTGGATGGATCGACTGTACTGACTGTGCAGGCTGTCAACGCAATGGTGCTTTCACTTGAAGCGCTGAAACATCCTGAGAAGATTTCGTGTGGAGGATGCAGCCTCTTCAAAGACGAAGACGCATATGGGGATGGGATGTGCTCCAAACATCAAAAGACGGTGAATTGCACTGATCAAGACTGTATGGACTACGAATAGGAGGAAAGCATGAAAGACCTGAAGGGGAAGTTTATCGACATCTACAAAAACCACATCGGCCGTGAGGGCGCAGACAAGCTGCTTGAGTGGCTGGAAAAGTCAGATTTCTTCACGGCACCGGCAAGCACAAAATACCACCTTGCAAAGCAGGGCGGCCTGCTGCAGCACAGCCTGAATGTGCGGGACCGGCTGGAATACCTGTGTCACGAGGAGACAAAATTCAATAAAGAATTCACCATGCCGTCGTTCGAAAGCATTGCGATCTGCGGCCTGCTGCATGATCTGTGCAAGGTCAACCTTTATAAAACGGAGATGCGGAACCGGAAGAACGAGCAGGGGCGATGGGAACAGTATCCGTGCTATATCCATGACGATAAACTCCCGTATGGGCACGGGGAAAAGAGCGTGTACATCGCTTCTGGGTTCATGAAACTGACAAGGGAAGAAGCAATGGCAATCCGCTGGCACATGGGGCCGTGGCAGGATGGAGAAAAGCAGGAGGCAGGCAGAGCGTTCGAGATGTACCCGCTTGCGCTGCTTACTCATGTTGCAGATATGCAGGCGACTTTCATTGACGAAAAGACGGAAAAAGAATGACATGAGTGAAGGCGATTACTGCGGCATGGATGCCGGCGAATACTACGCAACAAAGGACTTCCGTGACCGGGAGCGATTCTTCCGGAATCAAGAAATAGAGGAGCAAATGAAAAATAGAACCACAGTAAGGCATGGTATGCTGGACGATCTGAAAGCCTATCTTACACAAAGCGGATGGAAGATTGAGCCCACAAAGGGCGCCTACGAGGTCCTGCGGGCTGTAAATAAACAGTATCCGCGCCCTCTGCTCGTGTACGATAGAACAAGCGGCGGATGCGGATACAGTATCGATGAACGGGATCTCACAATATACAACGGCTGGAGAAGAAACCGGACAAAGCGTGGGCTTAATCCGAACTATGAAACAGCGGAAGAGCGGGAAGAATATTGGCTTCAGAAATAAAACAAGTCAACAGTAACCGGAAAAAGGCTTGAGGTTTTTTTCTTCTGGCTACTATTGACTAGGCGGGTGGTTCTGCTACGATAAAGTCGTAGGGTAACTCCTACAAATACATGAAGCATCGGGCAGGAGGTGCATTGAAGTGGAGAACGATAACATGACGAAAGCAGAACTGATTGTTTTTCTCAAGACTATTGCAGAAAATATCCGTCTCAAAGCCAAAGACGGAAACGAAGCCGCTGAGATCATCCTGGAGATGATCAAGGAACTCAAAGCACACGAATAATGAAAAGAGCCCTCCGCGTCCAGGTAGCAACTAGCAGCGGAGAGCCCGAACCCAATTAAGGGGCAGTGGAACCTGCCTTCCACTCGCCCCTTGATCGTAGCACAAAGGCAGGAAGAAATCAAGGGAGGTACACACATGGATGGTATGTTCAAATATGTCTTGGAACTGCTGGAGGCCAGCACGGACAGAGAGAAAGAAAAGGCATACCGGCATCTCTTGAAAATCGGAATCGACCGCCACACGGCAGACGTGATGGCGGCCGAATTCTATTCTGGGGAGGTTTTGACAAGATGACACATGATGAGATCAAGGCTGATATCCTGCAATATCTTTCGGATGAATACTGGTACTGCAAAGACAAGAACGGGCGTTTCAACGTTGAGATGTATGCGGATTATCGGGATGAACTCTGCGAAAGCAGTATCAATGAGATCCTGCAGGCAGATGATCCGTATGAAGCGTTCTACGAAAAGATGGATGAGATGTATATGGAGGAAGAATGGCATCTCTTCGATGAGGAGTTCGATAAGATCATGAAACGCTATGACATCCCTGAAGAGTGTGAGGATGATGCGAGAGATATTCTCGAAGCGTATTTGGACTTCTACGCGCCGACAGATCATTTTCTCAAACAGGATGTTTGTGTTGATATTATGATGGATACCGGCGATGGCAATTACGATTACGTTCTGAACTCGGTCTATCCGTGCTGGTACGGCCAGGAGAAGGAAAGAATCGATGATAAGAGTTCGCTTCTGTGGCTTGCAAAGCAGCAGGGCTATACGAAAACGCAGCTGTGGCGTGCGCTTCTGACTGGAGACATTTCTGATCCGAAAGGATTTCTTGAAAGCTGCCGGCAGGAGGTAGCTAATATCACGTCTCAGATGAACACACTGACGTTTCTTGTGAAGATGCCGCTGCGGGATGTAATCAAGCTGAATCAGATGGTGAAGCTTCAGGAGCGTAACGGGCATTTCTGGGATGCAACCAAGAATCCGTACTGCGGATATCTTGTTCTTGATAAGTCCGTCATGTGCGGCTTGTATAATCCGTGGGGAGGCGGCGGAAGTGTCCTTGAAATCCAGTGCGAAAAGGATGTAAAGATTCCTGTCCGCTTTATCAGATCTGTACTCCCGGATGGAGCGGATGGATACTCGGTCGGAAGTGTTTATGGGATGTGCGGATCTGCATGGAAAGAGTGTTTGAAGGAAATCCACGTTCCGAATGAATTCAAGAAGGAGATTGCATGATGGAAACGAAATTTGAAAGAATCGTTGGAGCTACCATTTCTGTGCGAGTCGATTATCAGACCTTGGATGATATCGTTGTCACTGCCCTTGAAGGCGGAATCGGATGGTGGGCTTGCCTCGATAATACTGGGCCGGAATGGGATGACGAGCCGGAAAAGATGGCTACGTCTGAATATGCGGCGTTGCTTATCGCAAATGGGAAAAAACTCAAATTTTCTGATGCTACTGGGGAATTGGAAGAAAACGAAGAGCCGAAATGCCCGTGGGAAGTTGATGCAGACACGATTATTAACGGAATTGGGTTGTATCTCGAATCTGAGGGTGGAACAAATATTTTGACGGATGGTAAACTGAATTCCATGAAAATCGACGCAGATGTTGCGTCAGACATCTTCCAGTTCGGGATTTTTGGGGATTGTGTTTTTGGGTGAGAAAATGGAGAACAAGTTTTTCAAGACGTGGGCAGAACTCACGGAGGATCAGAAGAATACCTGCCGAGGAGAACTGTTCGGTATCGGCGAAGAGGCGCTGGAGAAATGGCAGTATCACTTTGATGGTGTAAAACTTTCGGCAATCTGCTTCAACAAGTGGGAAGAGCACTTCCCGTATGTAATCACGGATTTTGCCCGTGATGCGGCTCTTGAAGAAGCGTGGGATGACTTCGCTGATATCCCGATGGATCCGGAAACAGAATGTATGGAAGAACCGTTCCTATTCTTCAAGGCTGGTACGAATCGAGAAGAAATCTGGCACTGGTTCGATGAACACCATTCGAAAGGTGTGTATTGGTTGCTGTATGAAAGAGGACTGAAAAAAAGAGCGAATACAGCATTTACAGTCCATTCGACATCCAGCAGCACAAAGAGAAGTATGTCAATTATTTGGAGGTGGTCATTTCACCAGATGGTGTCATTGAGTATGCCGTTCCTTCACATTCTGAAATTCTGATCAGGCACTGCTGCGAGATGAAGGAGATATCCAGAGAACAGTTCTACGCCCTTGTGCCGAGAGAATACTACTATGATATGATGACATGGCTGTGCATGCAGACCGGATATATTGCTGTCTGGAATGATCGTTTTGCTTGTTATGGAGGGCTTACGGGAAAGCAGAGGAGTAAATTGAAAGCGTTGAAACTTGCTGGGCTCTATCGAGGAAACATACTGAAAACTGCAATTTTTTGAAAGGCCGTTGACATTATCTCCGTTTCGGTGTATTCTGCATGAAAGAAGAGTACGAAACGGAGGGGAAGAAGTGACAGCTGACGATATCGTAAAATGTGTACTGAATCTTCGAGGGATAAACGGATATACTGTTGCACATGAAATAGGATGGAGTCCCCAAAAGTTCAGCAAGAGACTTTCAAATGAGACGATGAAGGTCCATGAACTGAGTATGATACTTGATCGTCTCAACGTTGACATGGTATTTATCGACAGGGAAACGGGAGAAAGAATCCATCCAATATGTGCCGGGATGGGTGAGCCTGTTAGTCGGATCGTGGATAAGGTCAAGTACAGTACCGAAAAGTCGAGTGCACTCGCAAACAATTTCTATTCGGATGGAACAAACAAGTATAATGATGGGAAAGCGCTGGAATTGTATGCAGATAACTCAGGTAGGTTCTTCTTTGCCGAATACTGTGAATGGGATGCTGCTAAGAATGCCATTATCCCTGTAAGTAAAGAAAAGGCGGAGGAGTTCATCAAAAAGCATGGAACAAGAATTCTGAAGCACCCAAAAAGGAATACGGATGAATAACCAAAGCCCCGGCCGCCGACCGGGGCTTTGTTGTGCTTCCGGCACGGCGGAATTGAGTTATGGAGCAGGCCATATAGCCTGCTCTTTTCGTATATACGGATGCTTTAGAGAGGCAAGGGATTCAATAGAATGCCATTTGGAATTTGAAGAACATCCACATATCCCCCTGTAATATTCTAAGCAGGTAAGGGCGTCAAAAGCCTCACACAATATACATGAAAACGGATATAAAATGAAATAAAAAAATAAAAATATCCAAAAAACAGCTTGACAGACGGTCGGGGTGTGCTACGATATAGTCACAAGAAAAACAAAGAAAAGGCAGCTGGGGCAATAGTTCCGGAAGGCCGAAGAAAGGAGAAGTTAAAATGAGCAGGAGCATTTATGACAGTATCGAGAGCGCGGAGGAATTGCTGAAAGAGGTCGCGGCACATGGCCTGAGTCTCAAGAGTGAGGATATTTGCAGAGCACAGGATATTTTCGGGCACTCTCCAGTAAAGGAACTTGTCAGACTGGCTAATGATAATGGACGCCTGAAAGATTTCAACGGCGAGCCCGATCCGCGCGGAACGGTTTCCTCTGGCCGCGACGGCCTGAGCAAGTATTTCTATCAGGTCGCATTTCATATTTGGAGTTGGGAAGATGCAGTTCGGTTCTACAACACGAACAGCAACTTCGTTTACATCGACAGGATGGAAGAATCCAAGGCCCTCCGTGAACGGGTGAAGACGCAGGAAACGGCGATTGATGGACTTAAACGGGATATTGAGGGTGAACACAACAGACGCCAGGAGGCCGAGAACGAAATGGAAGCCGCCAATAAGAAACTCGTCCATCTGGAAGCTGAAGTTCATGACCGCGACATGACGATCATGGAGTTGAAAGCAAAACTGTATGACCTTATGATGAAGGAGCAAAAGAGATGATTGATCCTATTTGCCTGCTTCCTCTTGTTGGATTCTTTTTCGTTCTTGCTGTCGGGTGCTTCATTACGGACAATCTTCCACGCATTCTTCGTTTTATCAGAAGAATACTTTTTATGCGTAAAAATTTCAAAAGAATCAACGAAATGTTCAGAAGTGAGATTTGAATGGAGAACTCTGACTCGTGGATAAATCAAGTGCAGAGATCTATGCCAAACAGGCAGATAGAATCAAGTACAGATATGGACCAACAGTTGAGGAATTCAGAAAGATTGATGATTCACGCAGAGAGATCTGCAAATTGTACGACCAAATCATGACTGCCTGCGGCGTGATGAAGGGGATTGATGATCCGTTTATTCGGGATGCAGTTGATCGGAGACTGGTAGATCGGATAGCCTTGCTGGGGCGAATGATCGAATGCGTGAAGCGGCGAGATGAGAAAAGGGCCGACGGTACTTCCTACTTGGTCTACAAGAGGAGTTACCAGATCACGGATGGAAAGCTCCTGAAAACGACAATGCTTGGGGAGCTCGCAAGAAAGTATGCGGATGAGGAAAAAGAGAAGGACCCTGATTCTATATACTTCGTTGTCAGGAAAAAGAAGGACGGCAGCTTGCGCTGCATTTACCGGCTCGAATAAAAAATACGGTTTTTTCCGATATGGATATTGACTAGGCGGCAGGTTATGTTAACGTAACGTCACGCAAAAAGGAAGGAGATGGTTCCGCGTGGGAGACATCGGCTATATGAACATTGAAACCGGTGAACTGCTCACCAGAAGCGATATGCTCAGTCAGTTCAAAACGGAGTACGACGGAGATGATCCAACGAACTGCCTTGACTGGAGTGAGTATTACGAGGAGGTGATTCTGAATGGCGAAGATTATGCTTGAACTGAGTCATGATGAAGTCAACCGTGAAATTCCGTATGTCATGGTCTGCATGGGCAGGTATGGGAGCACATGGGGAACCATGCACAGAAAACGTCGCTGGGCAACGGAATTCACTGAGCGTGAAAAGAAAGCGGCTACGAAGCTGTTTGCAAAGTCGCATGAGTGGACGCTGACCAGAGGTGTTCCTGACAGCGTCGTGATGAGCGTAGAGACATTCAAACTGTGGCAGAAGCTTGGAGATTTCCTTGCTTCGATTTGAGGAGGAAAGAATATGAAGAAAATCGTCAATCCCACGATGCACGAAGGCTATGGAGCAGCGCCGGTCAGAGGGTTCTGCAAGATCGAATTCGAGAACGGAAAACTCAGCATTTGCGGCGTGATCGGACCGACACGCAACGGAAACTGTAAAGGCTCATGCGGACAGTGCCAAGATGAAATCCGAGAAGGGAAGCCGGCAGAAGGCTGGACGGATGAGATGATCCGGAAGTTCTGTGACATCTGGGATGCGTGGCATCTGAACGATATGCGGCCGTATTGTGAACATCAGAAGCAGCTCGGCTGGGACAAGCTTGCAGTCAAGGCTGTCAACCTCTATAACTATACGCTGACACGCGATGCCGTAATCGAGAAAAAAGCTGCAGAGGAGTGTGCACTGAAAGCACTGAAAAAGGGGGAGACATTCACACCGACACCGGAACAGTCAAAATTCGCATCACTTCCGTACAGTGTCCAGCTCCCTGAAGAAATCAGCGGTGAGGATGCGGCCTATTACAAACCTGAGAAGCCGATTTACAACGGAGACAAAGGACCTGCGGAGGTAAAAAAGCTTGGTTGGCTCAGACCGGAGGAACATCCTGACGGACTGCTGTGCCGGCCCTGCCCGGTTTGCGGATACAAATACGGATCTGCATGGAAAAAGGAAGAAGTTCCGCAGGATGTGATCAACTGGCTGTTCAACCTGCCTGACACGACAGTGCGGCCCGCGTGGGTGTAAGACTGCTATGAGAGTAAAAGCTGACGATTTAACACTACTGAACGATATCCACGGATGTCTGATACGGTATGGACAGGTTGAGAAGGCTCAAAAGCTCGGCATCCTGCTTGATCGTCTCGAAGCTGAACAGGAGAGAGAAAGGGCCAACAACCGCTTGAGAGCAGAAAAAAACGGGAAGAACGGATATGTGTGGAAGTCTTCACATCATCCGAAGCACAGCAAATATCAGGAGAAGGACGAATGAAAATGATTGTATGGGTAGCAACTCATTATTGGTACAACGAAGTCAACGAAGGCAGTGAAGTCCTCGGTGTTTTCAAGAATCATGATCGTGCATACAAGGAAATTGAAAATGCTGCTGAGATTGAGCGCAAGACCGAATCAGACGATTTCTGGGACTGTGATTGCACATGGGCGGAAGGCGATGAAATTCACCTCGGTCATCCGTCAAAGAATTTCGCAGACTGCAATGTTGAGCATATTTTCAATGTCACACTGCACAATGTCAACGAGGAGATTTGAGTATGGAAAGAAACTGGAAACTTGGAGACGATCTTGCAAGCAGTGATTCGCTTCTTGACGGAATCACGTTTGATGATCTGATTCTCGCGGTTCACTGCAACTGCCGGCGCATTACACCAGACGCAGTCAAGCGCGAACTCAAGGCCATGATGGAATTCAGAATGGAAGATCTTAATTATCTTCTGGAACACAACATGAGCGAAATCATCGCAGAAGCAAAGAAGGGGCGTGGAGGATATGAGAGTTAAGATCGGAAAGCAGCGGGCCACACTTCAGGAGAAGAAAAGTGAGGCCGATCAACTGCGGAACTGCAAAGAAGAAATTCACTTTTTGTGCAATGAGAATTTGCGCCTGAAAATGGAACTGCTCGAAGCGAGAGCATTCAACAAGAGCATTCCGCAGAAGAATTTTACGAAGGGATATGAGACAGGATACAAATGGGCTATCCGCAGTATCATGCAGGATCTGAATGTACCATGGTGTCTTGATACCGAGAAGGGCTGCAAAACGCCTGATGAAGTTCGTTTGTATGCCACCAAGAAAATCCTGGAATCATTATCTCAAGAATGCGACTGCGACAGAATCGAGCAGCTTTGCCAGCAGCTTGAACAGGTTTCAAAGGAGCGGGATGATGCGCTGGAAAGACTTCATCGTGTGAACGGATCGCTCAGGACACTCACAGCCGAAACATCAAATGAGTTTGTTAAACGTAAGTGGTCTGCGTCGGTTTATGAGTTGAAGGAAGCCGTCGGGGAAGCGGTGTTTTTGCAGCCTGTAGGGCTTACTGGTTATTGGACTGTTCTGAAAAAATATGCAAATGGTGCATTCGTCTTTGTGGATCGGGATGAGCGGGAGTGCGAATACGGAAGCACTTGGGTGGCATATAGGGCCGAAAATGCGGATGAGTAGATTGCTCTATTCTTGTTTTTTGCTCCAAAATTTCAGAAAAGTAAATTGAAACAGACTGATTTAAAAGCAATGCGAAGGAGAAGACACAATGGGCAAAATTGATTTTTCGGAATACGATTTTCCGGACGACTTCTTTGAGGAAGATGAGTTTGACTCGCGGATCGAGGAACTCAAGGCGGCGGTGAAAGAAAACGTCAAGCAGGAGATTATTGATAAAATTTCTTCTTTGGAAAGGGAGAACGAGGAACTTCGTGTTTTCAGAGACCGGCGGGACGAGATCGTTGGCGAATATCGTAGGGCAATCGCACAGGCGGAAGAAGACGCTCGCAGAGCGGAAGATAAAGCCAGACATGCAAGGCTCAAGGAATTGCTCGGCCCGTATCTCACGGAAGCGTGGAAGGCTGATTGTCGATTGGAGCAGGGGCCAAAATGTGGTAAATGCGATGAGAACCGACAAGTCCACTTTTTATCTCCGCTCGGAAGAGAAATGAAGGAAGAGTGCACATGCGCAAAGCGAACTACTGTATTCTTTCCAAGAAAGATAAGTCTATATCGACTCTGTGAATATAGAACCGGAATGATCGAAAAGACGTATGAAAACGCAAGCAACTGCGAAGATGCCGATCTTAGAGCCATGAAGTTGGTAAAAGACGGCGCCGACTTTGCCAAGATCAACACATATTATGATGCCTTTGAAACATTAGAACTCTGCCAGAAATACTGCGACTGGAAAAATTCTGAGGAGGAAAAGAAATGACTGCGCTCCTAATTATGATTGCAGGTCTGTCCTCATTTGCAATCGTATATTGCGTTCTGGCGATTATCTGGACATACCATCCATGCTGGAGCCTCAAGTGGCTTTTCCACGACATTCTCAAGTGGCACGAGCCTGGCCGCTACTTTGGGGAAGGACCTCTCGTCAATAAGTGCCGGTTCTGCGGAAGGAAGATCAGGCTCGGAAGCAATGGCCGGTGGATGAAGGAAATCGGGAAAAACGTGAGACTCGTATATGTCGGCGAAAACGGCTATATGGGTCTGCAAACCGGACAAGCATATGAAGTCGATGTCTACAGCAATGATGGCTACATTTATGTCAAGTGGGATGAGTTATCCGCCTGCCCATATGAAAGTCTCAGTGCGCTGAATAAAAACTGGGAGGACTACGATGGACCAGATTAACAACTGCCCGTTCTGCCACAAATGTTCTGTGGAATGGCCGGTTTATCTTGATGAGATACACCAGTTTAACAGAGACATATTCCCAGAATTGATGTATCAATGCCGCTGCACATACTGCGGGGCAAGTGGACCGATAAAAGGTACAAAGCGGGCGGCAATCAAAGCTTGGAACAGGAGGGACATGAGCAATGGCAAAAACCAAACGGCCAGAAATCGGTGCTGAAATGTACGCTGTCTTCGAGCACCTTTATTACATACCAAATCATGCTGGGCCCATCATGGAGTATTGCGTATGCAAGGGCACGGTGCGAGGCTTTTTCACCGGCGGATATACGGAGGTGTGCCTGCTTTTTACCGGACCGGACGGGTTTCCGAAGCCGGGGCACTTTCGGCTTGACGACATTGGCAAAAAGCTGTTTTACACGGCGGCGGAGGCTGCTTCCCTAGCCGAGAGCATGACTGAAAAGTACGAGCTGGCATGGGGCTGGATTGGACCTCCGGACATCCCAATGGCGAGGCCGTGGGAGAAAATCCTTGATGAGGTGCAAGATCGTGCGGAGGAAGAAAAAAATAAAGGAGTAAAATATGCCACCTAAAGATAATTCTGAAAGAGCCTGTGAAGAGTGCATCCATTATTGGGCGTGCTCCAGACAATGCGGCGAGCCGATGGCGCAGAGTAGCGCCACTGGCTGTGAGTGCTACGAGACGGTTAAAAGCATTGCGGCGGCTCGGCTCATCGAGCGCCTGACCGCCGAGAACGCGGCGCTGCGGGAGAAGGTGCCGCAGTGGATCAGCGTGGAGGACAGGCTGCCAATAGACCGTCTCAGCAAATATCTCGTTGCTTTTCGGGACGCGGGCGGCTCGATTGTAGATATGGCCTGATACTTTCCGAGCGACGGATGGACGTGCGATAACTGGGAGGTACCGCAGAACTTGATTACTCACTGGATGCCGCTGCCGGACTCGCCGGAGGAAGGAGACAAGGCATGATAGCTGTTTTAATCAGCATCAGACCAAAGTGGTGCGAAAAGATCATAAGCGGTGAGAAAACGATTGAGGTGCGCAAGACGCGCCCGAAGATGGATACGCCGTTTAGGGGCTATATCTACCGGACAAAAGGAACTGTTCCCCATATCATCAATGGGAAATGGGTACAGATGGAGGTTGGCGGAACGATCATTGCCGAGTTTACCTGCGACCGTATCTATGAGCTGGAAATGCGCTCACCCGGCGGCAGCTACTATGTCAAAGGTGAGGATCAGCCAACAACAAACGATGTTGCGCGGCATTCGTGCCTGACCCTCTGGGATATGCACGAGTATCTGCAAGCGGGAAAGGGCTATGGATGGCACATTTCCAACCTCAGGATTTACGATCACCCGCGCGATCTGTGGGAGTTTGCCGGTCTGCAGCGGGAGACAGAATTCGGCCTTGCGCCCAAGCCAATCACCCGCCCGCCGCAGAGCTGGCGGTATGTGGAGGAGCAGATATGAACGAGCGAGATAAAATCCTGCTGCGGTATGTCTGCGATGGCGACATGAGGAGAGCTCGCCAACAGGCAAAACTAATTTTAGAAAATACAACGGCCAAAAAGGATGAGCATTTTCGGTATGAGATGCTGAGAAAACTGGAGACCAAAAGCAACTTCATTGAACTGCCGGCGAACTTGCAGGGAATTTTGGTAGCGGAGGACTCCGCCTTTTTCCCCAACAAGAAGTTCTTAGTCAGGCCACATGAGGAGGCTGTAGTAAAAAAGGCGCTACGCATTTACCGCGCCGCCGATAAACTGGCAGAGATCGGACTGCCGTATTTCTCCGCGCTTCTGCTGCACGGAGAAAGCGGGTGCGGAAAAACAGAACTGGCGAGATATATTGCATATAAAGCAAACCTGCCGTTCGTCTATGTCCGGTTCTCCGCGTTGGTGAGTTCATATCTGGGCAGTACACAGGCCAATATCGCCCGCATCTTTGACTATGTGAGGCGCGAACCGTGTGTCCTGTGCTTTGATGAGATCGACGCAGTGGGAATGGCCCGTGGGCAAAGAAACGATGTCGGGGAAATGAACCGTATCGTCATCGCACTTATGCAAGAACTGGACAAACTCCCCAACAATGTGATTATCGTCGGCACAACGAACCGCTTTGACCGGCTCGACCCCGCGTTGATCCGGAGGTTTCCCATTCAATACGAAGTGCAGAAACTATCCCCTGAAGAAGCCTGTGCGCTTGCAGAAAAGATCGTCGGTTATGCCGGGATAGATGTCGAACCGTGGAAATTGTGGTTTACTGCGGCATTCCCGGAAAGCGTACCCGCCTCTACTGTGGTGAAGGTGTGCGTGGACGAAATAGTTGCGTATATCATCGAAAAGGAAGAAGAGAAATGAACGAAAGAATGACGAAGCGCGACACCGATGGACAGGCAATGATGGACTGCCAGAAGTGCGAAGCGGATTGGACGGGTAAGCATGGTAAACCGATGGTTGACTGCACCGCGCTGTACTGCCGAAAATGCTTTGCAGGAAATGGAGGGTGAAAATGGCATTGAAAATTCCAAATCATATCCGGAAAAAGATGAACCTGACGGCACTCTACGCCAGTAAAGCGGCCAATATCAACAAACAAGTATCTGATTGGCTCGAAAGTCATGGCGTCGATGTTGATGCACTCAGCTGCGGATGTGGATACGGTTTTGAAGAACTGATGTACGGGAACGACGTTACAGATAAACTCTGCGAAAGGATAGAAAGAGAGGCAGCAAATGCGGACATATCTCAGAAGTGATTACGCGCTCCACCCGTGCGGCGCGGGATATGAATATTGCGACGGGGAGTGTTCTCATTGCGAAGCTGCGGCATCGACATATACCTCAAACACTACGCAGCCCAAATATGAGCCGTGGAGAAAAGATATGCAAGAAAGGCCGGTGACACCGACAAACAATGAACAGACCAGAAACGACGAAGTGGCTTTCGGAACTGCTGGAAGAACATATTGACCCGAAGAACGACCCGCGCGTCTACTGGGCCAAGGAAATCACATTTGACTACGGCAGCGTTTCTCCCATTCGCGTGGACTATATGCAGTTCAAGCCGGTCAACAACAGCGTGTCCGGCATCGAGAAGGGCGATGTGTACTGCTACGAGATCAAGTCTTCCGTTGAAGACTTCCATTCAAAGAACGGTCATAACATGATCGGAGATTTCAATTACTACGTCATGCCGACCGATGTGTACGAGAAAGTCAAACTTGAAATTCCATATAACGTCGGCGTCATGTGCCCTGAAACCTTTGAAAGCCCATTTTTTGAAAGAACAACATTGGTAACGAAGAAAAACGCGAAAAGATCGGACAGGCCACGACCGGTATCCGAAATGCTCCTGATGATGTGGCGCAGCTCCCGGCGGGAAATTGTAAAAGCGAGAAAGGAAGCGAATGGAAATGACGAACCTTAAACCTTGCCCGTTCTGCGGAGGTGAAGCAAAATTCTTCAGAAAAGCAAGTTTTGAGTTCGGAACACGGCGCGGCTGGCAGTTTGGAATCCATTGCACAAAGTGCGGCGTCGGAACTCCAAAGAACGATTACACGGTAGAAGTTGAATTTTCAGACTATGGAGAAGTGAAAGTCGTGAAAGACGAACGGCCAGCAGCAATCGAAAAATGGAATTTGAGGACACACCACTGATGGAAGGAGAAACACAGTATGTCTCGCTCTGTAAATGAGGTTCTTTTCAAAGCGGTCGAGCGCAAGCTGGAAACAGCGCGCAAATCGTATGACGTATATCGATCTACAATTACGGACTTGAACCAGCTGTTAAAGGACATGGCCAACTATGCGGTAAAGAACAACTGGAATCTCCAAAAACTGCCCGATTATGACCTGGAAGGTTATTTGTATGATGGAAAGCCGGAAATCGGTGAGGTCATGAAAAAGATCGTAAATGCGTTCGGCGTGCCAGAGGGGGAACTTTGAAATGGCCGGTTACATCAAAGACAAAGATGTCTACGCGCTCTTTGACGAGCGCGGGACTGCTCGCCTGCACGTTGGGGACATCGACAGACTGGAAAGGATATACTTCCCAGCCGAACTGCACGTTGGAGATCGCGCGTGGAAGAAGGCCATGAGCATCCTCGATAAGAAATACGCGGAAGCGAAAAAACTGCCGTTCATCCGTGACCCGCTGGCATGGGCACTGTACCACACTTGGAAGGAGTTCGATGATGGGAAACGCTGTGACTGAAGAATATATCCGTCGCTCAGAAGCACTAGACGCGATTCGTCGGTTTTCAACCGAAAACGGATCTGCGCTTGGCTATCACAGTGGCGCAATCGACCTCGCAATGGAGGCAATAGAAGCCATCCCTGCTGTTGATGCAGCACCGGTTGTGTACGGCACATGGATTGAAGAAGACGGCATGCAGATCTGCTCAAATTGCGGTGAAGAACACGAATGGGATGACTACCGTGCATCTTACTGTGAGGATTGCGGAGCAAAAATGAGGAGATTGCATGATGACTGAAGAATTTATCAGCCGCGCTGAGGCACTTGAAGACTTTGAGGAATGCAACAAATCCGACCCTAAATGGACACCTCAGCGTGTGAAAACGCTCCTGCTCCGCCAACCCGCCGCTGACGTTGTTCCAGTGGCGCATGGGAAATGGATCAAAAATGAATGGCTCTCTACTGACTTTTCGCCGGTGTACGACTGCAGCGAGTGTCATAAGTCAATCGAGCAGAAGTACCTTACACTTCCGCAACGCTGTGAACACTGTGGGGCGCTGATGGATGGGAGGTGCAGGTAATGCGGTTGATCGACGCAGATTGGGTGCTTGAGCACGTCAAGCCATATGAACGATCAGATGAGCAATGGAGCGTAACTGGCGGCACGGCAATCCGGCTTATTTATAATGCGATTGATAATGCGCCGACCGTTGATGCCGTTCCGGTAACGCGGTGCAGGGACTGCAAAGATTTCCGACGAAACAAAGAAAATGACCCGTACTGCACGAACAGGCGCGGCCTAGATGATCCAGTGCCAGACGGGTTCTGCAACTACGGGAAGCCAAAGGAGGCAAGCGATGAACGGTGAATGGGTCTTGGCAAATAAATGCCCGCACTGCGGCGGACGGATGACTCTTGTGGACTTTTACTCCTACTCGCGCGACTACCCGATTTTGAAAAACGGGAGACCGTCGAAGCATGGGAAAAAGTGCGGAGAAGAAGCCGTTGGAGTTATAAATGCCCAATGCAATTCGTGCCATGTGACGTGGGATGACAGCAACGCTCGCCTCACTGTTGATGGCAAAATTGAAATCAGAGGGGATGGATATGGATGGTGACAGAAAATGGGCGTAACGATTAAATGCAAGAAAACCGGTCGGAACATCGACCTCGGGTGTAGCGGATTCATGCGGCTGCGGAAAAAAGTGGCCGAACTCATGGGAGGGCCGTTCTATAGCCACTACAAGAAATTATACGATGCGCCGCCTCTCATGCGACCGGATGAGGAAAAGAAATTTTATACGCAATGGGATACGGAAGCAATCAGGCTGATTACGGAAAACAACATTCCGGTGAAAGTTGTGAATTTCCTGCTTGAAAGCGACTGTGATGGGAAAATCCGGTACGGAGCCTGCAAGGAAATTCTGAAGGTCATCGGAGACTACGACGACAACATCTGCTACGGCTATGCCGGCCGGAGCGACTGCGCAATGTTCCGAGACTTCAAGGCAATCTTGCAGGACTGCGTGGACAACAAATGTGATATGGTCTGGATGTAGGAGGATGGAAAATGGATGCTGTTGCGTATTTCAAAGCATATGCGAGAATGTGCGATTCTTTTGATTCTAATAACAACATTACGGGAAAACCGTGTGTAGGCTGTCCACTTGACGATATTGGACGCGGATGCCATATGAACGATCTCACCAACAACGCAGAGGAATGTGTTGCTGCGGTCGAGAAGTGGGCAAAAGAACACCCGGTCAGAACGCGGCAAAGTGAGTTCTTGAAGCAGTGGCCGGATGCTAAGTTGTATGAAGGTGTTCTTGGGATTTGCCCTAATCTGCTTATGTGTCGCGGTGAAACTACTGGTGGTCAATGCACAAAAAATGTTAGGTTCTGCCCTGATTGTCGTCGTGATTTTTGGCTGGCTGAAATCAAGGACGGTGAAGCATGATGGACAAGCAGCTGATTTACAGGGAAGACGCGCTCGAAATCGTGCGCCGGACATCGGGAGACTATGCTGCGGCATTTGCTGAGATCAGCCGACTGCCGGCAGTGGACGCAGTACAGGTTACACGCTGCAGGGACTGTGATGGCCGCCGGGTAGAAATTTCGTGGTGTGGGACATATGTTAGGTGCGGCTTTCGTGACGCGACCGGCCTTAATATGCCGGAGGATGGGTTCTGCTCGCTCGGGAGGGAAAAGAAATGATGAATTGGACACTGAGCGATGTCGATGAGTATGGATGCGAGTTCGAGTGCTCTGCCTGCAAACAGCATGTAAGAGCGGGAGCGTTCCTGCCGGATGTATGTCCGCACTGCAAAGAACGCACCAGACGGAAGTATGCGCGAGGGCCGCACATAAAATCGCTCGATAGGATGGAAAACTCGCCGCGCGTATTCTATATCGACAGGATTATGACGGACGGATGGTTCGGATGTATGCAGTTCAGAACCGTAAAACAGCTAATTAAGGCCGGGAGGTTCTATGAAGCAATTCCTATTGTGGAGGTGCCGAAAAAATGGAGAGAATGACATTTGACTTTTGCATTGCCGGACAGCACTGCTGGCAGGTACATGGAGCCGACAACAATCTGTGCGGAGAGGTCTGTGAGCAGTACGGCGAGAAAGGCTGCAACAACTGCCCACTTGGACAGGCAATTAACCGGCTTGCCGCGTATGAGAACAGCCGGATTCCACCTGATGAACTGCAGGAGGTAGCGGATCTGTTCAAGAACTTCCTCGACGAAGAAGTGCCGGCGGAGGTGAAACGCTGGATGGATCGCTGCATCTGGCACGTCCAGAAGTGCAATGAGCTCCGCAAGGAGCTTTCCAAATGCCGGAAGGAGTTGGACGCATTCAAAAAAATTGGGATGTCCCCGAAAGACCTTGCGCGAGCTTTCGCAATATGATATGATGCAATAAAGCCACAGAGGCCCGTAGGGGCGGATAAATGACAAAGAGATCAATCTACATACCCAAAGCATGGGGAAGGAAGCCACGGGCGTCCAAAGGCTGATACGCTTGTTTAAGCGGTGTAAACAAAAACAGCAAGGGAGTTATACTTGAATACTAGCCTGCAAAAAAGAAAAAGGGGATAGTAATGGATAGCACAATGCTTCGGAAAGCATTCCCTGCGTATTTTGAATGTTTTAGTATGCCAGAATGTGCAGTGGAGCAAGAACTGACAGTGTACCGGGCGTGCAAAACGAGAAAAATTGAAAGGGAATCGTTTTTGAATACTTACGAAGAAAATGGTTTTTCAGTTCTAGCATGTTTAAGCCCCGATGACCCACAGGCATATTCATTATCTACGTTCGAAAAACTAAGAGATGTTAAACGTTTTGTTTGTTTAGATTCAAAATATGATCCGCCATACGCACTGGCGAAAGGCGTAACTGCGCAGCAGTGCGGAATTGCCTGCAGAACAAAAGAGTGGCGGCCAGAGAAGAAGAATTCGCATGTTGATTGGTGGCTTTATGAAGGGGCGAAGCCATGGCTGTATTTCAAAGAGGTTGATTATTATGAAGAACGTTCTGCGCTTAAAAAACCATGATTTGATTGTAGATATGGTTCTTGCTGACTATCAGTATCCGATTCTTTTTACTTGCATTGATGAAGAAAAGAACATGTATATTGCAACCTGCTTTCATGTCGATGCAGAAAAACGGGAATTCTTGATTGCGAAGACTGAACCTAAAGCTGTCAAGGAGTTGCTAACAGACAAGAGAACTATCCGAAATGTTTTCCCGGACAAAGAAGACACGGTTTATGTTGTTACTGTGTATAAGTGGTCTGAAGAGCCAATGGTTATCGAGAGCCGGGCTGCGGATGTTAATTCGCATTACTTTCCTTCGTGTGGTATTTTTATGGATGCAGAGGATGATGAGTTTGAAGATGAACTCTCCATTCTTGATGCGAGAATTGAACTTCAGAAAGAAAAAAGAATTCAAGCCTCGATGCAAATCAAAGTTGAGATGACGGATGTGAAAGCCATCCAAGTCTGTTTTTGTAAAAATAAACAAGGAAAAATATTGAGCGAGAATGATTATCGCATTGCAAAAAGGTCTGCTGTGAAAGGAAAGGTACAATATGCCTGAATTTAAGTATGAATATACGGTGGCATCTGACTTCTACTTCAATGTTTCTCCATCAAGGGAAAAAGTCAAAGGTGAAGTTACAGCTACATCTAGTATTGGTGTACCAAAGGAGATAGCTAAGCGGAAGCACGTCAGATGTGATGTTTCTGTAGAGTTGCTTAATAAAATAACTACCGAAAAAGATATTAAAGCAAAAACTACGTCGTTTTTTGATATTATTTCAGAGGTTGATGAAAACGATTTGGACAAACTGGTTGATGCAGCAGCCGAATATTGTATCCCGATTGCGCTTGAAGAAACAGACAAGATTATTGCGAGGGCTGCGGAAGTGCTTATTGGGCAGCAAGTCAACCTTCAACTGTCGAGAAGGTTCAAAGACGACGAAGACAACGAATAATCCATAAATCTGCATTTACAGATGATTAAAGCAAAGCACCCGACTCTTTTGTGGAGTTGGGTGCTTTGCGTATAAGTGCTGTTATTTGATTAGGTCAGAAAACTTGTCATACGCGTCAGCAGCACTCGCGGCGGCCTTCGCCAGCATATGAGAATAGATGTTCTGCGTCGTAGATACCTGTGCGTGACCCAGATACCGCGAAACGGCAACGGTCGGAACATTGTCTGCAATCATGATCGATGCGCAGGTATGCCGCAGACTGTGCAGATGGATTCCCTCATACCCGTTTTTCTTTGCGAATGCAGTGAACCAGTGAGTGAGAGTATCCGGGTGGATGTACGAGCCGAATTCGTTCGTGAAAACCAGACCGTCGGAATTACGCCATTTGTCTCCAAGCAGCTCGGATTGCCGGTGCTGCCACTCCAAGCATTTTTGCAGGATGATAACCGCCGACTCAGGCAGCTTCATGTATCTGACTGAAGTTGAATTCTTAGGTGTGTCTGCGTAAACACCGCCGTTAGAAACGTAATTGAGCGTGTTCTGGATACGAAGAATACTTTCTTCCGTGCAAACGTCGGACCAGCGGAGGCCAAGGATCTCTCCACGGCGCATACCGGTGAGCATATCGAACTGAATGGGAGCCAGATACTTGAATGGAGCGCTCCTGTTTAATTCTGAGATCAGTTCGCGGACGCTGCTGACCTCAAGAAAGGCAGCCTCCGTCTTTTTCGGCTGTGGTTTTTCAACCTGAGCAAGAGGCGATTCCTTCAGGTATCCCCATGCTACGGCTTTGTTGAGGATCGATGAAATCAGTGCGTGATAATGCTTGAGCGTGTTTTCGTTGAGCGTTTCGCCTTGTTCGACCTGAACAAAAAGGCCGGAGACGGGGCGTTTCATTGCGGATGCGATACCTTCTGCCGAACTGATATTGATGTTTGAACCGGATATTGCGGTGCGCAATGTACGGACACCGATGCCGGCGGACTTGGCAATCATTTCTTGCGTTTCCTTAGCTTCCTTCAGAAGCCGGATTCCGGAGTCTGTGAGCCGCCATTTGGAGTCCCGGCGGGAACCACATCTGCGAAGCGTATCGTAAATATCGTTGATTCGGGAACCGTCGATATCACGCAGTTTGTAATTCCCGATTTCTCTGTTTATTACGGTGAGCAGCTGTTCATAATCTGCCACCGTTTTCTTTTTGAGTTTGGGCTTCGCATAGATCCGCATCCATACCTCTGCGAAAGATGAAAAGGGCATTTCATCCTTTTTAGGTTCTGACGATACGGAATTCTTCTCGTATTCGAGCGCCACAAGCATGGCCTCTTTTTCTGCCTTGCGCGGAGACAGTCCATCAGGCGGATACCATGAAAACTGCTTGCGCTTCTGCCTGCCTGATGCGTCATATCCTGCATACACGTTTATTTTATATACTGGGCGACCATAGCGGTCTGTTGTCCTTGATACAGTAGCCAAACGAAACACCACCTGTCTGTGCATCTATTTTATCGGAATAAGAGATGGGAGGAAACAACCTCGAAAAAAATTGCGACAAATCTCAATAAGGCTATTGACAATTACAAAAGAATCAATTATAATTTCAAACATGAACAAACCGAAGCGAATAGAGGTGAGAAAAATGGAAAGCCCACGGATAAGAATGAGGACGATTGAAGAGACTGCGAACTACTTCAAACAGATCGACCCGGATACGGCGATCACGAAGAACTGTCTCCGTTCTCTTGTCAAGGATAACGAGATTCCATCCGCAATGATCGGCACAAAGTATCTGCTGTCGCTGGAAGCTGTAGAAAGCTATTTCATACGGCACGCGATCGGAGAAAATTTCTGTGTCGGACAGCCGGAGAGTGAAGGTTATCAGAGGAGAACGAGGACTACGCGAATCTGAGCAAGCAGCAAAAATAAACAACCAATAAACAACCGTTCTCAGTTATTGGAAGTGGCTCGTCGGTAGAGAGAAAAAAGAAAAACCCCGAAACCCTTGATATCTCAAGACTTTCGGAGTTTTCGCTTGGAGCTAGTGGCCGGACTTGAACCGGCGACCTGCTGATTACGAAGAGTAGAAAA